TCAAATTCGGTACTTCTGTTACGGATATATCCTCGAAGATCGTTCATGATCGGAAGAACCTGATTGTTGATAATATCTACGTTCTTTCGATCATTGGTATTGAAATGAAGCTTACCGTCTTTGGTATCACCATGAAGGATAGTATTTACTACATTGCTTAAGTATCTGACCTGAGCTTCGGCTGTGGAGATCATGCTATTCATGGCAGCCGCCATCTCATTTTTGTCTATTTCGGTCTCTACCTTATTTATCTTATCTTCTATAGTCTTAAGTTGAGCAAGGGTCATAGATGTAGTTACAGCCCTATCAGAGCTTATCTGACGTAAGTCTCTCAATGTTTTTCTCAATGCCCGGATCTTAGACTCAAGAAACTTGTTCTTGTTCATAGAGGAAAGAGAGTATAATGTAAAATCATTATCCTTTAAAAGAGAAGTATCAAATCCTTTATCTATGTCGGTAATAGCAAGATCACGAATGTTTTTAATAACGTTATTCAAATCTTGTCTTTGGGTAGATAAAGCTGATTTAAGCCAGTTTACGATTCCAGAGAGAAGCTGCCGGACGCGTCCCAGGAAGGAGGTGGGCTCTATGGGCGCCGTTCTGTCCTGCATCTCCCTGGCAAGGATCTTTCCAAGAATTTCTTTCCTAACTACATTGTCAAGTTCAGTTCCTTCATATACCTTACCGTATGTATTATAATACTGATTTGCATACTGATTCCATTCTTCAGTGCCTTCTACGTCTTGCAAAACAGATTCAACAGCATTCTGATCTCTGTACGCCTCTACAAGGAAGTGGGCTGTTTCTTCTACTAAGTCAGACAAAGTAGCATCTTCACCGACTGCTATTACGTTATTGGCAATATCCGCCAATGCTTTAGCAGAAGGTTCGTGTCCGTATTTAGTTTGGTACTTCTCTATATAATCGGTCATGCCAACGACACTAACGCCCAGCGTTTTCAGTATCTCAACAATAGAATTTCGTTGATTACGTTCCTCTTGGCTATAATCCGATACTATCTTAGCTTTAGTATCAGCATAAAGATCATTGTCTTCTAATATAAATGAAACTACAAGCGCATCAAAGTGATCGTATTTAGCATCCAATTCATTGTATCTTCCAGACTTAAGATCGCTCTTTATCTGCTCCTTGCTAACTCTTTCTGTTCCTCCGGTGGCGAGTCTCATAGTCACCTTACTATTATCCAATGAATTTATGGTTATCATGCCTTGATCATTCATGGAAACATCAGAACTGAAATGATTACGAAGTTCGGTATAAGCTAAGGCTGAATTGAAAAGTCTAATTTGTCCTGCATGTCCTTCTCCTGTAAGATAATAGCTTCTTGTTTCCGGATCGAATATCTTGGATCCTGACAAAAGACCTTTCTTTATAAGGTAGTTTATTATCCCACCTTTTGTTGATAAAGAAGTGGAAGCAGAGGCGGTCATAACAGGTATAAAAGATTTGGGGTTGTTAAGGACATACTTTCCAGCCTTGTAAGTAATGTCTGCCACGCCATCCCAGGCAGATTCTTGAACGGTGCCAGATAAGAATCCTATTCTGATATCATTCCCGCCAGAGCGAAGAGCTTCTCCGTAATCTTCAAATAATTGATTACGATCATTCATAAAAAACAAACGAGGTTCTCCAGTCTGATACGTTACACCCACAGGATTAGAATCTGTTTCTGGTAGCTCTTCTGGACTAAATATCTTAAGACCGTCTTTTATAACCATATAATTAACATCATTATCCTGTACCATAGATACGGGAGTGAAGTCCGAAGATATAGCATCTTGTAGATACTGCCCTGAGTCTATTCCCGGTTCTTCCGGCACGGAGATACTTGACGGAATCATAGCATCCACCAACATAATATTATCACCCAGATCTTGGCTATAGAATCCAAAGCCTGATTCTTGAATCCCATAAGGTGCATCTGATTTCGACATAAGAATAGGGTTGCTCATCTTAGAAGCCTTATCCAGCACCCTTTCTCTATAGGTCTCTGGAATAAGGCCGATGTTAGATTTTACCTTATTGTAAGCCTGTTTGTTGATAGGCACATTCCTTCTCCAGTCACCAAAAGCCTTTAAGAACTTATTAGAAAATACGGTTTTAAAAACAGTAGTAGCCCGTTCCCTATTTTCCATAAGAGGAATAGATGCTATCTTATCGAATAACATAGACCTGTCCCCTGATCTGGTAGAGACAGAAACAACTTTCTTTTTATTATCTCTTTTAATAATACACGTTGATACCATGATAAAACATTTTTGTTATGAGACAAAGGTAGCCAAAAATCAAGCATATCATAAAAAATTAAGCCATCTAACTTCTCAGTCTGATGGCTTAAAAATAATATGAAAAAAAATTATAATCTGACGCAAATCGTCAAGTTACACTTATGCATTGTATTTGTACCCATTTCTATGAATAAACCTTCCCGATTCAAAACGTTCAATATCTTCAGGGCAAATAGGGCCCGAATCTTCTCTCCTGGCTTCAAACCAAAGCCCTGGCTTGCGAAGTCGGCAAGTTATGATATAATTGAAGCAATTGTGTGTAAAATGGAAAACAGATCCTACAGGGAAATATCTATCAGCTTGAAATACGATTCTTTTTCGTTTGGTATCAAATGTGATATCTCCTACTACCTTAGCCACGTAATAGCTTATGCCATTTAACGTTTCATCTGTTTGTGGTATCCAATAATAACCTCTTGCCATAGCGCAAATATATAAAAAAAAGTCGGACAAGACACATGTCCGACTTTTTTTTACTTTGATTCGTTTTCAAACCGCTTTATAAGAGAAGCAATATCATCACCACAAACAAACATCATTCGACGTTCTTCTTTTGGTTTATGAGACACTGGGATGGTTTTGTTTATCTTAATCTGATTCGCCAGACCTCTGCCTAAACGAATATCAACTTTTTTACCTTTCATGAATTATTTGTTTAAACAGACCAATTCCATCTATTATAATATGACCGCTTTGCATACGACCATTATTAGGATTATGTAGAAAATTGAAACCACTTTCTTTTTCCTGTCTTTCAAAAGAACTGATACCCTTTCCTCTACGGGCTCTTTCAAAAGCTTTCTTGAACAACTTGCCTCTAAAGGTCTTGACGAGGATCTTGGTAGCGTTATTGCCGGCTTTTACCATTGTTTTCCTTGTCTGGTCCTCCGAGACAAAACTGCTTCGGAAAACATACGATGCTGCTGCTTGTATATCCTGCTTGGTAATCATATGCAAAACATTCCTTTCAGAATACTGGTCTTTATTCCGTATATCAATTTCATGTTATCTCTATCATATACGCCAAAAAAGGATTCACTGGGGTCCTTTGGATTTACGCTCAGTTGAATTATGCAATTGTAAAGATAGACCTTAAGTTCATAATTATCAGAGTATCTATCCTGTATGGTTTCAAATGTCTTAATTAATTCTTCAACAAGTACTCTGCTAAATGAAAAAGGTTCTCTACAGTTGCCTTTAAATATGATATGATTTAAATCATTGGTATTATCAAATTCGTACTCTACCCGACTACTGTTCATCATATCATAAGTGATTGACTTTTTGATTATAAATCCCATATTATTTTGTTTTTTAGTTAATATAGATCTTCTGAATACAATTGTTCTCTAATGGCACTCCTATCTACTACCATTTCCTGATTATTGTTTCTAACAAGTTCAGATGCTTCCTCTCTTGTTAAAAACCGATTCTTGCTTGTCAAAAATCCTTGAACACTTCGGTTTTTATGGGCTATACCGTATGCCGCAAGTTGAGATATTATGGAACAGTGTCTCAATCCACAAAATACGGTTCCGAATGGTATATTTACTGGACCGTGAGGCTTGTTCTTGTGATCTTGAACCCATATAGCTGCGCATACAACAATTTCCTTATCACACATAATTTACATATTTAAAATACCGTTTTTACCAACATGCTTCTTTTCTTCTTCAGTAGGCCATTCTTTCTTGAACTTACCGTGCCACGTTCCAGGAACTACCACCACCTCGCCTCCCTTACTATATTCAATAGCGGCACATTCAGAACAAAGAGGTTTGCCTTCATATCCCTTTAGCGACTTATCATAAATACGATTCTTACAAGGTCTTATAAGAGCCCAGTAATATGATGTGGCTGTATTATCTATACAGCCACACTTTGAACAAACAAACAAACTCATCCCGCAATCTCCCAGTCATTAGACATAATATCATGTTCGGTTGGATTCCAATTTGATGCTACTTTTTGACCTGTATCTACCATCAATATATTTACGTCAGATTCTACAATAAACATACAGATATACTTTTTACCCCAATCGATTCTTTTTATCTTACGACCTAATTTAAGCTGTTCTAAAGCCTTTTCGAATGTCATGCCATGACGAGGCAGTTTGAGATACTTTTCAAGTCTGTCGGCGGCTTCATTTGGTGTATGGCCATCATATTCGAAAGCGGTTTCTCTTTCAGGAACATCAAACAAATCCCAGTATTTGCTTTCATAGTGATTAGATACCTGACCGGTAGGCAGGATCGCCATCACAATAAACCAGTCATCAGAACCGAAACATTTTTCTCCATCGCTGTGCTTTCTTGATTTGCAAACTTCAACCTGTCCATTTCTGGCTAATAGATTAAAAAAGGCGGCGTTATACAACATGCGGTACCGATACAATTCATTGAAAGTATGGTATCCATCAGAAACCTCTCCCATGTCTCCAGGTTCTGCTTTAGGTTCAGGATGATTCGGATAGCAGTAGTCCACTGATGCTTCTAACACTGACTTTACGTGTTCTATTATCCTCGCAACATCATCATGTTTAAAAAAAAGCTTAAATCTTTCAACGAATTTAATATCTTCGTTGATTGCTGATTCGAACTCTTCTTTTGTCATTATCCTGACTAAATCTTTTAATTCCATTATTTGTAATATTTTAGTTGTTCTGAAATCCTATATTTACTTACATCATCGCATAAGTTACACCCTCCCGTACATCCACAAACCGAACAATACGAGTCTCTTTCTGCCTTCGATTTAGATTGGAAATCCCTTACGACTTTAATCCAGGTAGGAGAAACTATCTTACCAGAGAAAGAAGGTACGTTTAAAAGTAGTGTTTTCATGTTTTCGCTGAAACATTTATATAATACGGTACATCTACCACATCTCTTCTACGAAGTCCCTTCTCAAAATAAGAAACCATATAGGTATTTTTACCTTCGTGATCAGGTCTGGGATCAAAGCATTCAAAAACGAATCTTGTTCTACCTTCAAGATGACCAAACATGAAAACAAATTCGCCACCGTATCTTTTATTAGCCAATTCTTCTACAGTCATAATCGGTCCCCTCCTAATCCTGAATTGATGCTAACGTACTTAACACGGACATCATTTCCACGTCCAAGCTGTCCCCAGCCGGGCGATGGCGTTCCCTTGGCCGGAGCAGGGACAGCCCTAAGCCGAGACCAGTCCTGCTTTTGTCTCATGGCGTCAGCCTCTTTGTAATACCGGTTACACAGTTCTTGATCTTCGTAACCAACGTAATCTTCCTTATTTTCCATATAGAATAGTTTTTCAACAAATGTACGACATTCATGAATTAATTAGATTTAAAATAAAACAATATAAATTAAAATAAAACCCGATACGTTAAAATCGCATCGGGCCTGGTATTGAAAAAATAGGTTCAGATCTTGGGTAAAGACTCGATCCAATTTTTAACATCTTTATATTTAGGGTCTTTGTCTATTCTATCTCTCAGTTCATGCAATGCTGAGTCCATAACCGTATTCGGTACGCCAATCAACTCTCCTATTAAATACAATGGGGTTTTATTTGATTTAGATTCGTGTGCCATATTCATATCCAAAAAAAAGTTATGTGAAACAAACCGGCCACGGGTATTCTATTGCCCGCCGACCGGTATAACATTTTTTTTATTCCTTTTTTTCCAAACGGGAAAAACGGGAATGCGGGAATCATATTTTTTACTATGGCTCCCGCACCACCGGAAGGGCCTGGGCCTGGATCTCAGGTCAGATCCTTCCAGTTTATTTTTTCGCCGAGGTAATCTTGCACGGCAAGCCATCTTATAAAGGCTACTCCTTCGGGAGCATCCGGATCATCCAAATACATTAACGTAGCTTTCACCAACTCGTTCTCACATTTGAAGACCTTCGGAAAACCATCCGAATAGTACATTGCAAAGACATATTGGACATCGCCCCATGTCGCTTTATCCGGCTTCTTCGCTCCGCACTTTTCAAAAATATCTTTTATTTCCGGCTGCTTCCAGATCCTCTTGGATCCATCGACGTTGACCATCTTCTTTACCGCCTCATCAGCGAGAGCATTAGAAAAATGGTAGCCGTAAGTATCTACATATTTCTGATAAGCTGGATCCTCTGCGTCTGCTCCTCAATAAGAACGACCTCTGCCACGTCCGCGACCTCTACGCATCTGAGGTCCGTCACCGTAGTATCTGTCGTCTCCATAGTAATCGGTCGGGTAGGATTCGTAACCCATCCTCCGGTATTCCCGGTCCTCCATTTCATGACGACGTTCGCGCTCTTCAAGCCTTCTTTCCCTTTCTTCCAGCTCGTTTTCGCGTTCTTCCATTTCCTTCATCTTCTCATGCATACCGTAATGGTCGTAAATACCACCACCGTACCCCATGTACGTCCCATCAGAACGCCGGCTTCTGCCTCTGCCTCCACCTCGTCTGTCTTCTATCTCGTCATATCCAGGATATTCTCTGTGTCCTGAATTTAAATCATATACTATCATATTATACTTATTTCAAACGTTCTACAATTAACTTCTTTAAATCTTCGAATGAATCAGTAAGGTCATTCACCTTATTTTCTATACCAGCTATTTTACGATCCTGCTCTCTCGTTTGCTTGAATGCCGGATTGATATCTTCTAATATAGATTCACAAGCCTCTATCTTGGCACGATGGGCATCTACGCTGTCTATTATTTCCTGACTGGTGCTTTTTATGGCATTCAGCTCGTTCATAATCGGATCTATGCTGGTAGATAATGTTATGCCCATAGCCTTAGCCACATTCTGGGATTCCGGGACCGTATAGGTCTTGGTTTCGCCAGTGAGCTCTACCGTCAGATCCACCACGCGGGTCTGCATCGCCTGATACTGACCTGGCTGAGGAGGAAGATACCTGGGTTCGGATACGGCTACTACCTTTCCCAATTCGTATTTAGGTACTGTATTAGTATCAAGGGTATGTACCTGAAACCCTTTCTTCAAATCTGAAAACATGATCAAAATATTAGTTAGGTGAAAATAGGGTGATGATCTTCATCACCCTACTGAAATCATTTACCTGCTTTAACTTCAGACGCCTGGGCTGTTGTTGTTGGAACACAACAATCCATTAATCTTAACACGCCACGAACTTTATTGAAGTACAGAAGGCGTTCTGTGCCATTTACCATAGCAGCACCCGTGACAGCTACGTTAATAGGGTTCACGACATTCACTCCCGTAACCGGGCAACAGGTGTCGGCTCCTACTGTTGAAACTGTGCTGTTTGCCGGGACCGCAATCTGTACCGGTAGAGCACTTCCGGCTGTGGGGACTACTTGCCTTATCTTAAGAAGGATAAGACCCTCACACGGAAGGGCGATCCAAGCCCGTGGGTTAATACCGAAGACTGTATTTGTCGTACTGACAATAACATTCTTCGTAACCATCTCATACAACGATCCTATTTTAGAAACACAAGCCATATTAGCCTCCTTTCTTAATAAAATCAGACAGCAGCGTTGTTATTGCAACATCCGTTGTTACATCCGCATCCGTTATTACAGCAACCTCCTCCGAATACCTGTCCCCAAGTATAAGCCTGGTAAGGAGAACAAGAGGGGTAGGCCGGGACGGCCGTCGGGCGTAATTGACCAACGATATTCTGGGTTTGTTGCTGAGATAATGCCGAAGCTGTCAAAGCCGCTTTTTCTTCACGAAGTTGAGCAATAGTGTTCTGCATCTCCCTCATTTCCAACTGACAGAATTTGTCGTTGATCATAACGGTTTGGGCGTCAAGTTTCGCAGACAAGATATTGAATTGGCTTGTAGCTTGCTCACGATTGTTAGCCAGACCTTGGTTGAGACCATTCTGTAAGATATTGGTTTGTTCCAACGTGCGAAGCTGGTTATCAAAACCTTGCTGAGTAATCATTCCCTGAGTCTGGCAAGTGCTTTGATTGATCAACGAACTCAGATTGCAGCAGCAAGAGCTGATTTGATTTCCTATTTCACAACCTTGTTGTTGAACTGCGTTGATAACAGCCTGAGAAGTCATACCTACCTGACCAGCTACTTTATCAATAGCACCCTGTACGTTGCAGATAGCGTTCTGAAGTTGAGTAGTAGAACAGTTCAAAGCAGAAGCAATCTGATCTATGGCGCTACGATTACCTTGAATTGCCTGCATCAAAAGTTCACGACCGTAATCGTTATTCAACTGAGCCGGCAAACCATTGGCGCAACAATCACCGCCATTTCCAAAACCGTTACCGAAGCCTCGTCCACCCCACAGCCAGAACAAAACAATTATCCAGAGCCACCAACCGTTAGCCCCACCGAAACCGTCCTGGTTGTTACGACCGTTCATCAAAGCCGCCACCAGATTCGGATCCATTTTATTACCACCTATCAAATTAGCAAACATGCCGGGAATCATTGAAAGAAGACCGTTAGTGGCTGCACCACCACCGTTAGCCCCGGCTCCATCTAAAAGGACGATTTTATCACCACCCATAATTTTATAGTATTTAATTGTTAAACATACGTGCATGAAGCACGTAACAAAGATCATGATTGTAAGGTGGAATATAGGTGTGTTTATTTCCTATAGAAGAGAAGTATTTTCAGAAAAGATAGAAAAATAATACACAATGAGCAATTTTCCCCATTTAAGTGGAAAACTTTACAATCAATAACTTACGCTTTTCCCATTTTGGGTAAAGCGCTGTAAATCAAACCAGGGCCCGCATCACTGCGAACCCTGATCTACACCAATCTAAACTAATACCATGAAAAACTTAAATCTAAAAACTAAAGAACACACAAATGTATGAAAATGTATGGTTTTCACAAAGAATCTGTATCCTGTTCTTTTGTGTGATTCAAGACATGGGATATAGTTCTGATACTTAATCCGGTTTGATTTTGTATCAGATTATAAATATAGGATTTTGAAACTACAGTTCTTAATTGACCTAAATCATTCATAATGTTTTTATACATAAGATGAATGCTGTTATTACGTTTGATGGTACTGATTCTCATTTCCTACTGTTATTAGTTACGTTCGGTTCTTACTTTTTCCTATTTCTATAATCCCTTCCTGAAACTAATATTGCAAACTTAATAAAAATAATTCATAAACAATGAAAATCTAACTTTTATTGTATGTTATTGATATACGTACATATATGAGAAAAGTGAGACTTTCACAAGCCTCACTTCCCAAATTATAACTATGAAAAAACTATATATATATATACAAAAATTACCTGCATTCTAATTTGTTAAGATCATCCAATTCAGACTTGCTTACGATCATATCTTGCGTCAGGCCAGATCTGTTTTGGTATGGAGCGTAATCGGTTTCTACCGTCTTAACCTTCTGAGTAGAATCGTATTTCACCTCTGATTCGGTTCCTGTCAGATTTTGGTAGATAGAGCCGGAACTACTCTCGCTTACTTTAGACCATATCTTATTACCTACTCTTATAAAATTATCATAAATACCTTCGGCTGTTATAACACCATCTTGCTCTACGATATTAGGACCCGATTTTTCTTTTAACAGATACGGGTGCCTGGTGTAAAAATAATGTTCAAAATCATTCCCGGCATACGAAGGGTCATACTTCTCCAAATAAAACAATTCTGATAAAGAAGGGTCGGTACTGGTCATGCTATAATCAAACAACATCAACCTGTCTTTTCCAGATAAAGATAATTCTATTGATTTCAAAATATCAGGATCATCAGAAATAAGACCCAAAGATGGACCAGGTTTGAAGTCAAGATACTTATAGGCATTATCATATAATTTTGTTTTATGGAGTTTGTTGTCAAGGTAAGATTGGTATAAATCGAATAAGGATAATGGGTTTTCGCTATCTTGTTTTTTGTTCATGTATCGACTATACTCCCGATCCACATCCACGTAAGGAACGTCAAGTACCGCCGGGTGTCCAAACGCCATCCTGGTCATTATCATGTCCTCCGTGTTCTGAGAATCCATGAACGATCTGACGTATTTTTTAATGGAAGCCATGAGCGTATTATTATCTACGTTCCGTACTTTCTCTTTATCCAAAACGCCGTTCTTAAAACAAGATTCAGGATATATTTTAGTAGAAAAATGAGTTAGGTTGTGCTTGGCTAACACTGTTGATATTTGATACATCTCGTTAAGATCATCTTTGCTGATCCTTTGATATAGATTATCTCCTACCTTAAGCAATGAATGTTTCTCAAATGCCTCTACTGGGTCTATATCGGATTCAGAATAAACGATATTCAAATTATCCATATACTCCGGTAATAATCCAAAATAATAATCTGTGCTATCACCAAGAACATCATCTATAGAAGATGCCAGCGTTGGAGCATAATTTACATCATTATGCCTGGCCACATAAATATCAAGATCCAGCATCAAATTATCTATCTTATTCAAAGATTCTTCTGTGCCATCATAAGTTTCCGATGTCCCTATTATATCTATGCCAAACCACGTACAAGCCTCTTCTATATCCCATATCATGCTTCTTAAATCGGATTCGGTGTCGGCATTAGCCCTATGTAAATAAGCCGATATACGAGCTCTTAGGAACTCTATTTTGCCAGGATTGTAATAAGACAGATCTTGTAGCTTAGACAAGGATCTTCTCTTGCCTTCTACCATATCATCCCCTTCTATGTTTATTACCGGAATCTTATTCGTAGATGAAAACTCATCAAACATAGATTCGGCAAATTCTTTATCAGAAACGAATTTCTCAACCAGTTCAGGGTATGAGTTTCTCAACGATTCAAAAGCAGATGAAAATTCAGAAAATTTTTTTATGCCGGCTACTGTTTTACGCATAGCATAATAAAGCTCAGAAGGATTATATGGTACTTTTTTACCAAATTGGTTAAACACTTCCTCCTTGTAAACAATAGGACCATACTGATAGTCAACAGACATAAAATAATTATCTTTTTCCCTATCATGTTCGTTATTGGAATAATCCAATAACTTCCTCATGGATGTCGAAACTTCATTAAGAACAGAAGGATCAGATAAGATTCTACTTATCTCTGTTTCATTATACAAGCCTGATCTTCTTAAATTCTGCTCATTCAGTATCAAACTACCATCTACATAAAAATAATGAAGAATGATGTTGGATAATGATGGTGCCGTATAAACACCATAGGTAGATAAAAGAAAATCTCTTACATCCTTAACATCCTGATCCGTTAGAGGATCGGCAAAATAAGTTTGACGCTTCATATACGACAGCACGTCTTCTAAAAGAGGTTCACCATTGGAATCGGTATTAAACATCTCCCCTGGAGCCGGGTTATTCCAATGACCATAATACGACAAAAAACCAGGAGTGTAAGCCTTAGCCCATACCTGAAGAGCCCGCTCGCTGTTTCCTAATACTTTTAAAGCACTTTCGTAAAGAACGGAAGGCTCCCCGTTAGGAGCCTTAACCCGTTTTATTTCATTTTCCTTTTTTTCTATCTGACATTTGACACCCATTGTAATTAACTTTTTTGCAAAGTTAATTATAAAACCGACTTATACAATGACGGATCCCAAATTCCTTCTATATAAATCTCCGGAAAACTCAAACTGCCATCACGAAGAGTGGTGACTTCCAAGCTGGGAATGTTGAAAACAGTACTGGTATCACCAAACTCACCATTCAACTTGATAGCATTTCCGCTGTTATTAGCCTCATAATAAAAATAACAATAATTTTCATTAATGCTTGGATCATATTCGTACCAATATGTTAGATCTTGTATATGATCTTCTATGTTACCAATTTTGTTTTCACCTAATATAAAAATACCATTATTGCTATGATTATAAACCATAGATTCATAACCACCATAATTCCAATTACTATTAAACATTATGTAACTAACATCAGAATCATGATCTTTTAATACAGGTCCTATATGTATATGAATTTTATTAAACTGACATACATAAGGTCTTTTTCCTCCAAGCCTTTTTATATCTTCATTGGATAACTTATTATAACATCCTCCCACGAAATTATCCGCAGCATTAAAAAATCTCCTTCTCATACTCAACACTCCTTATTTAACTCATTTATCGAATCCGAATTATCAGAACCTTCTACGAGATTCTTATTCCTATCTATCTCTTCCTGGCTCATATTACTCATCATATTTTGTATTTTTCTACCAGATTGAGATAAAGAGCGGATGAATGCACTGGAACTTATCTTAACTCCAAGATCCGGTTTTGCCCTAAACGCTTCACCGGTACTGATATTATACAAATCATACACACCTGAGTTCATATAGAATTTATATATCCAGTTTCCACCAGCTTTTTTGTACCCTAATTTGGTTAACTCGACTACACTCATACCAAATTTAATGCCATTACGACCCATTATCTTCTCTGGTATAGGTTCTACCTTAGCCGGAACAGATGTATATGCTTCATCACCGCCGTACAGGAAATAAGGAGATATTACCCTTGATATGTGAGTAAGCGGTTCTTCGGATATACGAGGTTCGTCTTTTTCTATTTCTCCTTTTGTAGATCCAGGTAATTCGACATTTCCTTCAACTTCGACATTTGTTCTGGATTGTCCTTTGCCTTCTCCATCTCCCTTTTTATCGCCATCTTCCTCAGTGCGTACTGCACCGCCTTCTGCACTTCCTTCTTTTCCATCATTTAAAATATTATCTGATTCTGACTCTATAGACTCCACAACAGCATCATACTCTGGTATGCCGCTAAGGAAATCTGCTACGTTATTCAAAAACTCTATTTTTTCCTCGTTTGTCATATCAAGGCTTTCCACGGGCCTCCATATGGCAGGCAAGTTGTTTGATTTTATTGCAGTAGAAACATCTTCTACAGTTTTATTATCCACCGTAGGCAAAACTTTAGAAACCAAACTATTGATATCAGATTCTATTTTTTCTACTTCCTCTTTTGTGCCATATTCTTTTAGGGTATCCATGCCATTGACTCTAAGAGAATAATTCAAAGCCTTGCTTGGAACAAAATTAATATATTTCAAAAAGTTTTTCAACTCTGATATAATTTGTTCATCAGATCTTGGCCCAACATAATCAACCACCACCTGATCTGTTTGAGAACGAAGCCAAGAAACATATTCTTCTAAAGTCTTACCACCTTTACTGGAAGGAGTGGATATTTTATCACCTACTGTTCCTTTAGGTTCTAATCCCATTTCTTCCTTAAGGCTTTTAGGATTACCTCTCTCACGAAGAAACCTCAAATCACCTCCTACAATCTTCCTTGCTATAAAATCAAAAATATTAGCATAAGACGGCAATCCTTCTTTTTCTATATGAGATTCTATTTCGTTTAACATAAGAGAGAAGTTTTTCCTGGAGGTACGCTTCTTGCCAGGTAAAGACTGCGCAGCTTGTGCCGCAGGAGCCGGCTGAGCTAATAGCGCCGGCTGAGTCTCCCAGACAGCCCCTTCCTCTGGCATTTCCTCTTCATAAACATCCACGTCTTCTTTAGAAGTAACGGTCTTACCCTCATCAGAGAAAGGAAGATCATCCTCTATAAGCGACTTAGGGCTGGAAGATGATTTACCAAACTGAATCCTGATCTTAGGAGCGACAAACATCTCACCTTCGAAATCTATTCCAGATTCTACTTCAGACGTCACAATGTCTTTCACGCTCCTACTTCCATCTTCTACCCACTTAACAACATCAGGAACCGTAGATAATTTTTCTATAGCCTCACGAGCTTTTCTAAGACCTGAAATAGGATTCAAATACGATACTTGATACGAAGCTGGATCAAGACCTAACTTGGTCAGATACGCATTAAGATCTTGTATGTCATCTTGACCCATCTGCAACAATTCAGAGTCACCAGATTCAAGCAGCATATCTATAAAAGACATCCATTTCTGCCCTTCCTCTGATTCTACAAAACGTAGACTAACTGGGAAAAGATAATTAAGACCGTTTTTGCCTTTGATGACAACTACCGGAACTCTTACATTTTTGTAATTATTCCCCTTGTCATTTAATATAGAATAAGCAAATGGGAAGCCTGTGTATTTAGAGCCGTTCTTAAGCACGACTTTGCCATTTAATACATATCCGACATCAGATACTTTTTCAGCACCTTTTTCGGTAATAGGGAGATTTTCTACCTGGCCATATCCTTGACCGTTCACCTTCATGTTAAACACCGGTCTTCCGGGAAGGGTCTGGGCAACAACATGCGTGCCGACGCCGATGGTAGCCGACCGGCCGGCGTCCTTCTTCCACTTGTTAAAAGCCGTTCTTCTTATTTTACTTATACCATCTATGCCACCCGTGTCAGCTTTTACAACAGAAACGAATCTGTTTCCACTCATGACCTTGATAACCATATTGGATACCAACTTATTTTCGGCAGATTCTATTCTTTTTTTATCACCGGACTGAACAGCATCATTGTATTCGGCAAAAAGAGACTGATTATAGGTATCATTTGCATCTATCTCAAGATTAACCTTATCTCCTTTCTTCAAAGAAGATAATGCTTTCTGATCTATTTTATCTACTTCATTCTCTCCGAATCCGACACCTGTTCTGTACGGAACCAATTCATCTGAATCAAGACGCTTATAAACCAAAGAATAGGAATTACCCACGTCCTGAATAGACACGTCTGTGTAACGGTTAAGAACACGAGCCGATTCTTTGTCTATAGACCATCTCGCATGATAAGGCAATTCAATTATAGTAGCCGTTTCTCCACCTATATTAAGAGAATACCTTTTAGTGCCATTAGCGTTCGTTTCAGAGCTTATTTGAATAGGAACCAATGATTTTATAGAAGATATAAATTTATCGGCTCTAAGACCCGCAATTTCATACCTTTCGTTGCCATCGTTGGATATTCTTCTAACCATCAACGTCTCTGGATTTTGGGCACTATCTATGTTAGCTCCAGGCGTATTATCGGATTCATCTAACTCATTTACAAGAGAATCTATATTAGCATCATCTTCCCCAAAATTACTCAACGTAGATTCAGAAATACGACCTTTATCAATAATCCTGTTTTGTTCGATATAAGGAAGGAGATCTGTGATGTTTCCAACCTGGCCAAGATCTTCTATGGTAAATACCGAATCAGCAAGCTTATCTTCATCAACTTTCTCCCCTTTATCCCGTCTATTCATTATATCCACATACGAAGAAATAGCATCATCAAGTTCCTTCCTTTGATCTGGTTCTAAATTGGATTTAGCCATATCAATAATAGCTTTATTATCCTCATATACTGATCTCGGACTTGTAAGTCTGTCAGCCTTTTCAGATAATGATTTTATGAGATTAATAGGGCTGTCACCTAAAGACGACACATAATCATCAAAATCTTGTTTGTATTTATCATACACATCTTTTTCTATCGCAGTAAGAAGATCAGCATTCCCTGTATATAATTTATCAATTATAGACTGCCTTACGGCCGGAACCATAATAGGATTGTCCATCGCAGCCTCATAATCTTCATCTGATACAGACTCCGTAAGCGGTGACTCTTTTATATTATCTTCCGCTTCCTTCATCCTATCTTCTCTTACTTTATCAAGAGCATGCATAAATGCTTTGATAGTCCAAGCTTCGTCTTCCGAAATCTTACCTTCTAACACAGCTTGATCCACTACCTCATCAGTGTCATATTCACCGACTTTATTAGGCTCTGCAAAATCAGGAACCTTGTCATCCCCTTTATAAGGAGTAGACCATAGAGAAGACAGCGCTTTTGAAAATCCCCTGTTTTCCTCAGCTAAGAATCTTTTATCAAGCATCTTAGACAAGAAGTTATTCATATTCCTATAGTCCATCAAACTCCTACGGTATTCATTTACCAAGGATCTCATGGCTTTGTCTTTGGCTGTAAACTTCTTTTCCTGTCTTGATTTTACATTAAAATAATCATCAAAAGCCACAAGAGTATCATAGGCTTCTATTACATCTTGTGAACTTATGGGAGAAAGAGGAGATGATAAAACAGATTCGGTTTTACTTACCAACTCTTCTATCGAAAACTCTTTTCCTATTAACGTTGATAACTCAGACAACGAATTATTGTAATTGGTTCTAAGATCTTCCAATTCTTTGGTTTTTCGTTGTATGGACTCAGCTTGTGGGTCTTTTCCATCTACGTTACGAGGACGGGTGGCAAGATCTTCTATTTCGGATTCAAGTTCTTCTATTCTTGACCGTATGCCACGAATATCCATAGCCCGCTCCCTCGCCCTGCCCGACAGCCGGGAAAACGTACTTAGCGCATCTGCCACGCGAGGCTGTCCTGAAAGCGTTTCTATGACAGAAGCTATGTCTTTCATTCTTGATTCTGATTGAAGACCAAGGAAGGCATTACGAGCCACGTATTTTCTAAATTCAATCTTAGAGTCATCACCTATAAGATCTTCAGCAAAACTCTGGGCAGATCTGAAATCAGAAAGACGATTGTTATAATTATCAATAATAGAATCCTTGTATTTCTTTGCCTCTTCCAAAGACATTCCATTAGCTTCGGCTATTTCCGAAATAGGCATCATATCAATCATCTGCCGGAAATTTTCAGCCGAATCCTCTAAGGTTCCCATTTGGTTGTCAATAGACATCTTTTCAAACATAGCATCATCAAGCTCCTTACCAGTCATAGACTGGGCATCGGAACGAACTTGAGGCCCTAAACTCATTGATTTTTTCAACGTATTCAAAGCCGCCGTGTTAAGATTAGAAGATGCTTTGTTATATTCATTCACTTGCCTTTCCAGCAAGATCTGACTATTGCTATACTCTTTCACCCCAAAGAAGCCTTCCCTCATACCAAACAAAGAACCGATAATAGCACCGATTCCTATTTCAGTCCATCCTTCTTTAGACGTATATTGCTTTTTAAATCCTTCAGAAATAGCATCAAGAACATCAACGGCTCCGTTCATGGCTACATTATCATATCTTGACTTAACATATTCCTCAGCCGTATTCTGAACAGCACCTTGAGATCCTTCTTCCCATAAGCCTTCGGATACAGGTCTTTTCATGATATTGAAAACATTGCCTGCTATCTTCTGTCCTATATTAGGATTGGTTATTTTAATAGCCATCTCTCCCGGCTTCGCAACTTCCGTCCCTAATCCAAATAAATGCTTGTTGAGCCTCTTTTCCAACCCAGGTATAGCCTTTCCTCCTAACCCTATATACTTACCAAAAAGAAGCCAGTTAGATAATCCTACTATACCCATATTGGCGGCAAATATAGCACTACCTACATCAGCATTAGAATTACGAAAAACAGCCATTTCCTCTGCATTGGGATCACGACCATAAATCTTACGATAATAATCCTTGAAATCAGACTCGGATTGCTTCATAAAAGAATTTGCTTCAACCGATGACTCGAATCCGGCACTGGTAGCCAACAACGTCATGGTCTTAGCCGCCTCCCCTACATTTCTTCCGGTAGCAACTCCTTTTCTTACATAGTCGTTAAACACACCTTTAAGGCTTCCTATGCCCCTATTGGCAGCTTGCCTTGCTGCTAACTTAGCTCCGATTCTTCCACCTAATTTAGCACCTATATTGCCCAATGATCCAACTCCAAGTCCTCCGGTCATGTACGCTGATATCATGGCTCCTACGGTAAAAGACATACCATTACCAAGGACATCATTCCATAAGAAATTACCGGTATCCTTAAAAAGCTTCTGACCAAAATTATAATCTTCTACCTCTTTCTTGTAATAATGAGGAAGAAGCATGTCTATTTGCTGGTCAAGATCACCTACAAACTTATCCATGTTAGTGTTTAACGCAGCTTTATAACTTCCCTCAGATGCCATATTGATAAGTTTGTCAGGCAATGACACAACTCCTTGTGCACCGTACAATGCAGACTTTAAAGCGAATTTGCCTACACCATTCCAAAACTTACTCCATCCGCTCTGTCTCCTGGCATAATAATCCTCATTGTTTATACCCGGAATATAGTTGGGATATTTTGTACGCCATACCCCATCATTACCCATCTGATGACTTTCACGGATACTTACCTTTGGTCCATAGGGATTAAGAGGCGGCGGGGCAGGTGTAGCCCCCCTGTAGCTGTTACGAGCCAGTGCCTCCGAGTAGCTGTTGCTTATCTCCTTGGCTATATACGGTTCTTCGTATTCGGCAGCAGCTATCCTTGATGCGTAATCCGGAAATTTAGGTTGGGCATACACACCTTCACCAGGCATATAATTAGGAACCAGAGGCGTTGTCGTCTCTGGTAGTGTAGCCGGAGTATAATTCTCTTCTTCGGCTAATTTTCTTTGCCTTGCCACATCTTCGTAAGTGGTTTTAGCAGCAGGATTATATCTATCTATATTATTGTCAGCCATAAATTTTCTGCAAAAAATCGTTCAACTTACTAAACTTGTCATTCATGTTGGGCGTGATATTTATTCCTCTCATATACGGATCCCTCATCTGATCAAGACGTTCTTGAACAGCCTCCTTCACGTATTTTACAAAGAAGTACTGAGGACACTTCTGGTGAATGCTATTCCAGTAATCCGCATACTCATCATTACCTGGATCCAAAGGAACAAAATCCGAGAACAACAATGCAGGATTTTTAGAATTTTTAGTCCTTTTGTCATAGAAATTGACCGCTACCTCTCTTGAACCCCTATCGTCCATTCCCTCCAACTGAACTGATATATTATCAGACATGTCAATAAAATTATCAACAAGGGCTTTAACAACATTCATTTCTTCTGGCTTAAGGTAAGAACCATGAACCTTTACTATATCATAAAGATCATTCTTAACATCAGCCTTAGAAGCCAAACGAGGAAGGCCATTACGTATAAGATACTTATCATAAGAATAACCTTCCTTCTTTCCGGTATCTACAAAATCACAGGTTTCAAAACTTGATTTGTAGCCATCTACCGGATAATTGCGCTCCTCGACCGAAGGATCTATACCCGCCTTAAGAAGCTCGTCATTCGTAATCTCAACCCTTTCTGTAACATAAGAATTTTCACCGGAACCTACTTGAGCAGTCAAGAATCTTCTAACGGTGCCATTATCTATCTCGGCATCCATATTAATGGCATTAATAGCAGTAGGATCCAGATTATTTACCTTTCCTGCCATGTAACCAGACAATCTTCTAAACTGAGCCTTCTGCAAAGACTTTTCCGGCGAATCGGCATTCCAATTGTATCTTTTGTAAGAATCAAGGTAATGATACTGAGATAACTTATCAGAAATCTGATCGGGAGATACAGACATTTTTATCTCATCCTGCATCTGACTTGCTATCATATCAGACACCCTACTGTTTTTCTCAGCATATCTTAGCTGGGTAATAGTCAATGGTTCACCTTCCTGATAATCTTTTAAATCTATATCACCATCCTTATCTATGGTCATATAATCAGATATATTAAAATCAGGATCGCCATTGAGTTTCTTCATTCCATTAATAAGAGCCAATGTACCAGTAGAAGAACCATTATTCTCGCTTGTAATAGCATCAGATATGTTTTTCCCCAACTTGCCGGAACTCACCTTAGCTCCTAATGACGGAGATATAGCACTAAGAATATCTATTCCTCTTGAAGGATCCATCATGTATTCTCTGAACCCTACGGCATCAGATACACCAGTTGTTATGGCTGTGGCGAGCAGGAAGGCTCCAGCCTTATCATCTGTATTGGTAAGATTCATAAAAGAATTTCCTTTCATAAACTTAGCATTACGAACTTTCCTGATAATATCCTTATTTTTTTTAGTAACTATATTATCTATTTGATAATCAGTTATGTTATTTATAGCCTTTGCAGCTCCATTTGCCTTAGAATCAGAAAGAAGTAAAGCATCATAAGCTTCAGATAATCTGTTATTGCCTTGTCCGAAATATCCGTTTTTCTGACCTCCATTATTTTTTAAATAAGAATATATCCGTTCTTCAGGAGTCATATTAGCATACAATCCTGGGTCAGTTTTTTCTTCTTCGTATGATGCTGCAACGATATTGCTTCTGTCTGTAGGAGATAATGAATTATATAATTTCAATAAATTTGCTCTACGCTCTGTGGAAGAAGATGTGAGTTGTTCATAAGGGATATTAGCCAAATTAACAGATCCTATCTTACCCGTTCCAGAATTGATAGCCGTAGGCCCGTCCATAGGAGCCATCGGCACTCCTACACCGCCTGCTCCTCTTGTGCCTCCGGATGAGCTTTCAGTGCCCATCTTGGAACCGTAAGTACGCATGTATTCGGTTTCAATCTTAGCCTGAGCAAGCTGCTCATTCGCCAATGATATTTCAACCATAGACTTGGCATTGTCAGTCAAAAACTTTTGCTGAGCCCTATCCTCTGCCAACCTTGCAAAATAAAGATCATCTTTCTTCCTTTCAAAACTTGTATTGTCGTATCTCCATGCATCAACCATCTTATCGAAAAGATTATTGGTAACAACAAAATTAGCAGCCGCTACCGGATCTGATGAAGCTATTATCATATCTGCCTCCCTCTTGGCTTCTGCTTTCTGATTTTTAGCTTCCTGTATCTGACTGTCAATACGATCAATAATATCCTTATTATCCCCTACTGATTTCTTTTTTGCTTCCAATGCTCCTATATGCCTATCGTATCTTTCGACATAAGACCCAATGTATTGACTAACCAAATCCGGATTACTGAACACCGGATTGGTAGCTGCCATGTATGATGCTTCTATTCTCATCTGATTCCTCATGTTTTCAGATAAGTTAGCAGACACAAAATTCCTTATCTGGGAATCAGTAAGCTCATCTACGTTGACTTCTATGATTCCACCAGTAGGATTACCTTTAACATCATATTCTGTTGTCTGAATCTTCTTGCCTTCGTTGTTTTTCCTAAAGTCACTAACCAGCTTATTTATCTCCTTAGTATAATCAACATAAGGAGAATAATGAAGACCTCCCAACCTTGATCCTGCTTTACCATCTGACCTCCATTTGTAATAAGGGTCCAAAGCATGCCATTCATTAATAGGAGAATAAAGTTCAGGATGATTCTGTTTTATAGATTCTATTTCCTTCATAACCCTCCTGCCTTCTTTTGTGCCGGCAATAGCGTTAATGACCGTATCATCCAACACCGAACTGATCTCTCCTTGTATGGCTCTCGTAACACCATCAGAAGAAAGATCCACGCCTTTGAATTTTTGATTGATGTTAGCAATCACACCTGACATCTTATCTTCCATATAAGCGCGGGCTTCAGGCTTATCTATCTCTTGACCCATAAGATAATCTACCTGGGTATAGATCTTTTCACGAGCAGCATCAACCTTCTGCTGTTTGTACATCATGACGTCCTTAACAAGATCTATGTTGTAAGGACTAACATACGGGGCATATTGCCTTAAAATACTATACTGTGAAGCCACTATTTGGTCCTCCTTCTTCTTTTATTTTCGTCATCTTCTTCATTTAAACTTCTCAAGTAAGGTGTAGAATAATCACCCATATTCATCACATCCTGATTACCTTGAACGTAAATAATTTGACCACTTGGAAGCATTCTCATATTCGGAGCTATGGAAGCTATGGTATTCAACGATGTACGAACATTGAACTTATTCTGTATCTCACTGTTTATGCTGTCATAATAACGAGCAAGATTTTCATCCCTTATAGCCATAGCCTTCAATAACCCAGATTCATAACGTTGCCTTTCCACTATGTTCTTATCGTCTGTCTGAACATAAGCCATTTCATTGAATCTATCAGCTTCGTTTATTTGCCTTGCGTTATTGAAATTTACTTCGTTAATGTACTTGGCTATATTGCTTCCGGCTATGGCGTTCATATTAGCCAGAATAGCAGAGCGCTGGGAGTCGGGCACGTCACCTACTGCGTCCAACTGAGCCGATGTCGCGCGGTTGAGCTCGTTGATATACTGATCAGCAGATTGCAGAACCGGATCTATTCTCGGAGCCTGATGCCTTTCCAATCCCTCTATCTCCAAGCCTGTATCGAGCGTTCTCAGCATCTCCGGGAAGATAGGACCGAACGCCGCCGGTCTGTCCTGTCCTTTAGGTCCGTTGTCTTCAACCACCTCCTCTGTATCGGTGTCGGTTGCAGTCGTAGGCGTACTTGCTTTCGGTTTTACCTCTATCCCTCCAGGAGATCCAATCTTAGGCGGTGTAAGGCCTGGTGCTATGGGACCGGCCTCAATAGGCTTCATTTCTGGTTTAACAGACTCAAGAACGAAGTCTATTTCCGGCATTAACCCACTATCTCTTAAAGCAACAAACTTATTATAATCGGAGCCCAGAATCTTCTTAGCGGCATCAGATTTATCACCAAATAAGTCAACATAATTCTTTATCCCTTTTTCGTTTAACAATCTTTTTTGCTCTGCCGAAACAACGTCCAATCCATAATAAGAACGGGTGGCTGTTGTCTGACCAAACTTATCATCTACGGCAAATGAATTATAAGCCTGATTACCTCCGTAGCTTCCGGCATCCTGGCCCCAGAATCCGTACTCATCTCTGAATTTCTTGGCTGCATCAGCATTCGTGATAGCACCTACATCAGCTAACGCCCACAATGCATTTAATTGCCTGTTGTATCCTTTCTGGAAACCTTCTGTATCAAAATCACCATCCGTATTGTACTTGTTAGCCCATCGGTTTATGTCGAGCAAATTAGATACCGCCTTATCATTTACCCTGCCGTATCCTAAATTGCTTCTATGTTGGAGATTCTGGTTGGCATTGACACTGGAATCAGGATTAAGGATCTGCTCACGACCACTAACATCAGATACAGTCATATTAAGAGTTCGTCCAAATAACTGATTGATAAGCTTATTGTAGCCGATAGCATTCTTTCTAAGTTCCTCCAGCTCCTTCTGAGTAGGTCCACCTTCAGCCATTTTTCTGGTTTGCTTAACATACTCGTCATATATCCAGTTCTTAGCATCTGATTCTGCAATATTAAAAGCCTTAGCTTGTTTCTTTACCTGATTCAGATCAACAACCCCGCCATCCCTGAAAAAAGCATCCATCCTCTCGTTACGCTTAGATTCTTCCTGTTTGCCATAAACGATTTCAGCGAAAGAACGAAATTGTGCTTCAAGCTCGTCTATCTCTTTCTGGTTTTCATTGACGTACTTGGAAAGAATAGAAGCATTAAGATTAGATGTGTTTTTGTCTTTTACATCTTCATTTTTCTCTAATCTCTTATATACACGCTCCTGATCTTCGTACTTATCAGACAAACCTATCTTCTTCTTATATCGATCAAGGAGTGTAGCATACGTATCTTTTGACGTTGCCTTAATACCATAATTTTCTCTAACGTAAGAGGCAAACTCATCATCTATCTTACGATAATCGGAAACAATATAAGCCTCTGGCAAATCAACCGGAGTGCCACCATTTTCATGTCTGTTTCCTTTGGCTTCCATAGGACCTACGGAGTCAGGAGTCAGCACGTACTCGCCTTTCTCTATCTCTACATTCGCAGCATCTTCCATAGACTTGGGAAGAGGATAAATATATTCGCCGGTCATATCAGACGTATCCATCTTCTGACCGTTACCTAAATTCACGCCACCACCTTCACGTTCCCACTTGATGAATTGCTGACGACGCTCCTTGGCAAGTTTCTCCCTCGCTGCCTGCTCGTCTCTGCTGGCTGCATACGCAGCAGATGAAGCTCCCATGATATTATGGGTAAGACCTAATCCTAAACTAACACCAGACAAGGCAGCTTGAGCCACATTAGCACCTACCTTATTACCGGCTCTTATCCGGCCAAGACTTGTACCGAACATTTGAGCTCTGCCGGTTAGATCGGGTGAATAATATGGGGTAGTCATAGGATCCAGAGGATTACCATCTTGGGAACGTTTTTCTTTAGAGGAATCAGCATCCGCATCACCTACATTCATTGCATTATCAACGACTGATTTCTCTACGTTTTTAACCATGCCACTATTATCAGCGAGATATCCTGCATACCCTGCATCATTGTTTTCAAAAAACGGATCGGATGTAGGCATACTGCTAAATGGATTTATCTCCCCCTCCTCTGTTTCTAAAGTCACATCAGAAGGCATATATATATTCTGAATATCAGATTCACCCCATTTATTAACAGGCGTTCCATAATCAAGAATAGGCTGAGTAGAGGATACATTAATATCCTGTTTCTTATCCTGAACACTACCGCCAGGAGCGAATATCGGACGATTTTTTATGATTCGTAATTTCATACTATCTTTTTTCACAAAGATAAGAGAAACGAACGAGAAAATCCAACGTTATGGGATACGTTTAAAAATCAATCATGTACGGCAGACAAACCGCCCGAATCAGGGTCGTACTTAAGACCGCATGCCCGGCGATAGTTCTTAAGCGCTCTCTTGTACAAAAACAGCACTGTCTTGGAAACTATTTTCTTCATAGATTTGGTTAAAACCTCTTCTGTTGAAACAGACATCAGACAGCTATTCAAGAACGACCTGACATTGGAACCGAACAAGGTCTTAACCATTTTTCTAAACGTTCTAAAAAGATATGATGCAGAAAGAGACTTTAACCCATTGCGAACCAGTCTCTTATTCAAATACGAAACAGCCTTTTCAGATAGACAGAGCCTATTCTTTCCTTGACTGTCCACCTCTGACGAGAACCACGAATATAAAGTGGTAGGATGTTTCTTAAGGTGATCGATGAAGGAAGTCATTATCCCTTCTTTTAAAGCCCTTTTGTGGGCTACGCATGCAGCAATCTTCTCTTCTCTTTTTAAAGAGCTGTCAAGGCATCTAAACACCGTCCTATCGTCTCCGATGAAATACTGAGGACGTTCTTCCTTGAACTTAGCCCGATAAGCAGCATATCCTTCCTTACGAAGCATATCTATCTGAGACCGGATATAGAACCTTACACACTTTTCTTCAGCCTCTTGCACGCTTTTAAGATAAGGAACTGACTTTCTCCCATATCGGAGATAGTCGTAAACCATAGCCTCAATAAAGTCATTGTACGGAAAGAATCTTCCAAAGCCAAAGTTCCAAACTATGAAACATCGCACTCTATCTTTCCAGTAATCAGATATGAGAAAATTACTACAATATCTCAACTTCCTATCTTTCTGATAGAAATGATGAGTATGTTTGTCATAAAATAGATTAAAATATCTCAAATTGCCTAAACACTGACCGGCTGGACGGCGTACTACATTGTACCCTAAGTTGCTGAAGCTATTGTATATAACTTCTATCGGAGAGACCTGCTCTTTCTTGAAGAGCTTGTCGTGTAACTTGTGAGGATTCATTATTTCAGTTATTTCAATTATTTTTGTCTCCATGTTGTTTTTGTTTTTTAGTGCAAATATATGATTTTACATAAAAAGAAGAAAATGCACTGCCTTGTATCCGGTTTGAGAGAAATAGGATACAAGGTTTTTTATTTTATGACGGTTTGGATAAGAGACAGGAAAACGGTTCTGAACGTAACCTCCTGACCTTCAGGGGTGGGACAACAAATCTTGAATTAAAACTACGCCTATAAATAGTCTCCGTTTTCCTTAATATTAAGACCATTTTCAATGATCTTACTCATTATATTATTAATATTATTTTATATACTTTACCATTTATTCATATAATTGTTTACAGTGAATGAACTTAACGACCGAAGGGAGTTAAGTGAGTGAACGGATTGACAAATTACTTTTTCCGTCTATTGTATTGTTTGCCTAATTGTGTTAAAAGATTGAGTATCGTGACCGAAGGGAACGATGCGAAAGAACATATAATATTTAAAAACGACTGAACCTATCGACTGAAGGGAGATAGGTGATGGAGTGACGTTAATAATTATATTAGATAGCCAGTGGAGAATTAGGCAGGCTGGTAGGCGAGACGAGCGTCCATGCCCGTCAGGACAGTGGAAGTACGTAGGTCTGTTCTGTTAAACCAAGACGATGATAGTTCCATCCTTCACGAAATCGCACAAAAAAAGCCGGATTATCTTGATATCGTTCTTCAACCTTCGGTATCCGCATAACGAGTCTCAAATCCGGCTTCGCTTTATTAATATGAGAAAAAAACACAATCTTGTTCTAATTATCGGTGACGCCTTTAATGCGAAGCTGTATATTGGGAAGCACGGCATTAATCAAAGCCATTTTCTTCTCCTCTTCGCTTTCTTTTTCATGCTGTCTATACATCATATTATAATCACTGTCATCACCATCCTTTTTCCCGTCTAACGTCAGTAAATGATTTACGATGTCCTTACCATACGTTTCAGTCCATGTACGGAATCTCTCTTCCTCGGACTGTCTCTCCTGGGACGGAGCTTCCGGGTTAGGGAGGGCGGCTGCCACTTCTACCTCTGGAAGTGTTACCGATGCTGCTATTTCTCCATCATCTCCGAATCCCATTTGACCATACGAAGATACGGAATTTTCTTCAATATCCAAACCAAGATTTTTAGCAACCTCCATAGCATAGTTATAACGGTCATCATTTCTTATAACACTCTTATGAGGACGTCCTGCTCCTTGGTTCCAAGCTACTACTGCATCCTTAAGGTTATCGGCGTTCATGAAGTCCTGCCGGCTGTAGTTGTAATACCCTGGTCCTTCTTTTCCTTTTCTTGTGTATAAGAAATTAGAATATCCGGTTTTCCCTTCGTATTCGTCAGCTAAGAACTCAAGTTGGTCTTTGAATGTTGGTGTAGAATGACCTTTCTTTTTGGCGTGCTTGAACAATTTATCCATGCGCTCATTATGCCATTGCTGTATGCCGTATGATGTTCTGTTGTCTCCGTATATGTCATCTTTAAGACCGGATTCAGCCATTAGGTTACCTATGATGGCAAGCGCCTGTATCTTGGACATGCCGCGCTTATTAGTAAAGTATTCATATGCTTCACGCTGCTTGCCAACTACGCCACCTTCTTTTTTGATGTTGGTATTGTATCTCTTTCCATTCCATGTAAATTCCTTAAGACCTCTTTTCCTGGCTTCTTTAAAGGCTTCGCCTCTTGTAGTGGAAATCGGGTCTTGTAATTCAAGATCGTTTTTTATACCAAGAATGGCATTAATAATATTATCATCCTTTTTATCATCATCATCTAATTTATCAACATTATTCGAAACGTAAGATTGGCTTATTAAATTTGATACGCTTTTTCTATTTTTATAAGTTCCTTCTTTATCTGATGGAGCTTCAAAAGCATACACAAGTGGATACGAATAATCCGTATCTGGATCTTCTGACATAAATTCGCTTACTGCATGAATGGCTTTATTGTATTTAGTATCCTTTATACTATACATCCCATCATCTTGAACATGATCATAAAATCTGTCTATCATGTAATTGATATATCCACGCTTATCCCCCTTAAATCGCTCTTTATCTTTCTCAAACTCTTTGGGTGGATATCTTTTATCGGATTCTTGGAAAAGTCCCTTAAACCCTCCATAATCAGATACGGCATAGGGATTACCACCAGATTCTTCAATAATATTTCCAAGTACGGCTTCTATCTGGCGTTGATTGAAACCTTTATCATATAAAGCATCATAGATCATATTCATTCCATCTACGTCCATAGTGCGGTGCGTACCCTTACCCACGCGCTTCATATTTTCATATTTGGATTTGAATAAATCCCAATCTATTTCCGGCTTAGAAGAATCCCCTCCTTGTTTTTTAGATCTTATCTTCATTTTTTTATCCAGATCATTCTTGGAATCAATGGCGGATTTCAACAAAACCTTGTTTGGATCATTCTCTTCATATGGATTCTTATCTTCTACATAATCCAGAATATCAAACGGGTATCCTATTGTATCAAGAATCTTAGTAACAACCCCAACACCAAGAGGTTGATCGCTTCTATAAAAATCGTACTTATCTTTTACGACCATCCTACCTCTATCATCACGGTACATAGTGAAACTTGATAAGCCTGATAAATCATTTAAATCTCCGTAAGCATCTGGTATAAAATTGTATTCGTTAAATACCTGATGTTCTCCGGTTCTGGCTTTTTTTAAGAGATCTATACCCTCTTCTACCATTCCAAGTTTCCTACTTGTTACATCCCTTAACTCCTCCAAATCAGATACGTCCTTGCCTGCAACTTTTCCATCAATTATCTTATTATCTAAGGAATCAAGCTCCTTCCCATATTTTTTAGCCATTTTCTCCCACCCACCATTTATCCTGTCAGATATAATGGATTTGATATTGTCTGGTATTCTGACAATCCCATTTTCTTCTTTCAGATTATTTGGTTGGTTTAAGAATCTAAACCAAAGATTCTGACTAAAATCATCTACATTGGCTTTCGGAACATCTTGACCAAAAAATTCCATTATTTTGGTTTTTAATCCTCTTTCATTAGCATACACGTCAGGTGTTATATTAGATGCCAGATATTCTCTAAGTTTTACAAACGGACCAATTTTACTCCATAATGTTTTTGGTTGTTTGTCTCTTACATAATTTTTAGTCTTCTTTGCCATTTTTTTCTTCCTCCTTCTTAAATTTGTGGTAAGCACCACAAACCTTATCAACTAACCATCCCATCAGACAGGCGGCATGCTCATCTCCTCCGACTTCAAAACCGTAATCCATATTAAGATACTTACAATAAATAGAAAGACCGTGCAGGCATTCGTGTCCTATGGTTCTAACATCCATATCAGACAGCGAATGAAATAAGAAACATATTTCTTTCCTGTGATTGGTTCGGTTTCCTACGAAAATAGTTCTGCCACCATAATCATCAGTCCACCCCTCCCAGCTCTGATCTTCTACTTCCAGGTTGGCGAACGTCTTAACTATATACTCTTCATCTGCTCCAAGCAATACCCTTACATTATAGGGGTATATATCATTTTTATATAATACTTGTTTCATAACAAACTGTTTTTTAACAAAGGTAAATAAAAAAAGCCGAAGATATACTCACGTACTTCTTCGGCTATACCTTTAAAGCTAAAACTTTTTTACTATGGAAATTACATTTGAAGCAAAATCAATGATTATATTTTTATTTTCTTAATTTCCTCAATCATATTCTTATATCCGCAGAACTTGCTGTTAATAACATCGAAGATAGATTCTGACCAGCCAGCTATGTTCAAGATATTAGATCCTCTGTAAAACATCTCACTTCCATATCCTTGAATAGAAATAGAAACGATTTTGCAATTTGGATTCACTTTCTTGAACCCTTTCAAAAGTTCAGCGAATTTGCCATATCCATAACTGGAACTTTTCTCCCATACAACAGATTCACCGTCTCCTATCTGCATATCTGAAATAACGTACAAGTTATCTACTTTGATCTTATCTTTAACGCACTTATCTAAAAACACAAAAAGACCGTTTTCTGTAGCACCACCGCATTCTCCTCCGTCAGTAAAAGATTTTTTGTTATTCCATAAAACACCTTTACTTCTATCATATTCGTAATTGATAAGTTTGTCACCAAACATACCGATAAATACGTCAGGAAGCACAGAAGCAATCATACAGCCAAATAAGTTACCAATGACAGCCGTACTTGTTTTGCTAAAGGCAGACACCTCAGAAGATCCTCCCATATCTCCACGTACAGAGCCAGAGTGGTCAATCAGGATAGCCGACCGCCCCTCCAATACCGGCAGGTTCTTGCAGGAGATGGTTATGGCTTTCTCCAACGCATCTAAAATCTTATCTTTATTACGCGCTGTTAATTTAGCACGTTTTTTATCCGACTCAAATACAATATCATTATCGGAACCATCAGTGCCCATATTTTCAACCTCTTTGAAAGCTGAAGCAAAACGGAAAGGAAGCATCTTCGAATTAAGTACCTTCTCTTCTATTGTAAGCTGCCTACAAACTTCATCTATTTGATCAGGTGCGTATTTGATTATGTTTATAAGGTTACGAACCATATTAAAAATAGGCATACCTTTTACATTAGAAACCACGTCTCGAATAGCGTCACCTAAAGCTTCTTTCTTTTCCTTATTGTCTTTCTTATCCTGTCCGGCTTTAGACATTTCTTTTTCAAGAATCTTACTTTCGTATAATCCAGACAAAGGCCGACCTTCTATAAGGTACTGGAAAGCCGTTTTGTTAGCCTGATTGCCTTTAGGGTGAAATAAGTTTACGAGGTCAACCATAGTAATGACCCTACTGTCCATCTTGTACTTGTCAATCCGATACGGATCAAGACCCTCCAAAGCCGTCTTAAATCCTTTCTTAATAGCGCTGGATATACCTCTTAACTTCTTTGGATTTTTGTCGTTAAGAGCCGCATAGCAGCCAAGGATTTCGCTCATATCATCAGGACGCATAACGATCTTATTATAGAACCTTGAAGCCCATTCCTTACCCGATGCTTTGCTGGCAAGGACAGAAGCCATAAGATGCGTTACTGACCTAAGCTTTCCTTCTTTCCTTACATACAATGCTGTTTGTGCTGCAAAATACGGATCCACCTGATCCATAAGGTTCTTAATTCTTCCTACTTTATCTTTTTCTTTCTCATAATAAGAATCAGATAACATGGTAGTCATTACCGTAGATACCAACTCTTCTTCTGCGTTAGGCTTATACGCCTTCTCTCCCATGTGATTCACGATCGTAGGTTTAACACCTTCATCCTTTTTGTTAAACTTTCCCATTTGTTGTTGTTTTCTTTAAAGTGTTATACAAAAAAAGCAGTGATATTACTACCACTGCTTGAAAAAAAATATATCAAAATGAATACTCAATGAGGGAAAAGCTGAAGTTAGTGTAAACAATGAAATAATGGATTTGAACCATCGACCTATACTTTAAAAGAGTATCGCTCTATCCATCTGAGCTAAATTCGAAGTAACTAACCCCATCACCACTCATTAGTTTTTATATATTTCAAACAGAGGAAAAACGGAGCCGGACAAAATGAAAATATTGGATTCGAACCAATGAAAAGTATTATTACAGAATACCGCGTTATCCACTACGCTAATTTTCGAAGTAACCGAACTCCTCACCATCTATATATTTTATTAAAACAGGGAGAACCTGGAATGTGTTTTAATATGAAAGGAGGTTTTGATCTCCCAACTGATCTAATTTTTCTTACATGAAAAATATAGGACTCGAACCTATGACACAAACCGAAGTATCACCTTCCATCACCACTGTCTTACATTATAATCTCTCTTGATTACGATGTAAATATAGACACTAAAATATGATTTACAAATTAAAATGATTTAAAATGTATTAATTTGGATAAATTATTTTAGAGTCATAATTGGATTACCCCATCTCTTTTTCCACTCTTTACCTAAATACATTCTTAATTCCTCGAATGAATGAACAAACTCCCCATCGATTATAGCTCCGACTGCATTCTCTATTGATATTATTTCATTTAACTCATTCTTCGTTGCAAAATTTCTAATCCCATCTTCATGTTTATTGAAAACAATAAAATTTATGGCTTTGGCTACTATTTTTATCTTATCAGATAATTCGCTTTTGTTTTTTATTAAAGAAGAAACAGACTTGCACATCTTAATGTAAGCTTCACCAGCTATATTTCTATTTTCTATAAAGTTGTCGGTAAGCCATAATATAACCTTAGCATATATTTCAGGATCTAACTCTAAGGCTATCATGACGAAAAAATACGGATTAACAAACCATTTTTGATCTTTTCCTTTTCCTCTCCTGTATGCCATTCCGTATTTCTTCAAATCAGTTAATTTACTTATATTCAATGAATTATCTTTGAGTGTATGATATCGTACAGTACAAGACAATTCATTGATATTCAATTCTTTAATTAATGCATTCATTTTCTCTTGAAAAGACGACGTAGACATTAAATGGTCGAGTCTTTTAGGCTCCAACCCCATAGCCGCTCTTTTCTGTGACAATACATCCATAACCTCTGTTATACACACAAAACCATCTTTTGACATAACAGAAATGTTTCTACCTAATAATTCTCTACTTTCTGATTGTAATAATACGTTACTTTTCATAATTTTACACCGTTTTATTGTTAATAAATAAGCGCCTACCTGTCCGCGATGGATCGATAGGCGCTACAAATATATTCAACTATTATTAAATCACAAAATAAAAACTACTTATTTTCAACTTGTTAAATATTGTAATTTATCTATTCTTAATCTTATCTTCAGAAATCAACCACTGGAATATGATTTTCCGGTTACTAATTACTTTCTTTATCCTCATCAGCATCCAACTTCCCCTTAACCTATCCAGCCATGACCGTCTGAAATTAAGAGCATCAGGATTAACTGACTTATTTATATCGTTATCGTCCTTGATCCAGATAGGTGTTTCAGATCGGTCATCGTCAACCCTGTTGAAGAAGTCATTTAACTTATGTCTTCTATATACCTCAGTATCCAGGACCTCAGTATAGTCGCCTACGATCTTCGGATATGATATACGTTGTGCTAAATTATTCTTTTCTTCTGGAACAAGATGAATTTCGCCTGAGTTGTTTGTGTCGTTGTAGATAGTTATCGTATCTAAACCTACTTTCCTGTCAAGAGTGTAATTCACATCATCGACGTATTTCCTTGCATCAAGCTCGTATTCTACAGAAGCCAGCGTAGAGCCATTATATTTCTCTTTTATCGGCACTTCTAATATAAATGGATATGTTGCTCCGTAGAATGTCTGGAAGCTCTTATTCGTCAGCAAATGGCTCCATAAACCACCTTCTTTGTCTGATGCCGGGAAGTTTATTCCTGTCTGGAAATATTGTTGGTGTTCTATATAATAGTCAGGACAGAACGAATAATAAGAAATCCATTCTTGTTTCAGACACGAATATCCGATAGTGAACGACACGTCCTTGAAATATTGTTCGTCCTTTAAAGATATTTCCTTATCGTTTGACAGCACCTCTGTTTCATTGTATAAGAACCTTCCACCATCATATTTGTAATATGCCGGGTTCTTAACAGGTATATAATCTTTTTTCGTGATAAGTACTCTCTTATACCTGTTATCCCATCCAAGAGACAGACCAAGACCGATAAATTTATTGTCTGTATCTTCTTCTGTCATCTCTGTACCGGTTAAGATATTAGTTATTCCGTATCTAAGAATCTTGAACGGAAGATGACGCTTGAGCCAATGTCTGATACCTACACTAAGTTCCTTAAGATTACGTCCGTTCGGATCGGTCATAAACACCTGTGCTCTTTTAGTATCTACCCAGAAGTGACCAAATTCTGAACTAATTATTTCAGTGCTCTGGGTTCCAGAATAACCAAGGTCGGTCGTGTTGTACTCCAGAGGTCTGGACGCGAACAGACCGCCGGTGCCCATCTCGGCCTGCCCTGGGGAGGTGCGCTCCTTGATTACGTCTATGGCGTTATGGAGTGAAACCTGGTCCTCGAATCTAACAAGAATCTGATCGGATTCAATACGCTTCATGTGAATAAGCTTCCCGTTGCTGGTTGGAAACTCATGATAGTCCATAGGCTTGTACGTCAGCCACGGATCTGTTTGGCTGTTTTCAGATACGTCAGCCCTACTCCATATAACACCATTAGGACGCTGGTAAGCACAGTCATAAAAACGTCGTTCGTATGTTGCCGGCAATACATTTGGTGTTAGTGTCATCCTCGACGAATAGATAGGACTTATCTTGTAATCATTGTCCCTATGGATAGACACGTTCTTTTCTTGTGTCCACCAAACAAAATCTCCTACTTTTGGATAGAATAATTCATGAGACTGAGGGCCCTCTAATCTGAAATTACAATTTATTTCAGACTCTACAAGGAACTGAGGAATACCATAGAACCATGTATAAAATCTGCCATCTACATACTTACCGGAGGTATCACCATTCAATTCATACAAGCTCTTCCTGTTTGGGTAAAAAGCATATTTTCCTTTATTAGATGATGTCCAACTATTGAAACGTTCGTTATCTATCGTCTCAAGAGCATCTTCCCCTGTATCATAATTAACAAAATATCTTGGATATCCTACATTTCTATAATCCATGTAAGGGAAAGGTATCATATCTCCAATACCAAAAGCACTATTATAAAAAACAGGAAATTTTCTCTTTAATGAAAATCTGGTTATCACCGTATCACCACCGAACATCAGTTTCTTTTCATTAGTGAAAAATCCACATCCACCTATGGAAATCCATTTTATATCTTCTATTTGACCATATTGATCCGGCCTATATCGCATAAGTCTCATATACGGAGAACAGATGTACGATACTGTTTTGGATTGCTCGAATGTTCTTCCTGCTACAACATCTCTTCCAGCAATAACCAAATCATCTATGCGGCTACTGTCGTAATTGTAAACATAGTTCGGATATTCCAATAAATATTTCGATTTACCATATCCTTTTTCACCTGGATCACCAAATGATAAAAATAACGAAGATTCACGATCTATATTATTAACAAATAAGAATCGTCCCTCATTATCGTTTTTACCGGTTCCCCATTTAGATGACATACTGGCATCCATCATAGGATATACACCGGACTTCATGTACTTAACAGAAGATAAACCACGAGCAAAATTTCGTTCATACTTATCCTGGTCCGTTATACCTATCATTGAATTATATAATCCTACAGAAGTATAATACCATGCATGATTACGTCTCGGTCCATTGTTTATAAACGTATTAAGCCAATCATAACGGTACTTACCGTACAATATCGGGCCCTTAGCAAGAGTTTGACTGATGGTTGACACCATTGAAGAAAACAGCATGGCCACACTTAGATTCGTTAGGAATCCTCCTCCGGTAAGACCGGCCGACCCTCCTATGTATCCAGACTGAGCCCTTATCTGAAGCTCTTCTGCTATCATAGCGGCTATTGTGGCACTTGATTCAACTGCGGCAAGTGACGCAGCCATCGTATAAGCGGCAGGACCTAATATAGTCCATTTTGGATGATCTTCTACAGGTACAAAACTGCCTACAGACATTCCTCTTTGAAACCCGTCTATACATACTTCATTTGGAAGTTCGGGCTTGTTAAAATAAATATCAGGCGAACAGAATGAATACCACACGTTCCCTCCTTTGTCGAAAGGATGGGATATAAACTCGTCTCTTTTGCCAGACGTATAATTATATTGATCTTGTGATAGGTCATTATATGGGTAATTAGGATAGATATTTACATTACCATCGTCTCCTATGTATCTAAGCATATCGTAGGCCAATCCTGAAGCCACAACCGACCTATTTAGCCTCCTATCTCCACGATACAGTTCATATCCTACAATCGTATCTCTTTGTTGTTGCGTAATCAAACCAGAATCCACCGCAAAATCCAAAAATACTTGTATGGTGTTCTCATCCACCATAATACCTACCGGATATATTTCAGAAGCTATGTCATATCCACGTTCATCACTGTTCATAAAAGGTATATGCTTGTTATCTGGGAACCGGTAATGACGTATAGGTTGTTGGCAAAATACGGTAGAAGTATCTACTCCTCCATAAGAATGGCCCTTGAAATAAGATAATCCATTTTTGTCTGACAAAGGAGCACCATAATATTCTGTTAACTTATTCATAATATTAGAATAAGCTTCTGTTTTTTTTGGATCATCATAAGATCTACCTGTGTCTATTTTCATCCTACTACTATCATAAAGTTCAAAATTAGCAGGATATTTCTCAGATGATTCCCAATATGCAAAATCCCCGTATTTATAAGGACGAGGCTTGCAATTAATAGGCCTATCTCCACATGTCTGACATTTAGATGCAAATACTACCGTCGATCTTAATGTTATTGAATCAACAGACAAATCAACCTTATTTATTTCTTTTTCTCTTACACCAAAAATATAAGGATATATGGTTTTACCTGTAGCAAAAGCGACTCCAAGAATAGCACGGGAAGGCTTCTTTCCTTTTTCTTCCTCTTCTTCTGGGGTATCATAATTTTTATAAGAACAAAATTGAATTTGTCTAAACGTCATTATCCAAGGAACCGCTACAATAGGAGATTCTATTGTAACATAAAAATAATTTTGACCTATAGAATCAAAAAACTCTTCATTTATTTCTCCGAAAGCCGGTCTTGCTATGTTAACAATAACGGAATGAGATGATTCATACTCAGGTCTATCAAATTCAACTGGTACTATTCCAAGAGGGGACCATGTTTCAACATCCTTCCAAAAAGAAACACGAACGTAATTGGTAGACACAGCATCCATTATGCCATCTACCTTTCCAAGAGCTTCAAGATAAAGAACTTTGTTCTCGTCTTTATAACCTTCTATGTCCCACTCTTCTGGTCTATTAATCCTAATAAATCTTGCATTTGTCATTACATTTCTGACAAACTTCCATACCACAAATTCAGATGCGAATCCAATATTAAGCTTATCCCCTGTAGGATTATTAAATGTAGCATTGTTTACATACCCTTCAAATTTCCAATCAGTTTCATCTATACCGGTATCCGAATTTTTATATATCATATCTTGCAACTTCTCAGAAGCTTCAGGCCAAAATTGCTCAATACAATACCTGGGTCCGTTCTTTGATCTATACTGATTATTTATGACTGTACTGGTAGATCTACCGGCTCGCCAATCTCCTACACCATTTATCTTTTGGCTCCATCCATCTATATGAAGAATATAACTTCCAAGAAGATAATTATAATTCTGAAAGTTGTTATAATCAGTTCTTGACACAGTAGGATCAGAGCAATAACTCTCAATATAACATCCGCATGTACAAGGCATGGTATCTAATACGTATATAGCATCAGACACGGTTTTTAAAACAGATCCAGGTTGTAAGTATGGATAAAACTCAGAACAAAGGTGTTGATTGCCATCACCTGATATGCTGCCGGCGCTATACCCAAAAAATGCTTCCTCCATCCATTCAGATAAAGAATCCATTGTCTCGTAATTAAACAACACAGAATACTTATTCTGATTTTCTCCTCCTGTGGTATATAGATAATCTGTAGAGACGTGTTCCATTTCGCTAAGAACCTTATAGATATAATCTTCTACAAGGCCTGTTATTAGTGAAACTGGAGCTGACAATATAGATTCTTGACGATGAGGGACTTCGCAGTCTCCTTCCATTTCTGGTAACCTAATATGATCAATTGGCTCCATATAATCCTGTGTTCCATCTTCTCTGTATTTGGTAGCTATATCACATATCTGTCTTTCATTGTTTCCATTCTCCTTATTATTACAAGCTACAAGACCTATATTTTCAGACAAATAATTTATAGGGGTTCCTACAATATCATCATAATCGATAATAAATCTTAATTTCCCTTTAAAAGTAGCGAAATTGCTTTCCACTATAACAGTTTGACCTACAGTAGCCGGGTTGTTACACTCTTTCTGTTCTTCATCTATAACAACCGCATCGTCGTCAATCAATACCCCATCTCCTGCCGTATTGCTATACTGCCATACATATTTCCTATCAACACCTGAGCAATCCGGAGCATATGCGTTTATAGACTGGTATGGGATACTGTCTTTGTTCATTTCCTCTCTTGCCTTATCAGAAGGTGGGGGAACAAGAACGAATGCTGGAGTTTTATAACCAGTAGATGTCTTAAACGAGATAGAAAACGGATACACTTCATTCCTCATATATCCCACATACAACGAACAAGCATTACCATCCTTATATAAATCTTCGTGGGCTACAGACGCCTGCCATTTCAAGAAATGACCCATGAGGGAAACTACAGGCTGTAAATTCCATTCTTTTTCTGCCGTAAGACCATATTGAAGAAGACGGTTTCCGACTGACACTATTCCTCTTGATGTATTATATATGGCTCTTTTTAAAGAAATATGTTCAAATGTTGTCCTCTTATTATTAAGATCAGAATAATAGTATATGGTCTTCTCTGTAATAGGATGAATACCTTCTATAAAATAATCCACTACAGGTTGTGTTTCACCATTATATCCAACAGTGTTTTGAATAACAGCTACCTTGTAATGGCTAACTTGCCTATCCAGATTAGACACCTTAAGTCTTATACCAAGATTAGTTCTTTCTCCCCATTTACCATCATTTATCCTAATATATTGCTCATCAAATACATGAACAGGGTTAGTCAATGAAGTATAGTTAGTTTTCTCGTTACCAAATTCATCGCACAAGGCCACAGCAAACTGATACACGCCCGCACGCAGGCTGCCCCCGTACTCTATCTGTACCGGCTCTACGCATGGCTGGTCCAGTAGCGGAAACACCCTAAGTTTCTCACATGCCAGAAAACAACCATTCTCCTGCATGAACTTTTTCCTATCGTATTCTTTATCGCATATCTTATACCCATGATAATGATACCATATATCACCTTCATCATCAGGAGTCAGAGCCTTGTCTACAATAACATACCTGGGAGGATTATAATCGTCAGTCCAGTAAATACATTTCCCACATTTCTCTGTCTTTATTTCTATGGTTTTTATAGGATGATAGATAGAGAACTTAAGGCACGGATCTTGCTCGTTGTCTTCCAGCAAGGTCTTCATGCCAGAACACAACGACTCCGATCCTTCTACCATAGATTCTATATCGGAATCGGATAAGATACTTGTATCGGATTCAGGCTTGAAATAAGTTATTTTAGATACGCCTGTTTCAGGATTTGTTATAAAAAAATAGATATTGCCTGAAGTAAGATCATTCTTGTAACCAATAACTTTAAACCCATCGAAATCAATGCATTTAAGATTACTATGCTCGTTAGATCTCATCCCAACATTACCATCCTCGGATTCGATGTTGGCATTCAAGGCAAACGTATAATGCTGATCCGTAAGACTCGACGGATGCAGATCGCGATTCATACCTGTTTGAGGAACCGCTATGTTTCTGTTATCTTCTAATGCCATTTTATAACTGTTTGTCACAAAGATAACAAAAGAGAGGTGATTATATACCAATTTACACCAGTACATTTTGACGCTTCACCGTTCCAGCTAATGCCGACAACTCCACGCCCCCTTCCCGGTTCACCACCGGTGTCTTGTTAATATTTTCTTGGGTTAGAAGATTCTTCTTTTCCAACCCAAATCTTTTAATATTATTAGCTGCAAGCAAATCACGATCATTGACGGAACCACATTCAGGGCAAGTCCATACACGATCCGATAACTTAAGATCACGATGTATGTATCCACATCCGCACATCTTAGAACTCGGCTCAAATCTTCCAATCCGAATTAAATTAACACCGCGCCAATCCGATTTATATTGCAACATCCTGAAGAACTCGCTCCATGATGCAGAAGCAATACCCTTAGCAAGGCAATGATTTTTCAACATACCTCCTACATTAAGGTCTTCTATGATAATAGTTTGGTTCTCACTTACTATCTTCTTACTGACCTTATGTAAGAAATCTTGTCTACGGTTTCGAATCCGTTCATGACAGACGGCAACATCATGTTTTGCCTTCTTCCATCTATTGCTTCCCTTATGTTTGCGACTGAACCTTCTTTGCAAGCATCCTAATCTTTTCTGCGCAGATTCAAAATACTTCGGATTACTAAAAACCTGCCCATTGGAAAGAACAGCGAAATCCTTGATTCCTACATCGATCCCTACTGTCGTATCGGAATCGATAACAAACTTGTCAGGATTAGGGATACCGTCATCTATTAAGACACTTGCATAGAACTTACCGGTTGATGATTTAGATATTGTTATCGTACCAATCTTTCCTTCAAAGGACCGATTGGCAAAAAACTTTATCCAACCAATGATAGGAATCTTAACTCTGTTGTTTTCAAAATCAAACTTAACAGAATTGACATTCTTAAAAACGTTTTTGTTTCTATGTTTGGATTTGAATTTTGGGAAACCGGTATGTTCTCTAAAGAATTTGGTGAAGGCACTATCCATACAGCGGATAGATTGTTGCAAGCATTCATTAGATACTTCATTTAACCAGAGATGGTTATCATCTTTTTTGAGTAACGTTAGCTGCTTGCATAAGTCAACCGCTGACAAAGATCGTTTTTCACCCTGATAAGTTTTAATTTTCAGATCAAGAGCCCAATTATAGACATACCTACAACAGCCAAATGTCTTCTCCATTTGGACAATCTGTTCCGGTGTAGGATCTAATCTATATTTGTAACCTTTAATCATTTCCTTATCAGTTTTATGATACAAAATTATCTTATTAAAATAAGACACATACTATTTTACTTTATGTTTTACAACATGATTGGTGTAAAATTGTATATAATTACCACTTATAATTTATATCTTTTACCCCTAATCAAAACAGTGCCATCACCACCAGCTCCAGAAAAAACCATAGAGTATCTGACGCCGCCGCCTCCGCCGCCATAACCTCCGCCTCCTTTACCGGATCCTTTTGTTGATCCTCCTGTACCAGATCCTTCACTATAATCGGATATTCCGCCTTGGAATACTACTCCGGTATTGGTTTCTCCGCTTCCACCACCGGCATTTCTTTTACCGCCGGATTCTCCAAAATCTCTGGTAGTATGACCTTGACCTTTGATTACTCCATACTCTTTTCCATTAGTGTTTCTACCATCCGAAGCACCATCTTGTGTATATGATGAACTGCCGGCACTACCACCATCTCCTCCCTTGTGATCATTAGCTCCCTTTCCTCCATTTGCTCTATAAGACGAGCTCATGAATTGAGAATAACCACCATCTTCACCAGGATAATTTTGTTCGGTTTGATAAACTTTTGCTCCTCCTTTTCCTACTATTATAGAAATAGATTGACCTGGTTTTACAGCAATAGCTTCTCCGTCTTTCCAACCTTTGCTATCAGATTTGAAGGTCTTGGTATAACCACCTCCACCTCCGGCAGAGCTACCGCTACCTCCGCCTCCAACTAAAAAAACGTCTACGAGAAAACATCCATCAGGAACTACCCATGTGTAATTACCGGCCGGATAAAACCTTATAAGAAAGTCTTCAAGCTCCCTGTTTTTATATTCGAATCTCCTCCTCATAATTTACATAAATATATAAAAAAAATCATTGTGATATATACTACTCTCTGTTGCAGAAGTAATACAATCAACATCTTCATCTGTATTATTAATAAGATCTCTCATTCCATCGTATCTATTAGAAAACATAAAAACGTATCTCTGGTTATTTATCTGGAACTTGTATATAATGCTCTGTTGTTCACTTGGAGCAGGATATGGGTCAAATCTAATCCATATTGTCATTGGTTCGTAACCGGTAGAGGTACTTGAAAACGAAAAAGAAACTGAACTCTGAGTATGAATATTAAAGGCTGTTCCTTCTCTAAACTGATTCAGTACACTATTTATCTTATCCTGGCTAATTGTATCGGATTTGATTTTATTCATTAAATCAAATAATCTGATTCTATCTCCAGGCTCTATTTCTGTTTCTACACAATGATAAATAGCTCCATTACCAGATCTTCGTTCTTCAAAATATCTTCTCCTACTCACGATAATACTCCTTTCTGTAATATTTCAAGAAACTAAACCCTTCAGACTCCTCTCTAAAATAATCATGCCGATTCCAATACTTTTCTAAGTTATATGCTTCTCTTTCAAATACGATATTATGATACGCCTTGTCATGATCGCGATACATGCACAACCTAATCAGGTACTCAATTAAATACCATGCATAGTATAAAAATATCGGAATAAGGGACAGCCACAGCATCCACCATCCTACATTACCGAATAAGAGACATAATCCTATTGTAAGCAAAGACACGAACATACCAAAATAAAATAACGTATGATACTGATTACAATGCACCTCCTCATGATATTCGGTTCTCAATGATACAGCATCGCTTTCGGTAAATACGGCTCCAAATAACATAATTGTTTTGTAGCCGTCAATGAACGTAAATAACTTAGCTATTTTTGATTTATAATATATTTTCATTGTTAAAAAATATTTTATACCAATTATACAAAGTTAAAAACTCTATAGGAGAATTAACTCCATCCCATTCCCATTCATTAAGGTAGGACTCTAAGCTACTTCCATCAACACCTTCACATCCATGAAGAAAAACCAGATGAGGCATAAATAATTCTCCCCCTTCCAAAGATTTGTTAAACTTATTAACAAGCCTCTTTCTGAACTTAGGGCCGTACCATGATTTTTCATTTGTGGATCCAAGACAATAATAAGAATTATTCTTAACCTTAATACCAAACCATTTACATACGTATGGATGATATACTCTATCTGCTAAGAATATAAATGGTTTATACCATAGGCAATGCCAGAATGTACTGCACTCGCCTCCGAACTTCTTAAACGCCCATCTGAACCCTCCTGAAAAATACCAGTTGTTGGCCCCTCTCTTAACCTTAACTTTGTATTTAAGATTCTTGTTACGGTTGCTAACCCTATCCCACGGCTTGACCTTATCGGTATCCATATCAGGAAGGAATGTCCAATGATGAAGCAAGGCGCTGTAATAAGGATTGTATATCTTGTGTCTGTTTCTAATAACATACTCAAAAATATCGTATCCTGCTTGCCTGGCTTCTTCAAATCCTTTTTCTGACAAGAAAGCTAATATAGGAGCCAGATTCCAGATCTGATCTTGTGAAGTGAATGGGGAGAAGCACGGATCTTCGTCTTTTAACTCTATACCATTAGTGTACCCGGAACTTATCTTGGTAAGACCGAATTTGCTTGCATCTTCGCTATGGATATCGTCTCTTAAGAAAAATCCTTTTTCGAATTTGAAATAAATACCTTTATTGTTATTAAAAAATAGATCATAAGTAGTATCAGCAAGACGAGTAAGTACCAATATGGCATTACGAACATCATCTTCTGTCTTATTACCGAGAACCATTTCCGTGTATATAAACTGGAGATAATGAGCCAGGTTGATAGTTCCGTCGCCGACCCAGCCTACCCCGTTCTTCACCGACGACAGTGGGATGCACGAGGCCTGCTCTGTGTAGCTGGAATCATAAACGAAATCCCTATAGAAGACTTCTTTTATCTTATCGTATTTACTCCACAGATCTTCCATGCCATTACCCTATTACGATTACACAATCTCGTTTTTCTTTATTGTAGACCATCGTACCCATCTTAGTGTACAAACCTTTTATATTTTGGTAATTGGTTTCACCATGAGCCAAAACGTTGGTAGTGATACTGTCGGAGTAAACTTCTTCGCCGCCTTCGTTAATGAAGTTAAATCCTTGTTTAACCATCTCTCCTCCGAGGTAGGCTGTAAAAGACACAACGACATTTCCTCGCCCTCTATTTCCATACCAATTACCATAGATATCAGCATTGATATTAGGCTCCGACTCGTCCATTCCAGGCGCTGATAGCAAGGTCTTCATCTTAATAAGTGCCCCTTCGAGTCCTGACTGCATGTTATCACCACCATAAATAAGGTAATCACCTACCTGTTGTTGGGTAGTAGCCCACTGCTTACTCCATCCAACGTATTTATTATCTACATCTGAAATGCCTGTATTGGTGAAACCGGTTGCAGTATCAAAATCGGAACCGTCTTCCGATTCCCATCCGTACCTAAGAACAAGATAATCGAACTCAGGAATTACAACAACCTGCTCGCCGGCAGCTTGTGTGATTGTAACACTCTTACTCTCTCCACCAGCCGTTACCTTAGCTACGCCTCTACGATCTTCAGCTACCGGATTAGGGCCGGCTGTGAAGATGATGTTTGCCGGTCCTATGCCTCTCATTTTGTCGGCGATTACTATTTCGCTTGCTTTAACCTCTAACATCTTATTTCATTTTAAATATTTCAAATACATATATCCAGCTCAACAAAAATACTACCGGGCAGTACATTGTCTCTACCAAACTCGCATCTCCTTTAAATTGCCTGATTGACCAAACAATCATAGATGCAATAACGCCAGACAAGTATATAAATAAAACTACCTCAATCATACCAATTTAAGTATATTATCAATTACAGGATATGCCTTAGAATAAATCTCAAACTCAGCACGGCGCCGTCTAAGAGGTTCGTACATGCCTTTCAATGTCATACCCATCATCTTAAGTTCGGTCTTAGCATTTTTCAGCTTAACCAAATCTTGCTGTGCATACAACTTAAATAAATCGGCAGCACCTTGTGCTTCTCCATTATACATCAGTTCCTCAAAGAATCTCATCTTTACAAAATTATCTACATAATCCAAAACCAGGCCTTGAGGCGTATCTGGTATAATTATATTAGATTCTCCGTCAAAGGGAAGAGACCGATACTGCATGTAAATAGGTCCATCGAAATTAGCATACAGGAATCCGTTTACGATATTTATCTCATACGGACTATCCTTTATTGCTTTATTCCGGCATCTACTCAAACAAGAATCACGAAGCATAGGCTTAGCAAGACCTAACATTACCGGCCGGTCATAATAGCAACGAACTTCATGATCGCGATCATGAACATTGATATAAAATTTTTCAACTATCACTTTCTCGCATTCGTCTTTACAACATTCATCGCAAGAACACCACCTATAACTTCTTTCGGTACGTTCTTTCCAGGCTATTGTATTTTGAAGTTCTGGTATCACCGTATCACCTTCCGGCACCTCATATCCTTTAAAATCGCATTTAAAAGCCAGAATAAGATCAAAGTAATCACCAGGCATACGGGCCTGCCCTCGCTTGACATCCACTACCGCTTCTTTGCGCATAGTAATATCGCCTCCAAACTTCTTCAGGGCAATTTCTACCCATTTGTAGATGGATACCTCATCTATCAGATCACGCTTGTCAAATGATCTTAAAGACGATTTTAACTCTATGATATAATTTTCGACTGTCATCTCTTAAAAAAAATGGAGGACAGGAAACAAACCTGACCTCCACAAAGATATAAATAATATAACTAACACCCTATTTTGAAGATTCAAAAGTTATGGCCTTCAAACTTGCCATAGTTTAGAAACGTATTTCTACATTTCCCTTTTATACCATTAAGTGTAACTTCATATCCGGCTCCTGTCATGTAGATGGTTTGCTGATTAACTCTTTCCCCGGAATATTTGTCAACAAAATATGATCTGTAAACACCAAACTTATTTTTGACAATATCACTGTACAGCTCCCATCTACCCTGCCCATTTCTGAACATGAACTTGACTTCCTCAAGAAACAAACGAAGATTCTTTTCTGCGATGATGATTCCATTCTGCTCAAGCTTCTTCGCCACATCTCTGATTAGCCACATATTTTCATGATCAACCTTCTTAAATGACTCTGCAAACTCCACATCGGGACGCTGCTCTTCTATGGTCTTAATCGCCTGCTGTCTCTCCGCCTCTGCTTGTGCTCTCTCGGCTATGGCTCTATTCTTAGCATCAATCTCATCAGCTAATGCTCTTAATGCAGATGGATAGTCTTTCGGTGTTATAGAATAGGAACCGGTTTTTCTTATAGAGGGTAGGACTTCAGATGTTACCCATTTCTTGAATTTTTTAGCAAAATCCATCTTTGATCCAAAAATTAGGCTATACAGTCCAGACTCATTGATTATCAGTATTTTAGTGTTTGGAGTGTAGGGACGGAACGTTTCGTTCCACCCTTGAGTATCAGGTACTTTCATTATTAGTCTATCATCTTCATCAACGTGATCCCTTATCGCTTTTCTCGGATTAGTGTACCCTAAAAATGAAGCTATAGGAGATCCTATAAAATACGGTTCTTCGTCAATAATAATAATTTTTAGCTCTCCAAAATCTGAATTTTTGAAAGATGATACGGTTTTAACCTCTTTGCTAAATTCCATTTCGTTGGATTCCGACGTCAAAATAATGTTACTGTTCTTCGCATTGTTTTGAAAATTGCTTACATTTGTTCCCATAATAGGAATTTTACTTTTTATATCCGCCAGCCTGAGAAGGTAGACGGATATGCAAATATAGCGATTAACCTATATCAATAAAGGGTAATCGCTATATTTTTTTTACATGTTCCTATGATTGAGTTCTCGATCTTCGAAAACTCTCTTAATCTGGAAATCTTTAAACACTCTTCTTTTAGCAAGTATTTCATTATACATAAATCGGTATCTTCGTCCTTTATTCATTTTAACCCTTAACTTCTTTTTCAAGCTATCTTGTATTACAAAATGGTAATATCTTTTAGAGTCTGCGAAATCCATAGCCAGGTGGTTGTAGAGGTAGCCGTTGGTTCCGAGCCTGCTCACGATGTCCAGGTCCCGCCTGACGGCAAAGCGCTGCCCCGGTATAAGTACATGGCATAAGTATCCTACGTTATCTACGTAAACACCGGCATCAGCTTCCACATAATGTTCTGATACGGTTTTCCATATAATAGACAACAGCCTTAAAACCTCCCCTCTGTCTCTTATCATGCCTTTCTTAAAACCATTCTTTCTCTTCATAAGACGATGGTAGTAAGCTGCAAAATACGGTGATTGTATTGATGTTCTTTTCATGTCACTAAGTTATATAAAAATGGGTCTTGGTTTCACAACTAAGACCCAAATAAAGATAAATAATATTTTATTATTGAACAATTTGACTTTTCTGATTGGAATCAAGATTCGGATTTTCATCAATAGGAATCTGTAGCCTGAATGCTACTTCCTTTATCGTCTCTGCCACTACATACTCAATCAGCTTAATAGGGCAAATAAATTCGTATTCCCATTCAGATTCGCACCCTTTAGGTGTAGGATCGCAGGCCATTAACTCCAGCGCCTTCTTTCTTCTTGTTGTAAAGAACTCTACGTTAATAAGCTCTATATGAAAATCCGGTATATAAATATAGTCGTTTTCTACATAATAAAAAGGACGCCGTTCTTTAACGTATTTAGCATACGGTCTTTTTTGTTCATTACGATACGACTTTATTTCAGCGAACTTAAAAAATATGGTGTTATCTACGTTAGTCACCTTGGTAATAGCCGGTCTAAGGGCAGAATAAAGAAGTCCTGGAAGTTTATGCTTTGACCGCATAAGTGTATTACATAACGCAAATTCGGCATCGCAGCAAACTATTTTATCAACTTCAATCATCTCCAGGCAAGTAACGTAAGTTAGGAGCCGGTGGTCGCCAAGTAACGTCCCGTCATCCCACCTCTGGGCTGTATAAGATTCGGCTTTAGTTCTACCGATATTCAATATCCATCTCCGACTAACATGCGAATCTTTGTCAAGGGCATGAATACCGTTTACGACTCTTGATACAAATTCACCATTAGTGATCATGCTCCCCTCCTTTCTTTTGCTCTTGATTCTCTTGATTTAGCATTCAAGATCCTCATATAAATATCTCTTTCACTCATGCCGGATATGGTTTTTATAGCCTCATCCAACATAACTTTCGTATATAAAGGTTTAGGGAATCCCTTTATCTTAACCGGATCAGGAACTAACTTCGCCTTCCGATATTCATAAAATCTTTTAGAAGTTACATTAAGATAAGAAACAGCCTCTTCTCCGGTATAGTACTTAGCCGGATTAGCAAGCTGCGTCCATGTCTCAAGATCGTTGGCTGTAAGATGATCGCATTCCCCGCTTAAAAACATCTCCTTTATCTTATCGCATACCGCCGCACCGCTTTTACGCAGCGTTTCTGTCAGAATTTCTTTCATTTTCAAAACATCCTGTTTTAAACCTTAAAACAATAGAGGCAATGATTATCAAAAGAGTAACAGCCATAACAGACCACACTACGATATTGTGTTCAATAGGCATCTCAATATTAACCGTAACCCAGTCTACACAGATATTAAAAATCATACTATAGATCAATAACCTATGCCATATACAAAACCTGAACATTCTTGAAAAAGCCAAGAGAAATAGGTCCCATGATAGAGAATGACCTAATATCGGATACAGCCAATTAGTGATACTAAAAGGATAAAACTCATCAAAAATGCTGGCTAACATAATAACCTGCATCAACACAGGATAATACTTCACAAACGTCACACAGACATTCCCCTGTCCTTTGCTAATAAACTTGTTGCTCATAATATGTTGTTGTTATGTTATTAAAATGGGGAAGGCGATCAGCACCTTCCCCTGGTTTTCAATCACTTTTTAGTGCTCGTCTTCTTTCTTTTCATCTTGCCGCCAACACTACCGCCTTGACGCATTTTGGGTTTGTCCTTTTTATCAACTTCACCACCCTGACGAGCTTTCTTTTTACAAGCCATGATACTAAAAATTTAAAATTGAATGATGTGCAATATTAATCATTTTTATTCTAATAACCAAAATGAAATACAGCTTTATTGACATCCAAAATCCCATCTTCTATTTCCGCCTAAAGATTTATCTACTGTTATAGTGTCTGTGTATCCACTACCAGTATATATATGAGCCTTTCGAGTATTAGAACTACCCATTGTGCAAGTATATGAGATGTCAACATTATATGTTCCAAGAACTACTGGTTGTGATCCTGTGTTTTTATCCCAAGTGTACGAATTAGAACTATTTGAAATAACAACTGTCCAATTATCATACTCCGTACCACAACATGGTTTATTAAAAGCAGGACCAAAATTTACATTGATGGTTTCAGGAGATCCCTTCTGTGTAACAGTTAAAGTAACAGTCTTTCCAGATTCATTTTGAACAAAAACAATGTCACCAGATCTGGAAGAAGATGTTGTATTGGCAGATAATATCACCACAGCCTTCATGCTTTCAGATGTCTGGTTTCTGTAATCAACAGAACACCAAGAAGGTTTCGATTTAACAGAATATCCTATATATGAATCATTCTTAGTACTTATGATAACTTCTTCAATATTCTGAGATTCTCCAGTTACAGACCTTGACTTGCTCGTTTTTCCATCATGGAACTGAAATTCATATGGAGCATATCCGCAACTTCCAATAACATACTCTTCTTTAGTATCAGAATTTCCGCAATCATCGTAACGAATAAACTTAGTTTTGGTTCCATTACATCCATTTTCTTGCCAAGAACCGTAAGATCCGCAATTACAGCAATTTCTACAACTTACAGAATATTGACGATCTATGCTACCAGAGCAACTATCACGATAAGCATTGTACTGAGTATGACCTACGCAGTCTCCTGTTCCATAGTAATACCAGTTAGTACAAGACTTTCCACCTCCATTAACCCATCTTGTGTCGTTATAAGAAGAAGAGCATGGATTGGTGTCACGTTGTTGCTTCTGAGACGTACACCCGTCACAACGGGTGCTTCCGGTATCCGACCAAGAAGGTGTTGTGCTATCAGGCAAGCAATCAGCATTCTTATTAGCTACTGCCTGACCTTGGGAATTTACAGCATCTTGAGCCTTCTTATTAGCATCAGCTTGACTGATATTGGACGTAAATGGACCACCCACCTGATCTTGGGTTACGGTAACAGACGAACCATACTGACAGCTTCCGCAATTGTTTTTGGTGAAGACCTTACTTGCCTTACCGGTCCAAGTACAAGTGCCCTGTGCGTCAGCAAGAGCCTGACCTTGGGCCTCAACGGCAGCCTGAGCCTTACTATTTGCGTCTTCTTGACTTACGGTAGACGTAAAAGGACCGCCGGTTACATCATCTTGGTCTATAGTAACCTCAGATCCGACACCTCCATCAGCACACTGTTTTGTAAATTGCTTGCTATATGTTCCGGTCCAGGTACATACCTTATCTCCACCTTCTACCCAGCGTTCATCTGCTCCACCATAACATTCGTTGGTATTGACTTGCTTCTTATAAGATTTGCCTCCTTCACATTTGGTTTCAAGTGGTTCAGAATCTACCCATACAGGATCGGTGTTGTCCATTTCGCATGTCCCGTTCTTGTTAACATAAGCCTGACCTTGGGCTTCTACGGCTTCCTGAGCCAGCCTATTTGCCTCTTCCTGACTTTCATTGGAATAGAACGGTCCGCCTACCATATCTTGTGTTACACTCATCGGAACACCATGATGACATGATCCGCAATTGTCTTTTGTAAACTGCTTGCTATATACGCCTACAAACCTACATTTACCTTTTTGGTTAGCAATAGCCTGTCCTTGAGCTTTAACAGCTTCCTTAGCCTTATTATCAGCATCCTCTTGACTTACGAAAGAAATAAAAGGATTACCTTCAACATTAGCTTCACTTACCTCTACTTCCGTTCCCGAATCCGGTATCTCACAGTCGTTCTTCTGGAACGTTTCTGTATAATGACCGGTCCAGCTACAAACCTTATTTCCGCCGTCTACCCAACGTTCCTGATTATGGGTTTCAGAACATTCATTGGTATCACGTTGCTTTTTCTGAGACTTACCTTCGCTACATCTAAGTTCTTCCGGTTCTACGTCTTCCCATACAGGATCGGTGCTAAGTGGCGTACAGTTGCCGTTTTTATTAGCATAAGCCTGACCGCCTTCTTCTACGATCCTACGAGCTTCTGCGTCTGCTGCATCTTGGCTTTCTGTAGACGTAACAGGACTACCATTAACCATTTCGGCCGTAACCTCCATTTCTACACCCTTATGGCAAGCTTCACATTCAGGAACGAATCTCTTGCTGTAATGACCGGTATAGACCGTCATATTCTCACAATTACCCTTACTGTTAGCAATAGCCTGTCCTTGTTCTTTGACAGCAGCTTTAGCCTTGTTATTAGCATCATCTTGACTCACGGTAGATGTGAAAGGAGCACCAACAACATCTTGTTCGGTTACAGTAATCTTAGACCCTACCTGACCTTCATTACAATCGTTTTTGGTAAATTCTTCACTGTATTTACCAGTCCACGTACAATGGCCGTCCCGGTTGGCTATGGCCTGGCCCTGCTGCTCGACGGCAGCCTGAGCGAGCGCGTTAGCCGCCTCCTGGCTTTCGTATGAAGTAAAAGGACCACCGGTTACATCATCTTGGTCTACTGTTACCTGCGAACCTACGCCTTCTCCGTCGCAATTGTCTTTTGTGAATACCTTGCTATATACACCAACAAATTGGTTTTTATCTATGCAAGTGCCTTTCTTATTTGCAAGATCCTGTTTCTGTTCTTCCATAGCAGCCTGAGCGAGCGCGTTAGCCGCCTCCTGGCTTTCCCTTGATACAAAAGCATCCGGGTATCCAGCAAGATCCTTTTCAGTTAAATCGACAAAGCTTCCGGTCTGAGATTCAGCATCGCAATCATTTTTCTGAACACGAGCCGAAGCCTTTCCAACGAAATAATTTGGATCAGTAACGCATTCTCCATTCAGGTTTGCCTGATCCTGACCATTTTTCTCTATATCATCAAGAGCTTTCTGATCAGCATCTTCTTGACTTACGTCTGATGTGTATTTACCGGCTTCTACCGTGTAAGTGTAAGGTGTTCCGATAAACCCATCTTCGCAGTCATTCTTATAAAATACTTTCGACTTCTCTACGTTATACCATAAATTGGTTTCACAGGTGCCATGCTCATTAGCATACCCTGGACCTTCAGCTTCCAAGGCTTCCAAAGCCTTCTGATTAGCATCTTCCTTAGAAACAGAAGAAGAGAAACGGCCGGCTTCTACAACGTACTCTACCATAGATCCAACTTCAGTTACCTCACAATCTGTCTTTTGGAACATTTTGGATTTCCTGTCGTTGTACCATTTTATGGTATTGCAAGTGCCATGAGAATTAGCATAGTCTTGACCTTTGGCATTCAACTCGGCTTCAGCCTTACGGTCAGCATCCTCTTGGCTTATGGAAGAAGAGAACTGCCCGGCTTCGATCGTCATCGTAACCAAACTTCCTTCTTCGGTATCAGGATCGCAGTCGTTCTTTCTAAACGACTTTGATTTCTTGACATTGTACCATAATATGGTTATACAACGACCATGCTCATTAACCCAGTTCTGACCATTTTGCTCAATGTCTCTCATAGCCTTGTCATCAGCATCAGACTGAGATATGATAGACGTGTATTTTCCGGCCTCAACAACGTACTCAAGCTCCTCCCCTTTCTCTGTCTCAGGATTACATCCTTCTTTTGTAAAAAGAGCCGACTGTCTTTTATTTCTATAAACTACCTGTTCTTTCTTTTTATGAACTACCGTACATTCTTCAGATACGCTACCATCCCTGGAAGACACTCTTATCTTGACACTTCTGTTGGCACCAGTATCATTTTCATCAAAGTAAACATTAACCTTACTGTTAAGACTGCCTTCTTTCTTATCTATGTTCGCCCAACAATTACCTACTTTCATTCGCTGATCCTCCATCTTAAATTTTCGGGATTTGTATTTACGTTGATTACATCTGGTGATCCATCGGAATCAAGATTAACAGCATCCTTGTCCAGGTAAATTCCCTCCTTATCCACAGACTCGCATTCAACTATTTCAATAACATAATCTTTTATATTACTTTCTATACTTAACTGCGTGCTTGTTTCATCACCCTCAATTTGTTCAAATTCCTTATCCAATTTAATGTAAGGAACAACCTTTCCAGGCTGATAGATAGGAATCAGTACACCATTTATAGTTATATTCTCATTAACTTCATTCCCATCCTCATTACCAGGCATGGAAACAATCATCGAAACCTGGAACGTGTCTTCAAGACCCGGATCACCAGGGAAACCATAATCAAGCCTAATATCATTGACGTCAATATTAAGACCGGAAGCGGTGGTAAATGCTTTTATGACACCCTTTATATCTTTCTCACCCGTAATAAGGGCATTGATCGAAGCGGCGTTGGTAGTAATAAGGATCTGCTTATCTCCACCAGATATAGGGAACTCCAGCCTGCTAACCGAGACTTCTGTGATTTTAATTCCTTTTTGCCTGAAAGTAATAGCTTTCATGCTTTCGGTATCGGATTTTTTCACAATTCGGATAGTGATCCTGTCTTCCCTCCCTTTCCAAGATGGAGCATCGAAATTCATTTTATCACGACCGACACCTTCCTTCTTGTCCGAGGTAAGCCAAGAACCATCATCCATCTTATATATTCTTTCTTTGCTCATAATAACCCTCCTTCATTAAAGTGTCAGTTCCCATTCAACGCCATCATCTACCACAACCTGTACCGTAGCCGTACCTCCTGTGGCTTCAAATGTTATGTCAGTAGGAATAACGTCGAATATCTCTTGTACACCTACACATCCTAAGCCGCAGATAATGTCCTTAAACCATTCCTCTTTAGCATATTTTTTAAGAACTTCTTTAAAGAACTCACGAAGCCAATCTGAATCAATAGATTCCTTAAGTATGGTTTCTATTATTTCCTTAAGCCAAGATTCGTGCATTTCCTCTTTCAGAATCTCTTTAATAAGCTCGACAATGGTTTCTTTATCTAACTTATCAGAAGGCACAGAGCCATCAACGAGATTACCCCCACATATAAATCCTTTGCATTTTTCTGCCATTTCTTATCCTCCTAAATTAACAATGGAACCCATAAGAACTATTTGCCTCTTCTCGGTACACAACCCTCACTTCAGCAAGTTCATCCTGTTGACACATATCCCGGCAGAACCTAACAGTACGACCCTGGACTTTATACATATCAGAAGGCACGACACCCCCGCAATAAGATACAAGCAAAATCTCTGCCGGATCTTTCTTTAGAACCACATGAGAAGTACCGTCAAATACTTCCGTATTGACAGATCCACTTACGTTAATAGCCCTTGAAACGTATTTAGCTAAATTAGCCAAAGCTCTGTCTAAAGGCATACCATGATACAAACCAGCCTCTTCTATAGTTTCTCCATCATAGAATATGTTAGAAGAAGGAATATTGCAATGATGCGGGCGTTCACACCCACCATGACTGCCAAAACAACCGTTACCTGTTATTGCCATTGTTACTCAAAATATTTATTTTTTGTTTTAAAAATTCTATTTCCCTATCCTGGTATTCCATACGGCATATCATTGCATTGATTAAAGCCGTAAGATCAGATTTCTTAGCCAGACTGAAGTAGCCAGCGTTGATGCCGTCCGCGCAGTACACGCAGTTCGTGCAGGTGTATCCGTCCGGGCATGGCACCGGCGTCTCGTCCACATGTGGAACATATACGTGTTTGCCACTTAAATCCTTACCAATTTGTGCACTCTTTTCCATTTTGTAACTGTTTTTCAAGTTTTTCAACCCTTTGTTTTAAAAGCGTATTTTCTTCAACCATCCTATCCAAAAACTTATCTATGTTTTCGAAAACCAGTTCTATATTATGTATAACCTCATTATAAGGCATACCTGGAGTTAATTTGGATATGAATGTCTTGCATCCTGTATAATGAATGCAATGATCGCTTAAATGACCATACGGGCAATCGCATTCTTTTGGAAGAATCTCGCAATTGTCCGTACAGTCATTACATGGGTCAGACCCGATGCAAATATTAGATCTCAGAATATCAGGTCTGTCATCTTTACAAGTATTACACGTATTCATGACTTATCTTTTTTTTGGTGCAAGATAGCAATTTTCATCCACACCATCACAAAAGAATGTCAATCTATGTATTCCAGACGGTTAGTACTGCCCTTAAAAACGTATCCACATCTGTTTTCTATCTCTACATCAGTAATAGGAAGAATAGCATCTTTGCCATAAGTAAGTTCACATTTTGAAATAAAATTTACTATACCTTGATAATTACCGTGAAATTCCCTTGCAAGTTTCCTGCCTGTAGGAATCCCGTCTTTATTCGTTTCAGGAATGCCTATCAAGCACTTTATCTAGTTCGGCTCATTCTTATTATTGCTTCTTATTTCATAATTTATGATATCAAATACAATACCTTCAAGGTTTTTGACATCAATATTGTCCGCATCCATTTTCTTATCAATACGGATCGTACTTGTTAAATCTCGTAATTTCATGATACTTTCTATTTTAGACATTAATGAATAACTATCACAGTGTTTTAAGAGACCAAAGTAAGAAGCCCAACTTTCGTTTGTAATACACTTCTTTGCGTCTTTGGCCACCCTCTCCCTTATTCTCACATAACCCTTATTGTGTTCGGATACACCTTTGTTGTTACGGTGGAAAACATACCCGCAAAAATCAAGAGGTTTATCCATGTCTGTTATAATACAAGTATGCCTTTTAGATCTTATCTTAAGCTCATACCACCAATAATTCTTAATCCTCCATTTGGTAGTATTAGCATCCTCCTTAGTATAAAAAGCAAGGAAATTATCATCAGCATACCTCAATGAAAAAGGAGCCATTCTCTTTACAAGATTATCGAAATCTTTCATAAGGAGATGATGGATAAAAGGACTTGTAGGAGTACCTATAGGTAGCTCTCCAGATACAAAGCTTACGTCTATTACAAAATCTATAAACTTTTTATTTGAAATAAAGTTCTTAAGCACTTTTTCTAAATACCTTATCTTTTGCATGATTGTAGCATTTACGTTGATCTATAACCAAGCAATACTTCAAATCAAGTCTATCATAATAAACATGCTTCATCTTTTTAATAAGAGACTTCGATTTAGACGATGCTGTTATGCCAAATCCTGGCTTGCAATTAAGACCATTCATATTATCCTTCTCATAATACAAAGGACCTAACTTTACTAAAACAAGATGCTGATAGATTCTGGTGGTAAGGTCCGGACTGTTTATTTCACGAACCTTACCATTCTTGTTTTCTTTGATAAGTTTGCGATATTTGATTTTGCTAACATAAGTACCATCTAAATACCATTCATACAATTTTAATGAATTACCATCAAAATCAGAATTGAAATTAACAACATCATTCTTTTTAGAATGGTTTTTAAATGCTGCTTCGCATGCTTCTCTAATATCATCCAAACTTATATCTATATAGTTTGAAACTGATTTCGGTTGTGGGCTAATGACGGGCTTACGACCGTCGCGCATCTCTATCATATTTTTATCATATAATCTCATACGCTTGTCTTTTATTGATTCTCCACTCCTGGGAAAGATTAAAAAGAATATACCCAATTTTTTTTAGCCCACACAGGGCAAGGCCGCAATTGTTGCGATTCGTATTAGAAGCGGCGTTATTCGCATTCAGATTACGAGGCGAGCAATTGCCGTTGTTCGCATTACCGCCGAAACGAGCAGCCAATTCTTTTTAACCTTTTTCTCAACCGTTATTTGCTATTTCAGAGGTCAGATCCCAATGTAAGACTTGTTAGCAGACTAACGGATTTCATTGAATAGATTTTTATTGTTTATAATGTTAACTATCTCTGTTGTCTAATGACATTGCAAATGCATGTATAATATTTTATAGCTACAAAACAATTTGTATTAAATATTTTAAATTTTTGTTTTGTAGCTATAAAATATTATATTAACAAGATACGGCTGCGCCGTGATATAGTATAAAAGGCTGCGCCTTAGCGCTGCGCTTATGATGGTTGCGCCATCAATGGGTTGCACCCATCAAACCTGCGGTTGACTGACGTCTAATAACAACTGGGCAAGGCCGCAATAGTTGCGAGCCGTATAAGAAGCGGCGTGATGCGCAGCCAGATTACGAGGCGAGCAAGTGCCGTGGTACGCAGAACCGCCGAAACGAGCAGCCACTCTGGACTTTATGCCGATAGCTGAAGCCCAGTAGCAATTGTCCCATGTATAAAAACATTCTCCTGTTCCGATACTTCCGCCTTTTTTATCCCTCCATCCGGTATAAGGGATACGGTGTAAAGCATAACTATCTCCTAAATTTTGGGTAGTTGCTATCTTTTTATATTTAGATTCAAAATTAAAAACCTCACCATTATTTATAGTAGACATTTTCTCATATGTCCATTTCTTTTGATCTGGCTCTATATAGATATCAATAGTATTACCTATACGAGTAACATTAGGGTTATTTAAACAAGTTCCTACCTGTTCGTATCCTCCTCCACAATACCTAAAGACATCTCCAGACAAATTCATGCCATCGTGCAAAGACATCCTTAAAATAATTTCCAAATCAAATTCTGCTGGTTCGTCATTTTCATCTAAGGCTGATATGGTACCAGTCATTTCCTTAAACACAATAACATTCATATGACCTTCAGCCATACTCTTGGCTCCCTGGACGTTCTTATACCAGTATTTTCCTCCATAAAAATCAAACTCTGATCCTTCTTCTACGCCTGTCTCAAATGCAAAAGAAGCCGCCATCTGGCTTTCCATGCACTGTTCTTTAGGATATTCTGAATTTATGAGGTTAGAAAAATGAGTTTTTTTAGTAGGTTCATGATGGATAATAGAAACATTTGTAGCCCATGCTCCATACAGCCACGACTCTTCTCCTTTTTTACGGTATTTAACTCCTCCGCATTTGCGATAATTGACATCATTACCTATTCCATTATTGCTCGATATTCCACTTCCAAAAATATCCATATTAGCTAAGTATTTAGTACCGTATAGCATTTCAAGGTATATGATATAAGCATTCAAGGTCAGAAATCCACCTTCAGCAAAAGGATAAGAAGATTCAGGATCTACGTTATTAGCCCTCGAATACTTAGCTATATTGATTTGATTTACATCATTGCATCTCGGATAAGTTCTTCCATTTAAAAACATTGTGCAGGCGTTACCAACTCCGGCTCCTGATTTACAATTTGTTTCTCCTTCATACAAGAAAAAGAAAGATCTTGCCTTGGAGTCTACTGTACATACCGGTCCAGGAGATAAGGCCGTGGGAGGCAGCACAGGGCACGTCTGGCGCAGATCAAGTCCGTCCAGCATAGGAACTGTGTCTGCGTCGTACACCCCAGACCATATTTTCCCACTTTTTCCAACTACCTTATCAGCTACATACAGGCTCTTGCTACATCCTAAGAATATGCTATAATTCTTTGAAGTAGTCTCCCAAGGTCTTAAAATCCTTACCTCTGATCCTGATACATTATAAAGTTTTTGACCAATACCATACTCTTCATAAAAAGCCTTGGCGTCAAATGCTCCGGCATCACAATACTTATTTTTATGACCGTTATCCAAATACAGTTCCACATCGCATTCGGCTCTCATTTCCTCAGTTATGCCCACCGTAGGAGCAAAATCTCCGTTTTCAAATCTAAGGAGATTGTTCTTACGAAGCTTTCCGACCGGACGCACTTTGTCTCCGGTATTTTGAGTCATGTCTATAAGGTAAAAATCCCAAGAAGGGAGAAGGCTTTTGTCGCCAACTGATTCTGTGGCTTCTGGAGGAAGCTGATCCTCAGCCCAAGCGGATGCCGATCCTGAAGCACCTTCTTTAAGAACGTTGAAAGTATTACCATCAGACAAAACAAAAGGCTCAGATTCCTCCCCTTTCTTCGATAAAAACTTTTCCCTTTTACCAACTTGATTAACGACGATGTTCTTCTTAGCCTTATTCCCTTCATCGGAAATAGTGTAATTCAAAGTCGTATCAAGACCTTCATTTATTTCAGAAAACACCGACACCAGTTTATCATTCTCACCTTCTGTCGGATTAAATTTTACGTTGCTCATTTTCAAAAATCAAATTTGCATTCATCAACAACAGGCTCGCATTTGGTATTTTCATTAACCCATTTCATGCCCTCTTCTTCCAGTATCTTCTTAGCCTTTTCATTGGCATCATCAACGCTAATGAAAGACGTTACGGTACCAGCGTATATCCTCCTGTATTTCTCAGGAGCCTTCCATCCTTCCTTACAACGTTTACTAAACCAACCATGTTGATCTTCGTTGTAATAAACGGTTTTACATACTCCAGATTCGTTAGCGGCAGCCTGCCCTTCTTGCTCAAGAATCTTCGCAGCTTCGTAGTTGGCTATTTCGGTACTAAACTTAGACCATACACGCCCGGCCTCTACCACGTGATGTGTGGGTTGTTCTTGTTTTTGACCATCAGGACAATCATTTTTAAAGAAATCCCCTTCCTGTCTTGTGTTATAATATACCTCGCAACAGCCACCTACTTTATTAGCATACAACGGACCTTCTTTATCCGCAAACTCTTCCGCTTTCCTATCTGCATCATCCTGGCTTATATCCGAACAAAATTCAGCCTCATGAACGATAAACGTTTCTTCAGAACCAAGATCTTCCGGACAGTCAGATTTCTTGAAAGCTTTTCTGTATTCCTTGTTGTAATACATCTTTTTCATGACAAGATCTTATTAAGTTCTTCTTTAAATTTCTGAATCTCGTCCGGGCACAACCCGCATTCCCCTTCACATACGATTCTTCTCATACGATCTATTTTAAAAACCGTATCCATATCAGGCTTGATACCTACCTTATACTTATGATATTGTAGATACTGATCAGCCTTACATGCTATAAAACGATCAGCACACTCACATAAGTAAGATGAAGGGAAAAGAATTTGCTGTGTACTTCCGGTAGCTGCCATATCACCTTGACGTAAAATACCTGGCGTATTCTTTATTTATGTATTCAGAATAAGTAGCAAGATCATCCGGATCCGGGCACTCGTTCTTCAAATTAACGATCCAGCCTCTTACCAGTTTTTGAATATCAGCATACCTTTTACTTACACCTCCTACAAACCTGAACTTGCGATGAAGGTCTATGATTTTCTTGTCCAATACAGCAAGTTCATCATATTTCTGAATACAAGCCGCATTAGAATCAGCTTTAGGTGTCGTATTCGACTGAGGCTTTATAGCCCGACTTTTATTAACAGAAGCAATGTTGCTTCTTCCGCATCCACATCCCATAATTTATTGATATTTAATTTATTATATTTTGCAACCACAATTTTCACAATTATTGAGAACGTAAATCAATTTAGATGCTTTTTCGTATAATTGTTTTACGTTTTCAAAATTCCCTAATCTCATATTAGCTTCAGCCGCAGCCAGCAGAAACTCTATTTCTTTTATTTTGTCAATAACGTCATCATCCTCATGATCGCATAACACAGTTGACCTGGCCCATATCTTATCTATGTTAAGACGGATCAGATCTGTTTTTAAATACTTTCTGTTAAATGAATAAGAGGAAGGACTGCCTTTTATGGTAATATCGTATATACCATCTTTCAGGTTTTCAAAATCATTTCCGCGACCCGGATTTATGCCAAGAGTCTTACTGTTGAATACATTCAGCTGATTCTTACCAAGATAATAAACATACTTATTCTCGTCTTCAGGTGGCACAATCTCTATAATAGCCGGTCTGTCTGCCAGTATCCCCCATTCCGACTGATCGGCTATGCGAAGCGTTTTAGGGTTGTTGGTGCTTATAACCTCAAAATCAAGATGGATGTTGTTCATACTCTCCTCCCATCCCATTCTGGTAAGGGAATCATCGTATCTGGCTGTTATATCAGCTCCCTCTACCTCAGTGCTATTAACACGTACCTCGGTACCATTTATCTTGACTCCTACTATTTGGGCTACCAACGACTTAGCCATACCAAACATAGGAACAATGATTTCCCCGTTATAATCAGTTCCTTCATTTGGATACTGTACTACTTCCGTCTTGTACAGGCCATCATTTCTTCTGGCTACTATTCTAATAACCATCTGATTTTCCACATCGTAGTCGGTCATTACTATCCTGACATAGAAAATGTTATTTCTTATCTGTGGTAAAATATCGATATAGTTCATACCTTATCTTTTTCTACAAAGATAAGTAAATGAGGTGATAAAAGTTTAAAATGTTGTGTATTAAATAAAATAGGACGTGATTATTACCATATCCGATAATAGATTCCAGCGCCTAAGTAGGGAGAGAAGCCCTCGCGCCCAACTCCATACCCTGCCGTCAGCCCTATGCCCCAGCGCCGGCTCTTTTCGTATATTATTTCTTTTTTGTGGTAGATGATCATCGTATCCAAATTGGGTCTGTATCCGCTTATAACAGCCCGATAATCATCTGTGCTGTATGTTTTTCTTTGTATTGGAATATTAATGTAAACAGTGTCTTTTATCGTATCTTTTTTAACTATAGCATCCATAGGGAAAGGTATCTCTACCTCCCCTACGTCAACTATATACTGAGGCACAGGAATAGGATGGATAACGGTGTCTATTACCGTATCTATTTCTATATCATGTATTATCTCCTGATTCTTGCATGTTTTACCAAACAAGAAAGACATAAAACACAATAGGAGAACTCCTAATACATGCCCTACCCTCATTTTTTGCAAACACATTTATTACCCTCCTTTTTATTATCTAAAAGATCTTGTATTTCACCATTTTTTATACCTTCTTTTAACTCTTCTCCAAATGGAACTTTTTGCCACCAACTCACTTTGCTAAAGAAATATTTAACGCCTTTTACTATCATCAAATCAGGTGCAAGATCACCAAGACGCTTAAATGCCATTCCACCATATAATATTAAGGCGAATATCGTAATCCACTGGAGAAGCATATCTATAAATTCTGGAGATTTATGACCTCCCATAGACATAATAAGATCCATTCCGGATATGGTAAACAACCCGAAAGAGCAGGCCGCGAACTCAAGAAGGATTTTCAAAACTCCCATTTCGCTTATGCATGTCAATATCTTAAAAGGCCTCTTTCTCTTTCTTCGGATATAGCAGTGTTTGATACTTTTTATAGTAGCTAACAAAAGATTTATAGCTAATATAAACAATATAGAATATATAAGGTGGTGAATCTCCTGGAAATTCATCCACAATGCTGATAATCCGGAAATGAAAAAAGCCCAGAAACTTTCTAAATTCATCCTTCCTACAAATCTGTAAGCCATATTAGAACATAGTTACTTTCTTGCTACTTCCAAGAGAGTCATATACGTCAATATGGACCCAATTGGTACCTGATTCTAATCTAATAGGACAAGGAAGTAGATCCTGCGACTGAATTATTTTATTCCTTGTCTCTTCTGCCGTCATACCCTTGGCATCAAAATCAATGGCTGCCCCAAGCATATGAGGACTGATATACAAAGACCCTGATACGGTCTTGGATTTTACTATATCCGAGATATTGTTCCTAAACCCACGCTCATCAAACCTTCCACCCGACTTCCAGGTATTAACCGTCATCGGAGTTTTCAAGATGTCTTTCCTTAAAACCAGTATCGTGTGAAGCAATTCAGTTCTTAAATACCTCCAGCAAAGATCTTTGTCTCTATCGTACTCTTTAGGACCAACTAATTCAACAATACTAAAATACTGACTCAATTCTTTTATAATATCTTTTCTTTCCATAACTTAACCTTTTTCACAAAGATAACCAGAACCTTACCGATATGAAAAATAAGTAGAGTCTGGATTAAAGAAAACCCCTGCATAAATAAATATACAGGGGTTATCCATAACATTAACAACAAATTACGACCTAAACAACCCTTACATATCCGGCTGATACAAGATCAGAAAGGTTCTCGTAAGCCAAAGGGATGCCTGAATCTCTTATGCAAAGATACTTAATTTCTTTGTCAATGTAATACTTTCCATTCTCTAAAATAGAATTATATACCCAAGGAATAGGATCGTCTATCGTACCTAAATGCTTTTCCTGAACAACCATATACAGGCTTTCGGCTCCACCTCCCTGACCAGGAACCCAGTCGGCTTGGAGATTGTGATTTTGCCTTACTTCAAACAGGGTCCAATCCAAATCCAAAGGTTTGTTTTTGCTACGGAAACGCTGCCCTTTTACAACAGCCGTGCCCATAGGAAGACCTTTGTCGCCGTAAACTCCATCCTTGTCCCAGATAGGGTACAACCCCTTTATCTTAAGAGCAAGATTCTGGTCGGTGTTTTCCAGCATAGCCGGCGTGTTGATCATCGCCCTTATGTACATGGCTGTAGCCTTCTCCGGATCATTGGCTTCAAGGATCTTATTTTTTTCTATGATCTGATCCTTTGTTCTTACCAACTTCTCAGGATAGCCTTCATCCACTTTCATAGATTCAACTTCACTCCTGTCAGTTTTAGAAGCTATTTCCTTTTCTATGGCAGCAGTACGATCATCGCACTCAGATTCATATACATGCATTTCATTCATTGCCGTATTAGCAATATCAAGCTCGTATTCTGAATCTGCTACAGATACGGTGTATATCCCGCTCCCTTTTGCTACATCAATATCGTTTTTAACCTTCTGCCTCATGCTACTGTTATACCATATCTGTTTACCATCCAGACTATAAGAACGGACAGCATCAGAATAAGCATATTCCCTGGCCTCAGAAACTTTCTTATCCTTAGCCTTGGCAAGCAACTCCTCTTCAGTTGGTCCAGGAGGCTCCGGGTCAAGCTGCATGGCAATAACTTCTTTCACACTCGCATCAGGATTGTCTTGATGGAAATTTTCTTGATCGGAGTCAAGTTGAACCCATTTACCATCTAAGAAATCTTGGTAAGAATACCCTACTTCGTAAGAAGAGGAATCCAACTCGTATCCTTCCCAGTAAAAACCTTTTACGTTTTTATTTACATAAACCATACTCTATCCTTTCTGTTAAACTCGTTCACCTACTCTGATAACTAACCTATCATTAATATACCAGATACTTAATTCTATAAAACTATTTTTAGGTACTACTACGCTATTGCCTGACATGCCCTGGAACAGGCCAGAGGTAGGAAGCGGCTGCGTGATGTCTGTGCCGGTAATGTTGTTGACCCGCACCTGCCACTCCCTCCCAACATACTCAGAAGATACGGTCATAGACAGATTCGTAGCAGAAGCTACGTTGGCTATAATATTATGAGTGTCTTTAGGAAGATTAACCAATGTCGTAACAACCCTGGGAGCTTTAGACATAAACCTCAGATAAGACATCATAGTATTAGACAACGTAACCATATTGCTCAATACCTTATAAGCCTTATCTTGAGTAACAGTATATGTTCCTACATAAATCTCTATATCAGATTCAGATACGCCTTCTCCAGTATTGGTATCTGAAAATGAAACAAATACAATCTTTAATTCAAAAGCACCTTCAAAATCCCTACCTTCTAAAAAATAATCCAAAGAATAGTAATTGTCAGCTAACTTTCCTAACGTAATTTTATTATTGTAAGCATCCAGGACCTTCCCAAACGAAGCTTCATCAAGTGTTCCTGAATTACCTGAAAACATAGATAGATCAAGATAAGTCGAATCTACTCCTGTACTTACCATACCAAGTGATTCAAGCACCTTAGTTCCACCTTCTTCAGTAACCAAAATATATTCGTTATACACGTTTTTAGTTTCTGTAGATGCCACATCGTCTTTTACAAGATACATGACATTATCCTTCGCTTCTTCAACAGTAGGAAGTTTGCTAACAATCTGTTTCTTCCACCCTGCTGCCGAAACAGCATCATCTATATACTTCTTGTTTACATAATCGCCCCATGTCATGTTACTAAGAAGAGTCTTGCTACCGTCTTGACTTCCGGCAGGGGGAGCCGGGATGAGGCCTCCTTTGCCCGACTCCGAACCTGTTCCAGGAGCGGCCTGCACCACATTCTCAAGTCTGGAATCAACCTCCTGGCCTTCGAATTTACTGTTATAACCTACTTCTGCCATCTCTATCTCTTGTTAATTTTATCCAACAACTTCTTGACCTGGTCTACGATGTCCATCACCGCACCAACCTTGTTTTTTACGTCCTCAACCTTCTGATCAATCTTAGAATCCAAAGCCTTTAAACGATCTTCGTTTTTACGATACACTAAATACAGGGCTAAACCGATGATTGCTATCGTAAGGATATTAGCCAAAACGCATCCGATTATTATCTGAAACATGATGATTATATGGTAGATAACGCTACCACACGCTTTAATTATTCAACTTTTTACAAATATAGTAATTGCCCCAACCATAACAAGATCAAAGACACTCGTCATTAACATCAGACACCCATTCTTTAGATGAAAGAACAGATTCAAACTCAGAAGAAGGGCTATCATATACCGAATACGGATATTGAGGATCGTCATCAGCCTGCGCGTCTAAAGACTTAAATAGATGGTCATAATGTTCTACGTGTAAAATAACCCAAGAGCCGTCTACGCTCGCTCTTGGGCTACCTGTTCCTAATTCACGTTTCTTTTCTTCAGATACGGAATCATATACTTCTTTTGGTATGATAATGAATTTCATATTATTTTGCTTTTAAAGTTTGTAAATAGTTATATGCTTTGATACAATCTTCCCTGGAGAGGACTGTAGGATAAATCGCTAAGTTTTTGAAAGCAATTTTAGTATATGCGTTACCTGAATATCCTATAGTTAAGAAATTTTTACTGGTAGATTCCGTTTCTTCATTATAAATAGATTCTTTCCAGTCTTTTGAATAAATCCTGCCATCAGAACAAATTGCATTAACGGTATTTTGATCGGGAATCAAAATATTTCTACCATTTTTTATATTAATGAGCATTGAATTATAATTATAAATGACTATACTATCAAATTTTACAATACCAGCATTGTCATTTTTCCCTGTATTTATAAGCTCCCAATCTCCTATTACAGTCCAATCATTACCCATTTTAAATATAGACGAGATTATCTTATCATCCACCCCATCAGTAACCAGATAGCCAGCATATTCCCCTTCTTCATTGTAGCCACTCCCTTCAATAAACCCAAAATTAGACAGCACAAGATCATTACCATTGCCCGTAATGTTGGCAATAGTAGCACGATCTTCGTCCTCGTTGGTTTTGCCTACCACTGTCCATGCTTGGTCGGGGAAGAGCCAGGGATAAGTTTTGACGAAGTAGTCTTTGATCTTGGTCAGTTCTTCTTCGGTGGCATCGTGATCGAGAAATACAAGTTCCCAGATAGCAAATCTACCACACTGTTGGCCTCCAGACAATCCACATCCTACACATAATGGTTTTCCATGATTTTTGTCACCTTTTAAAATACCAACATTATTATATTGTTTTGATGTTTGCCATGTAAATGGTGATTTTGCAAAATCTATGATACCTCCAGCACCTAAATTCCAATAACCCTTATTTGAGGATTCTATTTTTTCAAATGCTACACCTTCTCCCGTAGAATAATTCCTAATTGACAACAGTCCTCCTGTCAAAGTTGTATTCAAGAAATCTTGATCCCACTGTCTCAACACCACAACCGTATATCCCTTTTCCTTAGTCAGAATAGGGAAGTTATCACAGGTACCGTAATCGTCTACTCCGTCAAAAACGAGTGCACCGGGATAGAGGGGAAGAATTTCAATCGTAAACTCTCCTCTGGTTACTCCATATCCGTTATAAAAGTATGTTGGTTTCCCTGCCTCAACAATATCAGCATCAACAGTATATATGCCATCTTTGTCCCATGTACCGTAGACAGTATTCGTTGTTCCAAAAAAAGCTAATGTTAATTTATTTCCAGGCTGTAACCCCGTTACCCTAAACGTAAAATTCATGTGCTTAACACCAGGTGGACTAGCTATAAAGACATAATCGTCTAATGTGAATTTGTAGAATGTTTGGTAATTTTCATCGCCATAACCGCCAACCCCGGACATCCCCTTCCAGGCGAAGTTTTTCAACTGTAGATCATGACCATTACCTGTCTTATCTACCCATACAGGATTGGTAGCCATCTGCTCATTAGTAAGACCTAATGCTGAATAACGAGCTACAATTCCTTCTATATCAGGAAAAGAATCCACTCTACATGGTAAGTCTGATATCATTTTAGCATACTCTTTAAAAGGTATGGAAGTAGGTACATCATACCCTTTGGATATAAGGGCTTGCCTTATATCCTCTTTGGTATTTATAATCCTCATTAACTTATCTGATATAGTTCCCATTACACTTCCTCCCCGTTTATGTAATCTAATACCGAACCTATATCTCCGATGTCTGATTTTATTGACTCTCCTTGAGAATGTATTTCAATAAGTTTATGATATAAGGTGTTATCCCCTATACGATTCTTATCTGTAGCTTGTTCTTCTATTTTGGATATCGTATCAGGATCTTCGTACTTAACACCATCAGGGCCATACCATTCGTCTGTTAAATTCGTGTATTTATGACGAACTGGAGTCGATTTAGACTCCAGTGTTACTAAAAAATATTCGTTACAGCTCATGACAATAAGATTTAGTGGTTGCAACAATTACATCTACAAACTGTTCTCACGTAGCCAGAGGGAATAGCAGCCAGCGTCGTCCCTACGGCTATCGCCGGGTCAGTGCTTTCCATGACCGTCAGTGCCATCTTGTCTATGTCAAGGTCATTGTCGTAAACGATTTCTCCCTCAACGTAGATGCTCCCTGCATCAGAAACGTAGCAGTTTTTTACCTGTCTTATATGACGTTGTGTAGCAGACGCAAAATCACACTCGATACTTAACCAACCTACCGGTATCTGATCGATATTGGATCCGATATTGTAATCAGGGTCGGTTGTTTTAAGAACCATATGTCTCAATTCCCTTGTATTTCCGTATCCGTCCATTGTTATGTATGTTCGGATCTGTACCTTGCCCTTTTCCGTCTTATAACAGTTTTCTACTATTTCTGTGTCGGATGTAGTAGCATCAGGGAAATCACAAACAACACGCTGCCATCCTTCTTGTATTTTGTTGAATGTGGCACCTCTTTGTATATCAGGATCGGTTGTTTCCATAACAATAAGATACTCGTCCCGGACTCCTATTATGCTATCTACCGACCTGTATCCACCAAGATGTATTTTACCACCAGGAGTAGTATAACATTCATCTACGGACATAATATGTCTTTCCGTAAGATCAGGAAAATCGCATTCGGTTTTCGTCCATTCGTTAGGTATCTTATCTATTCTCGTCCACTGAGGATAGGCGTCGTCCGTTGTCTTAACAATATAATAATACTGTTCCCTTACACCAAGAACGGCATCAATAGATTGATAACCTTTTATATTAACCTTACCACCATCAGTCTTATAACATTCATCTACTTCAACAATTTCCCGGTCCGTCATGTCAGGAAAATCACAGACCATCCTCACCCAATCTTCGGGAATGGAATCCAGCACGGTTCCTACCTTAATATCAGGATCGGTTGACTGAAGGACGGTGTAAATCTCTTCCCTGGTTCCAAGGATGTTATCTATGGCTACCAAACCTTCTACTTGCACTTTTCCTTTTTTAGTAGTGTAACATTCAAGAACGTAAGTTACATCTCGTTCTGTCATGTCAGGAAAGTCACAAACCATTCGAACCCAATTTTCTGGAATTAGCTTAAAAACATGGCCGGCAGGGAAATTATCGTCCGTCGATTGAATAACGGTATAAATAGATTCCCTGATATTTATCTTATCATCTATGGCTTCCAATCCTTCTATTTCAACCTTACCATCCGGAGTCTTATAACATCTGTTGACGAACGTAATGTCGCGTTCTGTCATATCAGGAAGATCGCAGTCGATCATAACCCATTCGTCCGGTATTTTAGTAAGAACCTTACCTACCGGATTATCCATGTCGGTACTGTCGGTAATTCTATGGGTTTCTTTAAGAACATCCATCTGATCGTTAAGAAGATACCAACTCCATACTTCAACCTTTCCACCAGGTGTACGGTAACAGGTTTTGAAATCTTTGATAACTTTCTCAGCTATGTTAATCCACTCCCATTCGGTTGTGGCCGGAATACCAGAAACAGGATGCTTCTTGCCTTCTTCGTCAAGATACCAATAACAGCCATTTAAGGACACAACCACTTGGTAGATTTTGTCCCCTATTTTTATACCGGATTTGCTGTCATCTACCGGTTGGGAGGAACCCCATTTTCCAACTATGTTGGTTATTTTATCAATGCCCCTACCAAAGGCACCAGATAAAAAATCCACGCCATTCATATGAAACTAAGTTATTTCAAATTATTTTATTACAAAAAAGGGGGTGGAGGACCAGCCTCCTCCCCCTTGGGATATATAGAAAAAAGGAAAATCAAATCTTGCAGGGCTTGATATTTGCCGAAGCAGCTAACAAGTCCATAAGGTCTTGAATGCCTTCGTGAGCGCCATACGGTACATGGAAGTGTACTGTAATATGATCATCAATTACCCTACCGAAACCGTTAGAGTAGCGTGCCGGCTTCAACGTTACTGAATAATCAGCATACGGAGCCAACAGGTCTAAGCGGGTTTCTTCGTTGGTAAACATCCGTTCCATAAGCTCTTGGTGAGTCTTACGGAAGTCGAAGAACATACGTTGTTCGCGTTCCTTATCCAGCAATTCAGCGCCGAGGTGAGTACGCGGAGCCCAGTGCTGTTTGTATTCGGTGTGGATCGGGTTGAAGTACGTGCTGATAGCCTCGCGCTGTTCATCCGGATAACCACCATTTACAGCAATACGAACAGATCCTTCTTGGAATGTCAGACGGTCAATCAAACAGTCGGACGGAGAAATCATGTAGTCAATACCACGGAACAAGATACCGCATTTGCAGTTCTTAGGAAGCGGATCGGCGATAATGGACTGATCTCCTGCTACGGCACCCAAACGTTTCCAATTACGTCCACGATAAGATTCGGGCGCTTTCGATACAAAGAAGTCTTTGAAAATTTTATCGCATTCGTCGCAAACCATGTTAGTAACGACCGTTGTTTTGAATTTGTGTTGACATCCACCAGGTGTACCGTAATCTTCGATTGTCAGATACGGGAATGCTGCCTGCAATTCTTCTTTTGCACTGTTACCACATTCATCATCCGGCAACGTGATTTCATAAGCTTCTTTCGAAATCTTACAAGAGCCACATGCTTCCCAACTAACAGTAGTAACAGTAGGATTGCTACACATATCTGCTGTTTTAGCAACGAACGTTACTGTGGCAGTCGGATTAGTTTCTACAAATGCATCAATATCAGCCTTCGTCAGTTTCTTGCTTACGGCCACAGTGTACATACCTACGCCGCCATCTTGGGCTGCTGTTTTCTCGGCAGTGCTGCTAACGGCATTCTTAATGCTTTCTACTACAGTAGACTGATCAACGCCATCATCCTCTAACGTTACGGCATAAATCAAACCGCCGTCTACCTTAGTATATCCTTCAGGACACTCTTCGCAGCCTTTCATTATAGAAGACAGCTTTTGAGTATAATCAGCAGGCTTACCACCTTCTTTCATCACCTGATATTTGGAAGTAGAAAGATGACGTCCAACTCTCTTGATATCCAAACCAGGATAAGCAGCCTTAAGCTGAGCCAGGGCATAAGCATCACCGGTATCACACATTTCCATACAATAGAAATTCATGTCGGTTTCCACCGGAGTTTTTTCCAACTCGTCACAAGAATGGATAGGATGGATTTCTACAAAATCACCTACCTTTCCACCACCTGCAATCGGCTGATTCTTGATACGTTCGATTGTTTTCAAGATAGCAGCCAAAATATCAACATCTTCGCAAGGATCACATTCTGAACACATATCCTCACGACCAGGACAGTTTTCGAAAATGATGTAATCATCGATATTCACCTCACCCATCGGATAACCACGAAGCTCGAACAAACGTCCTGTCAGCTTAATATGAATAGGAATACGATCGCCTTTTCTTGCTGTAATAGCGGTATTATCGTCAATTCCGTTATAACCGAAAATAACTTCATCTACTTTAATTTCTTTGCTCTTCGGAGCAGAAGCGTACACTTCTATAATTTCATCAATAGCAAACGTAGGTGTAGAGAATGATTTATCATCAGATACACGGTCGTTCACCATCTCATTACGTCCAATTCTGATCTGGAAACGTTGTTCGTCCTTACGATATCCTTTCAAGTCTTTCAACGCTTTCAAACCATCTTTAGTCTGCTCACCATCCAAATCATAGATAGCGATCTGACCTTCTTGAAGCAACAAAGAATCTACGTCCGCCAACTTAGCGTGCGGAGGACAGATAATGTGTCTGTCATACGGTTTATGGATAGCCATAGCCTTATAATATTTTAAAAATTAATATTCTGTTATCTGTCTCAAAAATAGTGATAGTCATATAAGCAACAAAAAGCATTAGGAATTAATTAATTCTTAATGCTTTTTGATAGTCTTTAATTTAGGACACGCCTTTATTCTGCTATAAAGGAGATTGGACGTTGTTTGAATCTATTTGATAACGTCCATATTCGCTTTCATTCAAAGCAAATTGCTTTTCAATCATGTTAAGGATAATACCAATTAATTTGTCATCTAATTCAGGATCTATATCAGTTGAATTAGAACCATCGGATTTAATATATCCTTCGATGTCAACTTCCTTCGGATATCGGTAATACGTAAGATAAACGGTGTCTACATCAAAACCAGACTTGTACACCCTTACCGAATCTTCGCCTATAGTGTAGAACGTTTCCCTAAAATCAAAATCAGGTTTGTTAAAAAAGTCGGCAAGAAGCTCATGCGGGTTTTCGTTCTTAGCCTCCCACATGGTAAAATCAGTGACCGTGCATTCACCTTTGGTAAATACGCCTGATATGTTTGAAAAAGAAAAGAAATCAGAAGGCAATGAAAACAAAGTGCTTTCCGGATTATCTTTATCTCCTCTCTCGTCAAGTTCTTTCGAATACACAACCAGCTTTTGGATATAACGTATATCCTCTTCATTTTTCTTATCAAGGATATAACGAACAAGGCGGTTTTGTTCGTCATTAAAAAGCTGAACAAAACGTGCCTTGTCAAGTTTTATACCACCGTTGGTCATGTTTTCTTCAGCCTTCTGTAAGGCCCGGAGATAACAATCAACGATTCTCATAAATTATTATTTTTTGTCAACGTATTGATCAACATCTAAATCTTTCTCATCTTCCTTTTTCTTCTTGTCAGACTTAGCTCCTTCTATTTTTTTATGCTTGTTCTTTAAAGCATTATACGCTTCCAGAACACGTGACTTGGTTTCTAACATCGACTTATTGGAAGCAAGAGCCATAGACGCAGAGATAGCGTCGGCGCCCAGGAGCTCGCCATTCAGATACAGTCCGTCGGTGTTGACGGTGACAGCCAGTCCCTCAACCATTTCCCTAATCATACGATGGAATTTGATCACCTGCATTCCCTCAGAAGATTCATCATCAGACAAGAACCTTGAGCTTGCTTCTTTATACATGTCAACATTAGTATTCTTAGCATCAATCCAATTAGTGAATATGTATTGAACCATGCTCTGATCAAGCTCTACGCTATATATGATGTCAAGATACAAAAGCAGATCGTAGATGCTTTTCCTTTCAGCCTCGGAGCCTTTCAGCTTGTTCATGAACTCATATAAAATATCAGCCTTGTCAATCTGACGTTGTTTCCTTATATCTACGGCCGTAGTCTTGTCTTCTACACAATAATAAGATTCGACATACATCGGATTACCGTCTTCCTCTTTAGGAGTAAGAGACTTGGATAAAATAGCTATATACAGCTCAAATAAATCACGAACGTCATTAGTGTAGAACAAACGACCATCATACAAGTCAATTCTGTAAGAATCCCAGAAATAGAAGTTCTTTTGGTCCAGGTCCTCATTGACAGTTTCTTCAAACGGATACCGAATATTCTTAATACGCATATCCATTTCAGCTTTCTTGTCTTCAAGTGAGTAACCTTTATAACATGCTGAATTGATGAAGAAACCGGTATCATACACCCTAAGATCCTTATCCCATCCACAACAAGATACTGTCTTGTTCCCAGGGAAAGGAGTCTTGGAAATACCTCTTTCCTGATATCCGGAAGGAGCTTCTTCATCCATCTTACCTGTTATAACATAAATAGAGTCGGAATATATCTTCATTCCTCCTACGGTAGCCAGCAGTTTCTTAGACTCATGGCTTTCTTCAAAAATCTTTTTTCCCATTTTTTTATATACCCTACGTCTTTTCATATATGAAAAGACTATGTTAGAAACAAAATTTGCGGCCGGTTTTAAAGCCGACCGCAAGTTAATATTAAAAGTTATGATTACAAAGAGCTTGGTAACAATTCAATTGTTACGAACCGGCTGGTATCTTTTACCCAACAAGCCGATACAGAATGGCACCAGAATTGTTCTGACATACGAGGATGGCTGGATACAATTTCTTGAGCCGATACTCTGGATGACCATCTACCTTGTTCGTAACCCCACCACATAGAACCGATATCAGGCTTAACGTAGAATACGTTGCTGTTGATATTACCAATACGAGCTTCGGCTGAAGCAGGGATGCCGGCGAATGCATTGGAATATTCAGGAGCGGTCAAGTCTTCCATAATACATGAATATGATGTGATAGGAGTCATACCGTCTACCAACTGGCTTCTATCTACCATATCAACGTAATCCAAAGAAGGTTCGTGTTCTACAATAACCTTACCAATACCCGGAATAGTAACACCCTTGATCTTTACAGTTCCTAATTCAAGAGCATCGTTTGATCCTGTTACCGGATTATTGATAATACGTTCTGTACCCATAAGCGGAGCCAAGGCACCCAATTGAGAGAAGAACTCATCACGGAAGATTTCAACGATGTTCTTGTAAGCCATAGCACCTACCTTGAATTTCATTACACGATTTTCAATCGGCATATCGCTACGACCACGGAAAATATAGTCAGCAGCAGCCAGGAAGTGTTCGCGCTTGATACCGCCCGGACGTGCATATGAGATAACAAAACCACGGCGAAGTTGATGGTACAGGCCTTCGTTTTTCATCAAAACACCATTATGACCCTTAACTCTACCTCCACGCATGAACATAAGTTCGTATGCTTCCATCTTAGCCAACTCAGCCAAACAGAACAAAGACACTGTATTGGCTACACGTGCCGTACGCATATCAATGCTTCCGTCACCAAGACGAGAACCGATAATGGCATAACTTGCATCACCTCCTCTGATTTCAGAAAGCTGACGAACTTTCTGGTAAGCCTTGTCGATGAAATTCTGTGTACGTTCGTCTGCATAAGCCAAAGACTTAATACCAGCGTACATAGTCGTTTCACCTTCAACACCACGGTGTCCACCAAGCGTAAATTCACAAGTCATAGAACCGGCCTTAGAAGCACCTCCTACACCAGAGAACTGAGTAGAGAACTCACCAAGAACGTTTGTTACCTTCCAGTATTTAATACCGGCGCGAAGCATGTCTTTCGGGAAGTATTTAGCACGAGAACGACCCCACAGCTTACACCAATATCTCCAGTTTTCACCTTCTTGTTTCGGAGGGCGCTCTGTAGAGATAAGAGCCTGGCAACCGTTAATCACATCGTAAGTAATAACATCTCCTTGTTTGAATTGTGCATTCAACACAATTTCGAAGAAGCTTTCATCAATACCAGGTTTTGCATATTTCAAAGACGTGTCTTCTACTGTAACCACCTCATACGTTTCTGATACCGGAAGATCATAACGGAATGAACCATTGATACCATTTACGGTAATAGTAGCATCCTGTTTAATCATACCCATATACATAGGCAGAGGATAGTTTGTAATGTTAGAAAACAACTCAAGCATACCCAGATGGTTCTTATCCGGATTTTCGTAGTACCAATCTTCTAAAGAGCTAAGATCGTGCTCTACGATACTTTGCTTAACGACTTTAGCGTCGGTATATCCAATCACCGTGTCACCATTCATGGTGGCCGGGAAATTTTTTGTTAAAAGTACATTAGCCATGAACGAAAAAATGTTTTAATTTTTAATCTATACTGATTTCATCGAACTTCACACCTTGAACTTGATCACCTTTATCATCTACCGGAGCTACCCTCTTGTCTTTATTTGTGTGGCTGATGAGCTTATAAATTTTCTTCTTCTCATCAACTACAGCTTGATTCGACTTCTGTTTTATGAACTCTCCTGGGTTCATAAGAAACATAATCAAATCTGGCGCTTCTTCCGGATTCATCATCATCTCCCTTACCCTATTAAATGCTTTGGTAATTCCGGGATTCGATTCAGAAGGTTTTAGGGCAAAATCAAGAGCTTTAGATACCATAGTGTCATTTAGCTGATACTTTGCCTGGATAGAAGACTTAAGGTCTTTCTTATACCTTCTAAAATCTTCTGCATCCTTCGCCTTCTTTTCGGCAGCCTCTTTAGTACGTTGCTGGATAATATCATCCATTCTCTTATCAAGCTCAGCCTTATACTTTATAGCCTTTGCTTCAACATACTCTTCTCCTTTATTGATAATGCCTTTGAAAAACTCATCAGCTTCATCTTTAGGCAACCCAAGAAGATCAACATAATGGCGAACGATCTTTATCTGATCTGCTTTGTTTTCAATGTCAAGCTTTTCTATCGGAGCGACATTCGTATCATATTGCTTAAGAATATCAACGATATTAGCGCCAGCCTTATCAGCCTGAATAAGCTTCTTGGTAATATCAGAAACAGAAGTAACATCTATCTTATCCTTAACAATATCCTCTTTCTGGCTTTCAAGGACTGTAGATAGTATGTCACACAACGAATCTTCTTTACTAAAATCAAGATCATTGATAGTAATCTCTTCGCCGTTTTCACCGCTAAATACCACATCTTTCAAATCGGGAATGATCCCTCTTGAAGAAAGGGCATCCAATACTTTTCTGTAATTGACAACCGGGGTCTCTACCGGATCCTGTTTAACGTCAACCACATTCTCTTCTCCTTTTTTATCCTCTTTAGGATCAGGAGTAGGATCGACAACCGGCTCTTCTTTAATTTGAGAACCTTCTTCTACAGGCTTCTCATCTTTTTTAGCCGGTTCATTACCATTAATAGGCAGAATATCTTCTTCCCTATTATAAACATCATCAACTGGACCGATACTAAAAATATCGTCCAATTCTACTATTCCATTTTTTTCTAATTTTCCCATACTGCAAAAATATTTAAATACCTATATTTCAGACAAAAAACTTATAAGTGTTTAATCTTCACTAAAAATTAAACATCCCCAAATTTTATTAGAGATTTTCTAATGAAATTTGGGGATGTTTAATCCTTAATTCTTATTGATTCCGGCTACATACCTTTTGGTGGCATCTTCCCTCGCTCGTTGAGCAAGCTCTTTGGATTTTAATTTTAACTCTTCCATTTTCATTCTCATTTCATCATCATGAAGTTTGGAATCGTTTTCAATTTTCTTATCCTCTATCCTTTCCTTGCTTTCTATATCAGCTTGCCTTACGGTCTGATCTGAAACAGAAGCCAGGAAGTTGAGGGAGGTGGCGTCGCTCTTGGCGTCTGCCGCCCTGCCTGCCGCCTGAATCTTCTCTTGAAGTATCCTGTATTGACCTTTCTTGTCTTCCAAAGCAAGTTCATGCTGACGTTGCTTATCCTTCTCAGCAGCTTCAGCTTGTATCTGTTGCTGGTTAAGCTGCATCTGATTCTGTTGTTGCTGCTGCATCTGACGCTCGTTGTATGCGCGAGTATTCCTTGCATTCTGTATAAGTTCCACCATAGAATCTGATGTGAAGATAGATGCAAGATCGTAAATATCGCCTCCGGCTGTATTTAGCTGCAACATGAAAGTTTTAAATTTCTCAAGCTCATCCCTTTTCTTGGAATTAGATAATGCCTGAACACCAAGATGCCTTAGACTAAGACCGTCGGTTCCTATAGATAAAAACGCTCTGGTAAGATCACTTTTTGTGTACATTACAGAAATATCCTTTCCTTCTTCCTGACATTGTTGAGCAACAGCCAGATGAAGATCCAAAGCGCGTTTCTTGAAGTAACCGAAGTTATCAAAGTATATCTGTGTTTGTAACATAGATGCTGTAACGCCCTGCTGGACCCCGGTGGCGGTCTCATACCTGTTGGGGCCGTTAATTACTTGAGGCGTGATACCAACCATTTCAAAACATTTCATCCTCGACCATTCAGCAAGTTCCATTCTTGTTTTAAGTTGCTCTGTCTGGGACAAATCATAGACAGCAAACTGGTTGAATGGAACACCGCCTTTCGTGTTTTGAGATGAGGTATCTAATGTCAAAGCACCTACAGACTTAGCTACATCAAGAAGGTTTGCCCATATATCAGCCACATCTTCACCCAAATCCTTGTATTCACTCGGAACCAGATTTATATCTCCTAAGAAGAATTTACCGATCTCCTTTTCAAGAATATTGTTTATCTGGTTTATGGAGAAATTATAGAATATTTGATATGGCTGAATCCTGTTAGCCATAGAAGTACCGATATATCCGGCAACAGGTAAAACAAAGTCATAGATGTTGCTATCCCCTTTTATCTGGTGATCGATAGGTTCTCCATCCAGATACAGGTTGTCCTGAGCGAGGGCACCTCCACTTATTTTAACCCCGTACCTTACCTGTGGAACGTAATCTACGAAATAGGTATTAATCTCCGGGTTCTCCATTCCCTTACTCATGGTTCTGGTAATTTTCTTAATACCATTTTCCTGTAAAAAGTCCTGAAGAAGCTCGTCGGTTACCATTTCGGTAGTTACTAATCCGGTTTCAGTTTGGTAGGTAATTACATACACCTGAGCCGGAGATACCCAGTATGATTCAGTTACCTGATACAAATCACTACGAACATGTTCGTCACTTAAACTCTGGGCACGGTTATAATAATTACCATGCTCTAAATTTGGCATGAATCTGGTTCTGTGATATTCGTTGCCATTACTATCGTATCTGGTATATGTGCCGGCTGGAATACCGTAATAATCCTCATAAGCTTTTATAGAAGCATAATCATTATATCCTTTCCAAGGTATTACCTTATTCTGATATAACATCCCTACACTCGCCGATTTGGATAAACTTACATAGCTTCCATTATCACCATTGTTATAAGTACCATTGAAATTATCAGCACCTCCTATAAGCTTTTGCTTGTCTTTTGCCGTAAGAAGATGCCCCCACCTTACTATAATATCATTGGCAGTATAATAATGAACACGACCAATATAATCACCGTACTGCGGATACTTGCTATCTAATGTCTTAGAATAAAACGTATTCAACGGAGACCATCTCTCCGGCTTATAATAGTCGTATCCTACATGATAGTTTCTAAAACAACGACCGGTAAGAAGATAGTCGATGAAATTCTCGGTGTCTATCTCATCCATGTAAAAACGCCCCCTGTCTGCTTCAAGCGTATGAGAACCCCATATAACCTCGGCAGTCTTCCATTTTGTATTCATGAAATTCTCTATCTCAGGAGGGGTCATAGATGCTTTCACCTCTTGTATCTGTTGAGCATAAGCCTGCTTTTCTTCTTCGCTTGCAAAATTATTATAATCCGGATCCAATCCCCTATTTAACAATTCTTGCCTAATCCTTCTGTCCAATTCCTCTTTAATGTAATTATGAAGGAGATTCTCCTTCGTGGCAGAATACTGATTCACTTCAGATTCGTCCAATCCAACTACATTATACTTGTCAGAAAGGTTGCCCAACCATCCTACAAAAGCGTTTACGATCGTACCTATTATATCATAATGACGTAAGAATGATGGAATATTTACGTTGTCCCTTATAGACTGAACATCCTTAAGATAAGGAATTACATCTTTCAGCTCCATAAATGACAGCTTCCCTTCCATCATTCTATAAAAATCCTTGAACTTCTGGTTCTCATCAAGCTGCTTCAAACCAATCAATTCAAGAGAATCCATAGTGGCTTTAAACCACTCCTTGGTTTTTCTCTTGGTAGGTATCGCCTGTACCGGCAAACCTGAAAATACTCCTCTGGCCGGAAAAGCCTGATCTCTATTGAAATATTCCATCCTATTATCCTATTTTTCACAAAGATAAGGAATTTGTTCTCGTCACCTCATTTTATAAGGGTTATGTCTTCTTACCGTAAATCCTTTGACCTGTTCTATCTTCTTGCGCTCTCTCTTCTTTTGATTCTCCTTCTGAGTCGTACTTTCAGGCATGTAACCCATATCATCATAATACTTAGCCAGAAGAAGAGCGTGGCCGAAGGCTATGATACGGTCGGTGTTGGTCCCGGGGCCGAAGGCTATGATCTCATCAAGAAGTTCTATATCAGGGATACGGTAAATACCTTTCTGTGTTATTTCATTACCATCATCATCATACCCAACAACAACATCCTCCCAACAATATTGAATAACGGTATTGAAAAGCATACGCTGATTGGGAACCGTAGGAGCCAAACCGAGCTTATTGTTCTGACGGGCTCCGGCACGGATAATCTTACCGGCAAGACGTTCGCCATCTTCCAGCAACATAAGCTGCTTATTTCGTCTCGTAAGATAAAATTCATACATTCGGTCGGCATTCTCCATAAGACACTTGGCCCCATACGCTTCTTGAAGTATTTCACAATTCCTACAAAAATCATCGGAAGATGGAGGACGTGATGCGTATGATGCTACTATGCAATAAGCAAATGGATCGTTGATTTTTACATATCTTTTAAGTACATAAAACGAACCAACAGAATCAGTATCAGCCTTGTCAGATTTATAGGGGTCAAGCGATGAGACATAAGTGTAATCAAAAACACCTCCTTCTTCTGGTGGATCCTCATATATAACAACAGGAGAATCTATGTTACCACCTTGAAACGGATAATCAGCAAGCTGCTTATCACTAAAATTATACCCCATTTTCATGCCGTCTATCTGATAAATATCCACTGTTTTACCAGGCCTACCTTCTTCAAGAAGACGGCTTTTGTGCTTCAACGCATCTTCTACAGGGAACCTATTTACGTTCGTATTAAGGAAACAATCATCTATAGACAAAGGGAATGCCATTCGTTCCTGGACGTATAAAGCTCTATCCTTTTTGACAAGTTCGTCAAGACGTGATTTTATTATTCCAGTATTTTTATCAAAGTCTGAAACTTTTATTTTTATCTTCTTAAGACCGGGAGCATTCTCTACTCCAAGATACTTATCAAGAGTCGTTTCTTTCTTTTCATAAGCATGAGACATCTGGGCCGGAACAAAGCATCCAGATTTACATATACGCCATGTTGGTTTAATAACTCTCTTATTTAGAATATCATAATTCATTATAATGAATCCATATTCGTCCGGAGAGTTCATGATTTTCTGGGCATCTTGAGACTTTTCTACATTACCGCCAGTTCCCGCCATCAAACAAACGCCCCTCATTCTACCATGCATCATATGAGCTGGCCTACCGGCAAGCCATGCCCCAAGCACCGGGAATTTACCTACCTCATCATATATAGACGTATATGGAGTTCCGCCTGCGGTCTTCAATGAGCCTCGTGTCTTTCCATCATCAACGTTGGTGATTCTTATTCTGGCATGAACATCACGTTGATTATTGATGTTTCTTGTACCTAAAACAACTTCTTTAGTCCAGTCGTTACCAGTCCTGTTTATAGTAAGATAAGGAGGAAGATTATCAAGTCCAAACTCAAGATACTCTCCCATATTGGCAAGGTCTTCTTTACTTGCTCCAATAACATTATGCGTCAAATTGTACGTCATTGTAGCATTACGAGCCAGAAGAGAACTCATTATGGCCGTATTATGAGTAACGATGTAATTGGTGGTCAAAAATAAATGAGAATCATTATCAACGGTTATACAAGTGGCATGCTCCTTTCCGTATATCGATATGGATCTTATTTTTAATTCCTTACGATTCCTTGATAGTATAAGTTTATTCCCCTCCAATTTAGCATACCAACCTGAAGCCCAAAACATACGTTGTACAAAATTTATGACATCCATGTCAATATGAGACAACGTAAGCTCTTCTTCTCCGGTTACTACGTTTCTGAAAGAACGAATGAAGTTTTCTATAAAATCTTTCTTTTGATCTATGGACGATCTTAAAAACTTCTTACAAACGTATTTATCAAAAAACATATCCCCCCCATAGCCACCGAGATAAGCCGCCAGCATCGAGGCGTAGGCCGACGGCGGAACCGGCAGCTTTGCCGTAGGGTAGTTCAGGGCCTCACCTACTGGAATAGACATACTCTTATAATCCAATCCGGCTATGGCTCTAAGACTCCTAACATGCCATTTTCCTCCATGATTGACACGCCATTGGTGATTTCCGCAACAAATAACGTTACGACCGTCTTCAAATACAACTCTGTAGGTAGTTACTTTCCCTTGAGGATAGACACCTACGACTTCTACCAAATTACCTTTATCGTCATATATCTTATCCCCTACAACGATATTTCCTATCATCTTTTCCCGGTCCTCAAGATAAAGTATCTCAGAGTCAAGAAGGGCTTTTCCAAAACGACGGCACCCGAACATGAATATTCCTTTATTCTCTTCTTCCGCCTGCTTTAGAAATTCGGCAAACATCCATTCATTATCACGAAGCTGAGAATTTCCAGGAATACGATCATCTCCTACGTCAATCATCATCTTCCAGAAATTGATATGCCAATATAGCCAAGGATGTATAAATACACCATTTATGGTAACACCGTTAAGGAGTTTCATAGCCTCATTCTCCCAGAATTGCTTGACATCATCGTCTTGCTCTTCATAAGAATAAAGGTCATTCCATAACGGAATATCGTTACCCATATTTATATAAAGTTCTTTACTATCAAAATTCATAACAAAACTACTTACCGAACTTGTTCTTAGCTTCATTCTTCACAAAAGACTGAATACCTGATACTGTTTGTCCTCCTTTTAGGCTTTTCTTGTTTTTGGCAGCCTCAAGCTGATTATAGACATCCATTATCCCACACATCTTAATATAAGATTCAGTCCATTGCATTAAGCTATCAGACAAGCTCTTTTGAAACCTAAATTCTTTCTCCCTCTTATCGGAATCTTCTATTTTATCCCAAGGGTTTTCAGATAGATAACGTTCAGCCTTATCTATCTGGTCCCTTAGCACAAGAAGTTTCCGATCTACGTAAGAGACATCATCATTAGTCGGCTTTCTTACCTTCATTATTCACTATTTTTAAAAAAAACTCATACTGAGACTTAAGCATATTAAACCTGTCTTCAAGAGAAGATGGATCAACACGATACTTGCACATGTTTTTTATTCCTTCCTCAACAGATTCTTCCTTGAACATAACAGAATCAGTATTATTGTCAACGTACATAATAAAATCTGATTCTCCGTCGTTTACTATCCTGTCAAGAACCTTCTTGCTGTCATCATCTATGTTAAGATTATGACCGGCGTTAATAGATAACCTGTAAACTGCCTTTATAGAAGAAGATACTTTCAGCATCTCTTGTTGATACAAGTTGGTCATAAACGACTTTTCCTCCAAATCAATAAAGTCTTCTAACTCTATGTTGTTTTCCTCATCCTTCTTCCTAATAATATCCTTAGTTATCTCTTCCATCTCCTCTCCCACCTTATCTTGCGCAGACAGTAGATGGTTGTAATAAGAAATAAGATGTTTTATATCTGAATCAAAATCAATCTTCTTCATTGTCAAGAACCTTTTTATCATGAATAATAACGTCCATCAACTCCATTGATAAATTATAATCAGCCACTTCAAAAAGCTCGCTGTCTGTCAACGTCCTTAAAAAAGAAACAGACAATCCTCTTTTCTTTGCAAAAGATCTAAGTACGGCATAGAGAATGTCCCCGGCAGAATAATCGGGGAGATCGTCACAAGATGCCTGCAACATAGAAAATAAGGATTTCCTTTTATCCTCGCATTGTAAATGCCTTGCTTTACCACATCCGCTCATAATACTTAACTTTTTTGAATTATAATACCTTCGAAATTAAACGGAATCGATTCCTCTTTTTGAGACCCATCTTTTTGATAGTGAACAGTCATGTGCTTTACGAATCTTCCTATTCCAAATCCTGCTGTATGTATCTCTATATTGAACTTAAAGTGACGGGAGTCTATGATATTCAAATTAGATGACGTACAGCCACAAGATGTCTCTGATGCTGTTATCTTCATATCATGCTTCGACTCAAGAACGAATGAAAACTTTATACTGTTTCCTTTTTCTATCGGTTCGAAAATGATTTCAAATGATTTACCGTCTTTAGAGAGGTCAATATTGTATTGCTTGTCATCTGTAGAAATAACATTAAATTCATCAGAATCCATTGTGATAAGTTCCAATCTATTCCATCTTGATTTCTCATCATAAAAATCAATAGAATACTGACGATCCATCCACGAAGGACGGGGAAGCCCCTCCCCAAGCGCACATTCCTCTGTCTTGCTCCAGGCCTTCTGCTTGATGAAGCACGTACATACCGAACAACGATTTTTACCTATTTTCTTGCTTACGTATAAAGAAAGAGGAAGCATAGAGTTAGGGACGTTCTTAGTATTGAATTTACATCCCTCACACTTTTCAAGACGTTCCTTGTACCAATCAGGATAATCTTCTTTTTTTCTTGGAAGTTTTTTTAATATCGTATCCATAAAAGCATCGTATATAACTTCCGCTTGCAAAATCTTTTTCATGACTTATCTGTTAAATTCCTGTTCTTGAATATTTTGTATTTCACTAAAACTATGACCCTTACGAGATTTAAAGATAGATAATTTGTTGTGTTTTATCAACATATCCCCACCTTTTATCTCACCTGAGTCATAAGCATCCTTTATCATCCTTATCTTAATATCAAGACACTGAAGTTCTTTTTCCTGATACTTAGATAATTTTTCTACCTTGGATTTAAGACGCTCAAGATTATGTTTGCGCCTCTCCATCTCATGAAGGTTACAAACCATATCGCCTACATACGGGAACGATACAGACACGTTATCTGTGTACGTACATAAGTTATTGGCGTAAGAAATACTGGCTCTGAAAACGTCACGTATTTGGTTTCGGTCGTAAACGCCCCCGGTCTTATCCATCACATCATCTATAATATGTGACTCAAATGATATAGGGAAATCATTCTTCGGCATCGGCTTCAAAAGTTTTCTTTCTGTAAAACAAAGAAACCAACGCACATTGATCTCTTGAACCTTCCAATACAAAAAGACGGCGCATGTTCTCTATATCCTGGCACAAACACCTTGTCCTGTAATTCCCTTCACGGTCAATCAAAATACCACGCTTCTTCATCTCCGTATCCAAAACCGATACATATTGAAGATCGGTACTGAAACAATGAGAAAACTTCTTCTTCGTCTCATACGAATATCCAAACACAAAATAATAAGCAAGAAGATTTAAGTGCCTCGCATCTATGACATTCTTCTCATTGCCGGAGGCCATTAAGTATCCGTTATAAAACAGAAGTATCTTCTTCGCCATATCTACCGTATTGGAATAAGGTACTAAAAGCCTATAAGCCCTATTACTAACATCTTTATTATCACTTTCTTTCATGAGATTATTGTTTTGATACAAAGATAAGGATTAAGGATTTATAAATTTAAAATTAACGTATTTTATGACAATAGATTCAGGGTTTGTCCCGATATTTGCACTGTGACATTAAAAAATAAGTTCTTGTTGTTTGATTCTTGAATTTTTTTTCTATATTTGTAGCACGTTACGGGTGCAGAAATAAGATAAAACAAAAAACAAGAATATAAAATATTAAGTGTCTTGTTTTTTATTGATTCTTATTCATCATCTGTAACGGGGTTTTGGAGATTATCTGCAAAAAGACACAAATCGGATGGATATCCCCAAAAATCCATCCGATTTTTTTTTTGTTACAGATTATGAAGCTACAATTAGGTAGAAATATTAACATAAGTCTCAGACTTTTGGAACAGTGGTCAGATGATTCACTGTTCATGGAATTGTATGCTTTATACTGTATGATAAAAATCTCCCGCCGGGATTCGAGAATAAGATTCAAAAACCAGAAAGATCTTCTTCATAAACTTGGAATCGGGTATTCGAAGTTCAAGAACATGACAGGACATCCGATGTTTAACGAACTGTTCCGTATGACGGATAGTACGTTCGTCGCAAGAAGATATCGTGTTAATGGCGTACAGCTTACTCTCGGATGTGGGAAAGTGAATCTTCCAAAGAATAGGATTTTAATTAAGATAAAGAAAAATGAAATAACAAACCATGAAAAAGTCCTTGACAGGATAAGAGAGGCGATGTTTGTTAATTTAGTCAGAAACAATGAGTCTGTACTGAACAGTGGAGAGACAAACTCTCAGGCTGATGTCGTAGACGGAAGCCACTCGTATTATGGATTAATTGATTCGACGATAAGTAATAAAACAATTGCCTTGTACTTGAATGTAGGACTAACAAAAGCGAAAGAGATCGTCGGTATGGCGATACAAGACAAGCTCGTAAAAAGGTTCGAAAACATACAATTTATAACATACGTAGATAATCCTCGTGCTTACATTGAAGCAAACGAACATAACTACCCAATAGGTAAGCTGATTCCGGTATATAGGCACGGAGCTGTTTTCTGGCAAATAGCAAATACCTGGACCTTGTATAAAAAAGGAGCAACAAACAGATGGTATTTTGGAGAGAAGGATATAGAAAAAGGAGAAAAAGAAAAAGTGAGTAAGAAAGACGATTTCAATTTCTTCTTAAAAGACAATACTCATATCCTACGTTTCCTAAACGCAGAGGAAGTTGTTTCCGAAGATGGCGAAATCCTTGGCATAGATCGTAAAAAGACAAAAGAAGAAGAAGCAAGGTCATTGGCTTCTTCTATGGCTAAAGAAGCGCATAAAGACTTCTGGGACGGATATGAGCGAAGTACACAAAACCAGATTATAAGAAAGTACTATCGCGCTATCATAGCAGAAGATAAGAAGCGAAGAATGGACATGTTCTTAAACCGTCTTAAACAATCATACGACAAGGTTAGTGGATGGAGCAAGGAGAAAGTAGCCACAGTAAAGGCAGGCATGGCTGATGCGGAAGCCTGCTGTGCTGAGGTGGGGACGTCCGTTGCCGGGGTCTGTGGTAGGGTAAGTAGGAGAATGAAATCCTATAACAATACCGCTCCTGACAAAAAGGCAGGTTTTAATGAGGTACGGGATATGTATGCTGAGTTCGCCGGCGAGATGGCTAAAGCGGTGGGGTCGGTAAGCGAAGACATCTATACGTATGTTAAGGCAGAACAGTTTAAGGAAAAGATAGAGAATATGGATATATCTGTCCAATCATTACCTAACATTAATACAACAGTAGATAATGATAAAGAATTAGATGGTGAATCCGTATTCAAGGATATACCATTTGAAGAACTATCATTCTATAATGATACCTATCTTTATCCTTCATCTCAGTATTCATCATTGTAATGTTTGGTACTTGAGAGAGGGTCTGTTCTTAGTGGTCGCCGACAGAGCCGAAAAACGATAATCTCGTAGAACATCGACGGAAACACCCGTTAGCCACCACTATGCCATAACTGTATCAATACGAAACTACATTACTGTCTGTCACAAAGCCACTTATCCAACTTATTATTTCTTTTTAATTCTAATTAATTCATTTTATATTTTATGTTTTATCTTGTTTTCGTACTTTTGTTTTGTAGAACAAAATCAGAAAAAAAGATGGCTATAAGTTACGACAAAAAAATCATGGAGTGCGTTCTTCGTTCAGTTATGTCCGAAGGTAATGTCGCACAAGGAAAAGCTATTAAGTCTATTTGTAAGTCACCAAAACCGCTGTTTATAACCGGTAAAGGAGGAAGTGGAAAAACAACGTTCCTTAAGCGTATTATACCTGCATTAAAAAATGCGGTTGTTGTAGCTCCTACAGGTGTTGCTGCTGTTAATGCAGGTGGTCAAACCATTCATTCATTTTTTAGAATAGGAATGCAGCCGTATATACCTGAAATACGAAAAGGTGCGTTTATGGATAACTGCGAATATAAATTCAACGGAGGTTCGGAAAAGATTTTACAGAATATAAAGTATCTTATCATAGACGAGATTTCTATGGTTCGCCCTGATCTTCTTGACAACGTGGCTGATATACTTCGTCATGCAAGAGGAGACAAGGATCCGTTTGGCGGCGTGAAACTTATTATGGTAGGCGACCTGTTTCAGCTTCCTCCTGTGATTAAAGAGGATTTTTTTAGAGAAATATACGATACATCTTATTTCTTTAGCTCCAAGTCTCTAATGGCTTCTGGTATGGAAATGGTGTCTTTTGAAAAAATATATCGTCAGAAAGATGAGAAGTTTATTAGTGTCCTTAATAAGGTGCGTGAAGGGCAGATGGATGATGATGTATTTGATACAATAAACAGCAGATGTATTCAGTCTGATAATAATCAAGGATATGTTGAGATTGTAACTACCAACTCAAAAGCTACGGCTATTAACGAAATGAGAATATCATCGTTACCAGGCTCTTTAAGAAAATTAGAAGCTGTTATAAACGGCGATTATCCTAAAGATGCTCCGGTTGAAAAAACTCTTTTCTTGAAAGAAGGATCAAGAGTTATGATAACAAGAAACGGAGGAGAGTACTTCAATGGCTCTCTTGGTACTGTATTATCTATAAAAAAGGGGGAGATTGAAGTAGTCCTTGATAAACCAAAAGATGATGAGCATACTAAGGTTGTTATAACACCATGTTCGTTTGAGAAAGTAAAATACGTAAGAAACGGATATAAGATAGAATCTGAAGTAGTAGGAGCTATTATTCAGTATCCTATAAAAATAGGTTATTCTATCACGATCCATAAAGCCCAAGGCCTGACATTGGATGCGGCTATGATGGACGTATCTAATTCTTTTGAAACAGGACAGCTATATACGGCTCTTTCAAGAGTAAAGTCTCTTGATGGATTATATCTTCGTCAACCTATTCCTAAGACGGTAAAAACCAGCGATCAGGTGGTGATAAACTTCTATAAAAGGACTCTTGGTAATGGAGGTATTGTGAAACCGGTTCCAATGGAAGATCTTGAAAAGTCAATGATTAATTTGTCAACCGGATCTGAAATAGATTTTGCAGAGTTTAATTTATAAAAAATATAGTTATGAAATTTGGAGAAGCTTTAGAAGAAGTAAAAAAAGGTGCGTTGATTGCACGTGCCGGATGGAATGGTAAAGGTATGTTCGTATTCCAGCGCCAGGAAGATTGGTTGTCTACTGATATGATAGTTAATAAAGTAAAGTCATTGCCGGATTCGTTAAAAAAATACGTAAACGATTATTATGACGTAACTGAAACCAACATGATTAAATTTTGCGCTTATCTGTGCATGAAAGATGCTAACGATAATATCGTAAACGGATGGTTGGCTTCGCAATCAGATATGTTGGCTGATGACTGGATGGTTGTTGGTTAAATAATAGGGATATGGCAAGAGTAGATAAAATATTTCAAGACAATTTGGCTCTTATAATGAGCCAGCCGTGGGAAGAGGTAAAGCGTCCGGTCTACGGTGACGGTACAGGCGTCAAGGTGAAGCGTATCCTACAAGTATGCAACCAGTACGATCTTCGTCGGGAATTTCCTCTTGGTTCGCTGAGACCTACTAATCTTAAAAATTCCATAAAAGAAATATTGTGGATTTGGCAAAAAAGATCGGTAGACGTCAAAGATCTTGGTCTTCATATCTGGGATCAGTGGGCTGATGATAATGGAAAGATCGAAGGATGTTATGGAGATATGGTGAACAGACATGTTTATATGGGAACCGGAAAATCTCCAGATGGTATGACAGATATCCATGATGGTCTTTATGGTTTTCTTAACCAAACAGACTTCATTCTTTGGTCACTCAAGAATGATCGTTCATCAAGAAGAATAGTAGCATCCATGTTCGATCCTGAAACCAATGGACTAAAACCTCTTCAAGAATGTGCGTTTCAGATCAATTTATCTGTTAAAAGAGATGAGTTGTATATGACGCTTTATCAGCGCAGCCAGGATATGATTACAGCTTCTTACTGGAATGTAGCTCAATATGCGGCGTTGATGATGATGTTCGCTCACGATGCTGGGTTAAGGCCCGCAGTTTTCACTCATTTTATACAAGATATGCATGTGTATGACCGTCACGAAGAACAGGCAAATGAGCTCCTTCGTCGATCTCTATTCGGCCCGGTTCCACAGGTTACTATCTCGTCTCGTATGGAAGGGAAAGGGTTTTATGATTTTGTAGCTGATGATTTTGAGGTATGGAATTATGAACCGAAGGAGCAAATCAAATTCGAAGTAGCAAAATGAAAATAAGCATAGACAGAAGAGCCAAAATGATTCCTATTATGGAAATCAGTTCCGGCGATGAAGTTAATATCGGAGGTTTTGATTATGTTGTTGAAAATATACTTCCATGTAGGAAAGGATCTTATTCAGATGCGTATGGAATTAGGTTGGTCATGTCTTCTTACAAGCATGGCCAACTTGTAAGGAAAGTAGATAGTGTTTTTTCTATCGATTCTATTTTAGTATTTCTCCCTAAAGGAGATTCTGTTGTAGTAGAGTGCTCTTATAGAGAACTGGAAGAATGTTTCCCTAAAATATAATTACAATGACAGGCGAAGAAAAATGCAACCGATGTGAGCAGTTTGGACCGAACGGTCTCACTGACTATCCATGTAAAAGGATTCCATCAAGGAACTGTCCTTGGTTTATAAAAATATCGGATAAGAAATACAAAAAGATTCTTGCCGATAGGGTGAAAAGAATTAAGGAGAATGAGAAACTTAAGCAGGAGATGATGAAAGATCAGGATCTTGTTGAAGAAGTAAAACAAAACACAAAAAGACTAATGCAATGAAAAAGAAAAATATAAAACCAGAAGAAGTGGAAGTCGTTATTCCTAAAGAAGTAGAAGCTATTAACATATGTGGGGATATCAATAGTTTTATAAAACATATTATATATGTTAGCTTGGATAAGGTAAGTAGTGATAGGGCGTTTGTCAATAATGATGTTCTGTATATGGTTACATACGCATCTATAAAAGGTGAAAATATACCTGTTGGGGTATTAGCAAAACAAAAAGAAGCTGAAACAGAAGATATCGCTATGCCGTTTGAGGATATTGGAAGGGACGTAAATGTTGTGTATCCTATTGAAATAGGAAAGATGTTTAAAGGATTTTACATTCTTAGTAATGGTGCTGTGGCTATTGATTACGAACTTACAGACAATGGAGGCTTTGAAAATGACGATAGCATTGGTAAAATCGACATGAATCTAAATTGATATATTATGGTATTATATATAGCAGCAGATCCTGGAAAAGACGGAGCTATAGCCTGCATCGATCAAGACAGCAAACTAATATCAAGAATATCCACTCCGAGAATATCAGCTTCAGGGCCGGTAGACTTGACTAAAGAATATGTTTTTTGTCGGGATACGATTGTAGAAAACAATCCTGATAGGGTAGTGTTCGTCATAGAGGACGTCCACGCCCTGTACGGGGTCAGCACGTCCTCTACAGCTTCTCTCATGGAGAACAAAGGCCAACTGCATGGGCTGTTCCTCTCCCTCTGCATGGCATTTACGGACATAAGTTGTTCCGTTAATTTCATAGCCCCTAAAACATGGCAGAAATTAGTTTGGACGCATTCTGATAAGGTTATGGAAGCCAGTAAGGTAAATACTAAAAAAACGTCATTAGCTTGTGCTAAAAGGCTTTGGCCAAACGATACGTTTGTTAAAAACGAAAGATGTAAGACCGCCCATGACGGTATAGTTGACGCGATGCTGATAGCAGAAGCAACAAGAAGAAGCATTTAATTTATTTTAAATCATTTTAAATCCAATTAATTCGTAATTAGATTTTAAAATAATACATTTGCAGTGTTAGATAATCATAATCGTAAGTTTTAAAAAATGAAAGTAAGAGTTCCTGGCATACTAATGAATGAGAAACTTTCAAGCATTTCAAAGATGTTTGATAAGGTTCTAAAGGATTGTGTCACATCGAATATAAAAATTACTTTATATTTTGATCATATCCGGATACAAGCCATGAATGAACGTATAACATATACGGATGATATTTTCGATGTGAATACTGATATTTCTTGTGACCAGAATTTTGCTATTTTAGTAGATGCCGGGACTCTTATTTCATTTTTTAAAAATCATAACCAGGATATAGAGATAGAGATTAAAAATGATTACAGTATCGTTTTTAAATACGATAGAGGATCTTTTTCTTCTACTTGGATTGAGGATAAGGCTTTCCCTGATTTCTTTTATCCTGTAGGTGACGGTATTCGTGTTATGAGTTCGTCTTTCATTCAGTCTATGAAAAGATCTTTTGCGTTTGTTGGATCGGATGAATTTAGACCAGCTATATGCTCGATTCTTCTTAATGTGAAGAAGGACTATATTGACATTGTTTCTACTGATATGTTCCGTCTGTTTATAAACAGGAAAGAGTATGCTAATGCGGTAGAAGAAAGGTCGATTATGCTAAGCGAGGTTGCGGCTTCTATCTTGTACCGCTTTCTATCTGATAAAGATACGGAGATCAGTATTTCTACAGATGGAGTTAGGACGTTCTTATGCTTTGATAATGTAATTATATCGGATATGAACGTAGAACAACAGTATCCTAACTACGAATACGTATGTAGCAAATTCGAAAAATCGTCGAGAGTTAAGTTTGACCGGGATTTACTTATATCGGTTCTTAATTCCATGACTTTGGTGGATAATGTTGTTAATGTCAAGGTAGATGAAGAAAACGGCATAACGGTAATGTCTGAGGATTTTGGAAATAGAAAAAAGATAATGGAATCAATGCCTTTGAATGCGCTCGAAGGTCCGTGTTTTAATTTTTCTATCGGTAAGGAAAATATACTGTCTTCCGTAAAATCACTTATAAAAGGAGATACTGTCATGGATTGGTCTGATCAGTATAAGATGATAAAGATGTTCAATCCTAAATACGAATCAACATACGTCTTAAATCAAACATTGTATAATCTATAAACAATTAATAATATGGCTTTTAGAGAAAACAGAAGTTTTGGTACAACTTATTATTTGTATATTAATTCAGATGGTAACTTGTATGAAAAAAGTAACGAACCAAAAGAAGGTTTTGTTCAGCACATAAATCCTAATAGCGGTCAGCCGGCAGGATATTGGAAAGAGTATTATAATGGAGTAGTTGGGTACATCAACTACATCGGGTTAAAGTCAAGTACTTTCTCTAATGGAAATACTGTTACTAATTTCCTTATCGTATTAAAAGATTACGAGCTTAATGAAAACTATTGTATTTCCATACCTCTCGTCAATCAAAAAGGAAATATCAAGGGCTTTGTTAAGAGCTTCGTAAAATACTACGAAAACATCGATTTCAGTCGTGAAATTTATTTCAATGTCTTTAAGAAGAAGAAAGATGATGAGTTTGGATCTTCGGAACTTATTATTGCATATGCCGGAGTAGACGGAGAAAAAGATCAGCTTGTTGAACGTTTTTATAAAAAGGGCGTAAATGGCTGGCCTGATCCTGTTGAGGTTACAGGATTTGATGGTAAGAAAAGCCTTGATTATTCAGCTCAAAACAACTTTACTTATCAGAAGATTACTGAATATTCAAATAGGTTCAATGCTTCTATTAAAGACATAAGAGCTGGAATAATGGCTAAATTAGGTTTAGGAAGTAATACTCAGCAAGAGCCTACAGCTCCTCAGGCTTATACCCAGCAGGCGGCTGCTCCTCAACAGGTTCAACAACCTCAGTCTGTTCCGAGTGCTATTCCGTATCAGAATTACCAACAACCTGCTCAACAGCCAGCACAGTATCAGGCACCGGCTTATACGCCACAGCCGACTGCTCAGCCTGCTGCACCTGCCCCGGCGCCTGCTACAAGGAGCACCAAGCCTCAGCATCAGACGCAGCCACAGCCGCAAGCACAGATGCCGAACTTTCCTCCTATGGAAGAAGATGACCTTCCATTTTAATATAAACATCAGCCCAGGAGAATAATATTTCTTGGGCTTTTAAAGATTGTGTAGAATGACAGTAGAAATAGTTACAAGATTTCCCCTTATTAAGCTTCGTAGGAAAGTGACAGAAGAAAGGATTATGGCGAAGCATGGGGATAAATTATGTATGATCTACTCAGAAACCAGAGAAAAATATAAGCAAGGAGATGAGTGGGTCGATGATCCTAATGATGCAGACATAAGTACTTTTCGTGAGTGCTATGAATCAACGAAGGACATAAAAAAAGAAGGTATTGTTTATTGTACTATAAAAATATGATCATGGATAAGTTAGAAGATATTGAAAGACTTCTTTCTGAAAAAGAAGATAATAAGAAGGATACTGTTTCTGAAAAGAACAACAAACATAAAAAAGAAGATAAGGTCGTTAATAAAATACCTGAATCGTATTTGACTCCAGGGTATCAGAAGACTGTTCAGGTAGGTATTAAGAAGCTGTATCCTGATGTCGTGGCACCTGAATACAAATATGATGGTGATGCCTGTTGTGATATTCGTGCATATAGAGTAGTGAAGATGATGAATGACATGGGAGTAGAAATAGATGTTCCTTCCGATTTTGAATCAATTACCTTATATCAAGGTTATTCTGTTAGAATCGGAACAGGATTCAAGTTGAATATACCAGAAGGTTGGTGTGTGAATGTGGAAGGAAGATCGGGATTCTCTTTTGACGAGGGAGTGGTAGTTACTAACGCTCCTGGCAAATGCGAATTTATCTACAAAGGAGAGTATATGGTTAATCTTACTAAAATCAATAAAAAACCGACCGTAATCCGCAAAAACGATCGAATAGCTCAGATGGAAATCGTTCCACAATACAAAATGGTATTGGAAGAAGTAACAGATATTGAGGTAGAAGACGGGAATGAACGTGGAGAAAAAGGTCTTGGTAGTTCTGGAGTTAAGTAATGTTTAAATATTTTTAAAATGAGCATGTTAGGTTTTACATTCATCACAGACAGCAAGCTGTCAATGTACAGGGAGAAAGCTATTAAATCCGAAAATCTTGCAAAAGAAATTGAGGAAATGCAGGATAAGGCTGATTTTTACAAGGAAAGGCTTTCCGAGCTTAAGTCAGATATCGCTTCAAAGGATAAAGAGATTTTATCTATTGGCAAAGATCTTTCTGAGTCTAAGGAAAAGATTGACGCCTTGAAGGAAAATCAGAAAAAGCTGATAAAAAGCGTCAAGAAGAAAACGGAAGAACTTGATGCGGCCAAGGCTGATCTTGACAAAGCTAAGTCTGATCTTGATGAGGCTAATTACAAAATCAGTAACTTGGAAGAAAAGAAAAACAGTATATCATTTGAATTAAAAAAGAAATCAAATGCATTGATTGAAGCCAGGATCAGAATAGGAGATTTGGAAAACGAGGTTTCGGTTGGGTCCAAAACAATACAAGAGTTAGAATCGAAGCTGAAATTAATGCAAGTAGAATTAAGAGGCTACCAAATAGGTATAATCGGGAAAGATAAAAACAATGTCGCTGAGCCGGAATTGGATAAAGATGAGGAGTCAGATAAGGATGTGGCAGAATCGGAGAAATTTGATGAAAATAAGGAAGTTAAATACAATACGCTTCTTGATACAGATGTGATTCAGGAAGAAGCAGGTGACATTGTGGAGCCCGAAAACGAAGCTGAACGAGTAAAAGACACTAAAAAGAAGAAGAAAAAAAAGAAGTAGGTATTTTAATCCTTTTTATATTTTAATGTTTGCCATATTATGGGTTAGTACTTAACTTTGCGTTGAGAGAGTTTTTAGGATAATTATTGGTTAAAAATTTAGCTGTTATATGCAGGCGTCTGTGAAGGCTCCTGCATATTTTTAAGGTCCTGTGGCTTAGTGGTGAAAGCAAGATGCTCATAACATCGAGATCGTGGGTTCAAATCCCTCCGGGACCACTGTCCAATGGTGTAGTGGTAGCACAACAGATTTTGGTTCTGTTAGCGGAGGTTCGAATCCTCCTTGGATAACGGTACATATTTTGTGTAAAGTGTTAATTATCTAAGTGTTTGTGGTGTGTGAACATAGCAAACATTAAATGGCCCATTAGTTTAACGGATAAAACCCTTGAGTCCTAATCAAAAGTTGCCTGTTCGATTCAGGCATGGGCTACATGGCTTGTTGGATGAGTGGTTTAGTCAGGGATCTGCAAAATCTCGTAGGGCGGTTCGATTCCGCCACAAGCCTCTAAAAAAAGTAAGACAATGAACTACCCAGAGCAACAAATGCTTAAGATCCTTAATAGGGATCTGTTAAGTAATCCGATGTATGTTATTAACAATCTTCATATATATGATTGGGAATCTGACTTCCTGGCCATAACAAGATCATTGTACGCTTATGAAGTAGAGGTCAAGATGTCTAAACAAGATTTCTTTAACGACTTCAAAAAGGATAAAAAACATAAGGTTCTTAAAGACGGCATTATTAAGGTAGGTGGTGTCATAAGCTATCCTCCAAACTATTTCTACTACGCCTGTCCTCCTAATATGATTGACGTAAGTGAAGTTCCGTCTTATGCTGGACTGATTTATGTCGATGTTAGTAAAAATAGGAAGAACGTCGTTAAGGTCGCACCTTTAATTCATAGACAGAAGTTTGATGTAGTGGGTAGGAAACTGGTGGATAAGTTTTACTACAATATGCTTACTTGGAAGAAAAGAGCTATTTCAAACGTGTATGCTGACCCAGCCAAGGAAAGAGAGAAGGGCGTGCGTGCCGGGGCTGAGGCTGTGAGGAAGTCGGCCTGGGATGCGTTCAGGGCGCAGTGCCCGCACATCGCTTTCCCCTATGGAAAAGAATTTCCGATGTGTGACGATCACGAACAAGATCATCCCATGAGGGACTGCATACTTCAGTGTGAAAAAGGTAGAATATTTAAAAACGTATTAAAATGAGCACCCCACGTGAATTAAGCAGGATAGCTAATAGGATAGCCACGAAGATGACTGACGATGGATGGATCAGCCCCGGTAGAAAGAATCTTGTCTCTGATAAGAAGGTTATGGAGTTAATAGATTTGATTTTTAATGAAATATGGAGGGAATTAGATGACGGGAAAAGAGTCCATATCAGGAAACAGATGATTTTCAAAAAGATTTTTGTCAGTAGGCAAAAAGATAAATACTACATACAATGCATAGAAAAAAGGGACGCCAAATAGACGCCCCTTTTCTTTTTCTGTAAGTAATTGTTATTTCATTACTTTCCTTACCCACCTAGAAACAGCTTGCGTGATAGTCCACTTGATGTTTGCATTAACGTTGATAGTCTGAGGAGTACCGTTTGCATCCAAGTTGATTACATTCTTGTCTATTTCCAAGAACGGATCACCTGCTGCCTGGGTAATAACTGTATTAGCCGTCTGACCACCGGAGGCCGTCACCTTAAGAGTATTTACCAGATCGTTTACCTCAGCGTTCTCTGCAATATTGGAGAATACGATACTGAAAACAAAGGCTCCTGTTGCACCAGGGTCGTCGGCAATAACAGCGCCGTTGTTGGTAGCCATGCCTGCCGCTTGATAACTGGCAGGTATTTCTAACGTCAGAGGATGAGTCTCGTCCGGAGTTAAGGAGAACGTTAATTCAGTTGAGTTACTTGTACCGTTGATTGTTACAGTACCACCTTTTTTCCCTACAGATGCAGTAGGATCTATTTTTACGAACTCAGCTACCGGAGATTGGTTGATGGTAGCACTTTTCTTAACACCCCCTGATTCGGCACCAAATTCTACTTGTTGCGTGCGTCGTACACGACCTTCGTATTTTTCACCTGATACGGTAACCGCCTGATCACCATCACCTGATCCCGGATTGAAGGTTACAAAACCTATTTTAATTTCTGCCATAACATAAATAATTTTGTAGTTAATTAATATCTTGACAAATATAAGTTTATTATACGAAAATCATATCATTCATGTTTATAAATTAAAATCTATATTTGACCTAAAATATAAGACAATCATGAGAAGAAGATTTTTTAATAAAATAGTGGGGGGGGTAATCTCCCTACTGATAATTTTATAGTTTTTGATAAATCTGTATCAGATCCGGCTAATATAACAATAAGTGAAGATGGCGATTTTTTATACAGGTTGATTACAAGTGGATTTTATAGAGTTCTTTGCAAGAGCGCTATGGGAGGAAGAGAGGTTTTTGTATGTAGGTTAAAAGATAGCGACAGTAACTTATATCTTGATGGCAGTCCGGCTGTTCTTACCGGACCAGAAGGTGATGTGATGGTCGTTTTCTTAGAATTTTGGTATAAATGGTATAAGGTGGATGATAATAGATTTCTTTATCATTTTGCTGATCATGATATTGACGGCACTTACATCCATGTCCCGGAATCTCTTGTTGGAGCATATAAAGGATATGTATCTTTGAATGGATTATATAGCTGGAGTGGTGTTAGTCCTACAACTTCAAAATCATTCAACGATTTTGAAGGTTATGCGAAAGCGCGTGGTACCGGGTTTCAGATGATAGATTTTCAACAACATTGCGTGATTGCTATGATGTTGTATGCTAAGTACAAAACACGTAATATTCAATCTGTATTAGGATTAGGTGGCGCAAATAATAATCCGGCTACAACAACGGGAAGCAGCAACGCAACCGGCGGTGCGGATACCAAAAACGAAAGTTCAAAGTACGTTTGCGGCTTAGGTTTGGAAGGGGTTTTTGGTGGTATCTATGAATGGGTTGAAGGTGTAGAAATCAACAACCGAGTTTGGAAAATCACCGACCCAGACGGATCGACTCGCAATGTGAACGCCGGAACTTCCAATGGCTGGATAACGAATATCGCAGCGGAAAACGGTCCGTTTTTCGATGTGGTGCCGACAAATGTTGGCGGTAACGATTCCATGCATTATTCAGATTACTATAGTCAGACATCGAGCAACTCCATTGTTTTGGCGCGCTCCTATAGCGGCTCGGATACGAGTAGTGGCGTGGCGTATGCGTATGCGTCTCGCAGCGCGTTGAGCGCGAGTTCGTACTTCGGTTCGCGTCTTGCTTTCCGTGGAATCATATCCGAGGTGGCTCCAGAGCAGTTCAAAAAATTACCTGTATTATAATATCATATTTTAATTGTTTTTAAATTGTATTGTTTATATTATTGCGTATATTTGCGATACAATTTAAAAACATTATATCATGAAGATAAACTTTTTAAGCAGTAAAACCTATGTAGGTTCTAAGACAAAAGAAGCTAAAATCAGAAAGCTTTCTATTAGCAAAGATCGGATTATGACCATATCGGTGGACAATCTGAAATGGATGGGTATCGAAGATGCGGTTATTATTGGTATGGAAGAAGGAGCTGAGTTTAAAGGGGTGTTGGATTCTAATTTGTATATAGCTCCTTCTAAGGTAGAAGACGAGAGATCGTTTTTATTAAATAAACAAGGTGAGAAATATAGACGTATTTACCTCCGTGATGTACTGTCTTCGTTAGGTTGGGATATCGGTGATAATCAGTATGCGGTTTATGATATTGTGAAGGTTAAGGACGAAGATGGTGTGTTCTGCCTGGTTCCGAGAGAGATTAAGAAAAGTAAGTTTGAGAAAGGAGAATGATATGGTACAAGATATTGATATAAAATCCAAACGAATATTATTGTTTGATTTTGATGGAACGCTTATAGAAACCGCTTCTGGGAATACGTTCGCTACAGACTTGACAGATATGAGGATTAAGATGGATGTGGTGAATAAGGCTCTTGACCTCATGCAGGAGAACGGTGTTAAGGTATTTGCTATCGTAAGCAATCAAGGAGGAGTAGAAGCTGGGTTTGTTTCTGGAGCTGATATTGAAGCTAAGATAGAATACGTACTGAGGTCCGTACATGATCTGGCGGTAAAACGTGGCATAAGAGGCGTCCTATATGAAAAAAGGTTGTGTTATTCCAATGACGAACAAAATCCGATGAGGAAGCCTAATACGGGCATGATTGATGATATTCTTATGAAGTGTAAAGACACGGTAATGCCAGGTATGAACTTCAGTCAACTTAAGGGATGTTCGTTGATGGTCGGGGACGCCAGTGGTCTGCCAGGGCAGTTCTCTGATTCGGATAAGGTATGTGCCTATAATTCCGGTATTAACTATATGGATGTTACTCGGTTTGTTGGTAAGGATCTTGATTTAAATTTATAATCTCATATTATGAAAGTAAAGAATACAGCAATAGTTTATCATAAATCGGATTTAGATGGCGTTGTATCGGCAGCCATCGCAACCATGTACGAAAACAGTAAAAACAAGGATGTTGTTTATATCCCGTATTCGTATGAAGATGATGTTAAGAAAGTTGTTGACCAAGTACGTGACTTAGATGTTGTTTATGTTCTTGACGTGTCTTTTGGAGCCGATTCTAAAACTGTTTTCAAAAAGTGGCTTGATGAAGGGAAGAGCCTGATGTGGATAGATCACCATAAGGGAATTATTGAGGACAGTAAGACATGGGGGTTCGTAGTTCCAGGGTTGAGGAGAGTCGGTACTGGTGCGTGCGCACTGGCTTCGGACCTGCTGATGGGGAAGGTGCCGGCGATCGTCCGATGCCTGTCAGACTACGATGTGTGGAATAAAGAATCTGAATTAGGCTGGGATACGGTAGTAGCTGTCCAGTATGCCTTGAGATCAAAAATAAGACTCAATGTATTGATTGCATTGTCGTATTTATATGACCATTTTAAAGAAAACATGAAAGACAATGAAATTGATCTTATTTTTTATGATCTTGCTAAAGAAGGACGTGCTATAATTAATTACATGGCTGGTAAAAACGAAGATGAGGTAAGTAGGTACTCGTTCGAAGCTTACGTCGACGAGGTTAAGGTTATGGCTATGAATACCGCTGAATTTAGCTCTAAGGTATTTGATTCTCTTACACGAGACTGGTTAGACGGTAGGAAAATTAAAGCCCTTATGCCATTTTGTATCATGCCATGTGGAAAAGTTAGGTTCTCTCTTTACGAATGCGTAGAAGACAGCGCGGATTGCTGTGAGGTAAGTAAGAGATTCGGTGGTGGAGGACATGCTGGTGCTGCTGGATTCGTTATAGACGTATCAAGTGACCAGTTTAAGGACTTCCTTGAAAACCATAAACTTACTTCAATTAAATAAATTAATAAGGTCGTGTTTTAAATAGGATTGGTTTCTATCAATCCTATTTTTTTTTGTTGTGTGTGAGGTGGGTGGGTGATGGGAGAGAGGGTAAAAGATGTTTATGTCATGTGGGAGAGATATGAGAAAGAGGTTTATGTGATGATGGATGTAAAAAAAATGTTTATGTGATGGGAGAGAGGGGGTACCTATCACGAACCTCCCGCCCCCGAAACGCGTTTTCTCCCCCACACCCCCTTCGCTGGAAAACCGGAAACGCGTTTTTACCTCAAACCTAAAAACTCGCTGATTATCAATCACTTATTTAATAATCAATGTATTATTATAACCTATTGATTATAAGCCACTTAAATAAGAATATATCCTACATATTAATGTACGCGTGTAATACTGCTCTTGTGTTTTTTGTAACTTACTGATAATCAGATAATAGAATCGAAATTAATACAAGTTAACAAAAAAAATATAGCATATATATTTGTAGTAATAATAAATGTTGTATATTTGCGTCGTGATCGAGAGAGATTACGAGTTAACATAGTGAACCTATATAGTGTACCCGTTGGGTGAACTATATATGTATCTGTAATTGCCTGCGTTGTGGGTCATTAAATTGAATATCATTTGTTTAACAATTAAAATATATTGGATTATGATTACAAAAAAGAATGTAAACAAACTACAGAATGCCGTTATCAAAGAAAATGCTGCAAATTTAGTTGGCGCTATTAAATTGTACAACGCTCTATTTGCTAATGGAGCTGATCTCAAGGCTATTTGCAAGGCCTTGGAAATACCGGCGGAATACGCTGTAAAGGTTGCATCTCTGGCCAAGGATAAAAAACGCCTGGTGGCTGTGTGTAGCCAAATGTTACCAAAAGTTGATGATACCTTTGTTAAGTTTTCCCTATACTCTAAAGTATATAAGGATAGCAAAGTAGACAAGGAGAAAGGAATTGAGGCAAAAACGGCTGATTGGTGTTCCGATAATGTAGTTTATGGCGGTGAGTATAAGCCTTTCGGTTTTTCAACCGCGGAAACGTTGGAAACGAAAAGTAGTGCAAAATGGATCGTTAAAGAAACGGATGAATATAAAGCTACTTATGTAGCCGTTAAGATTAAATCTTATTCAATCCGTACCATTGCAAAGTGCGTATCTGAGTATTTAGCACACGAAAGTAATCAGCAGTGAAAAAACAAGGTTTGACGCGTACCGTTAAACGCGCTTGTACGCCGTTGTCAGTGGGTGCACGTCCCGCGTATGCTTTAGACTGAAGCTGACAAAACAGAGAGTTATTTTACATATTGGGGATAGATATACCTTTGCCCTTGCCGTTGGCAATTAAAGGGTTGGTATTACTGCATGGACCATCCGAATAGGTATGGTTTATGTTAGGTATGTTAGTACAGTTTGGAAAACATACCGTTGTACGCGGTTTATCTCCAGACCGAAACGTGTCTTACTTGCCTACACGTAAAATAGGACAAGGCTGTAGATTAAATTACAGGGTATAAACATGTAGCCTACCATGTAGGAGCGTGATATATCAAAACGCAAGGACACAATCGCCTTTATTTGTGGCTAAGTTGTGTAGCAGACGGAAAATATAATAACAACATAGTACGGGCCTGTACACAAGAACTACGTACTAATTACGGGCTGTTGGTTGTAGCATAAAATTCGTATAGAATAGGAATGCGTGTCCGGTTCGATTCCGGAGCAACCTCTAAATTATAAACAATATAATAACATGGAAAAGAAAGCAATGATCAACGCTTTAATTGAAGCGTTCAATAAATCTAAAAACAGTTGCGTAAAAATAACATTGCGTAACTATATCGAGACGGTGGAAACACTTAGTGAAAATGAGTATAAAGAGGCGGAAGGTTTCTATATTGAAGCACTTAACCGCTGGGGTTAATCATAATTAAAGCATAAAGAAAATGGAAAGGAAATTTAAATCTCACATGGTAGACGTTCGCGGTCTGTCCAGGAAAGAAGCTAAAGAAAAGCGGAAAAGAGCGTATCGTGAATTTATGTTGTATCGTGATCTCAAAGAAGCGTATCATGCCGATACAGGAAAGGACAAATGCAAACGCAAAGTCCATACATCACGAACATACGTGAAGGAAAACATAAACAGTATTTAAACAGGAGTAGGGTTGTTCCGAATATCGGAGCAGCCCTATTTTTGTATCCTACTCTTTCTATTTACGGGTAGGATATTCTGAGAGTGAACGGCGGATGTGAGCTATATTGGTCTAAAACGAAACTAAAATATGATAGTTTGGATATAATGCCGGTATTTTGTCTATATCATGTCGTTAAAATTGGTCTAAAACGAAACTTTAGGCGGTTTTCTGACCCAAAATAGGGTGTCGGATGCCGCCTTTTTCGTCTCTATGGATTGAAAATTAAGCTTATTGTATTTTTCTCAAAAATGAGGTATGCTTGATTATTAATTAGTTAGGTTTTATAATACCCGTATTTTCGGACATACTTATTGTATTTTTTTTATTTTATGTGGTGGTTTTTATTAGTAGCTGACTTGTATTTTCTGTCGGTTGGTATTCGTTCCATGTTGGAGTACGGACCGGATCAGTATAATATTGTAATGGTCTTTTGCTTTTCTTTGTTGGCTTTGATTATAGGCTTGAATATCTATCTTGATAGGAGAAGCAGGCGGTAGGGCGTGGGCTGAAGGCTCTCTATTCTCTCTATGGAATTATATTATCCCTAAACATCCCATACCTCATGCCAGAGTATAAGCTTGTAGCGCTCTCCGTATGCCGGTAGTGAGGCGGTAGGGCGTGGGTTCTATGCGGAAAGCCGGAGGATTAGCGGGAGGGGGAGAGGGAGTTGGAGAGGGGGAGAGGGAGGGCACTCCCTACCAACAAAATTCAATAGATAAGCGTTTTAAACCCTATCAACAAAATT